AAAGGCAGAGTAATTCTAGAAGCAAATTATACAATCAACAATAATGAAATTGTATTTTATGAAATGCCTTATCAAGTTTATATTGAGCCAGTAATTGAAACAATCAAAGAAAAAATTGAAGATGGGACAATTGAGGGCATCAATGATATTTTCAACAAAAGCGATAAAAAGAAAATTGCTTTAGTTATTGAATGCCAAAAAGGATATAAACCTGAAAATATTGTAGAGCAACTATTTCAAAATACCCCACTTCGTTCGCAATATAATGCTAATCAAAATGGAATTATTAGTAAGACTCCTGTTCTTCTAAATTTGCGGCAAATTGTAGATTGCTATATCGAACACAATCTTGAGTGCATCCAGAAAGAATTCCAATTTGATTTAGATAAAACTAATGCTAGAATTGAAATTCTCGAAGGATTAATTGCCGCACTAGCCAATATTGATGATATTGTAAATATTATTAGAAAAAGCGATAGTCCAACAGAAGCAAAGAATACTTTGATGGACAAATATAGTTTTACTGAAAACCAAGCCAAGTCTATTCTAGACATGAAGCTAGCAAGACTTACTAAGCTTGATGGGGTAAAACTAAATGATGAACTCCAAGAGAAGCAAAGATATGCAGCAAAATGTGCAGAAATTATTGAATCTGAGAATTCCCGCAAACAAGTATTGATTGATAGGCTAACTGAACTTAAAGACAAGTTTGGAGATAAACGTCGCACTAAGGTAATTCAAAAGACAATTACTAAGAGAGCTAAGAATGGAACAACAAAACAGTCAGAACCTGTGGAAGATGTTGTTATTACTTACAATCCTATTGGATATTTACAGCGTATGCCCGTGGCAAGCTATCGCAAATCAAATTTCCAAAGTTTCAAACTTACTACAGAAGACCTTGTATTATTGTTTAGCAACCAAGGTAGGTTCTTTAGAATCTCACCAAAGGACATTAAGTCTTGCAGTATAAAGGATAAAGGTACTGCAATTGGAGCTATTATAAAGCTTCAGTCAGGAGAAAAGATTATCAATGTATTTTCTTCTATTATAGATGAAAAACATCCTTATTTGACTTTTATTTTGAATAATGGTATAATAAAGAAAAGTGAAAAATGTGAGTTTATTGGTAATACTAGGAATCTAACTGGTATGACAGCTATCAAGCTAAAAGATGATAGTTTTGTAGTTGGTATCCAAGAGACAAATGGTAATCATATTGTCATTGGGACTGAACAGAATATGTTTATTCGATTTGCCGCTGAAGATGTGCGGCCAATGGGACGAAATGCCGCAGGGGTCAAAGCTATCAATCTAGCAGATGGAGATAGTGTGCGGGAAATGATTATTTGTGAGCCTACAGATAAGATTATAAAGACTTCAATTGGCGAACTGACAATTACAAAACAAGGTCGAGGCGGAAAAGGTAAGAGATATGGCTCTTAGTGGTTGGACTGGTAAATATAGATATGCTAAGAAAGAAGATTTAGAGGAAGTCTGCAATAAATGTAAACAAGCTTATTATGGAGACTTCCTCCCACAAGATTGCGATAATTGTAATTTACCTAAGCTAATAGAATTATGTCAAATATATGCTTGGGAATTAACAGTAGGAGGGATTATTTAGTGGAATATCCTGTAATTTATCCTGCAATGCTTGTTGGAGCTGCTCCAAAAAATTGGCAAGAAGTTTTAAAAACAGAAAAGATTATTGCAACAACTAAAAAAGATGGAGCATGGTATCAATTAGTAAAAGAAAATAATCAAGTATATCTATTTAGTCGCTCTAAATCAAAAGTCACAGGATTTTATTCTGAGAAGATTGCCAATGTCCCGCATCTTGCAGAGTGGGCTATGGAGAATCTCCCCAATGGCACACATCTAATTGGTGAAATTTATTATCCTGGCGGCAAATCTAATGATGCTACTAAAATTATGGGTTGTTTACCTGAAAAGGCAATAGAGCGTCAAGAAGGAGAATATGGATATATCCATTATTATATTCACGATATTGTAAAGTACAATGGTGAAGATTATGTTCTAAATCAACTAGATTATTCTCATAGATATAGTAATCTTTGTAAACATATTGATATTGAAACTCCGCATATCCCGCAAATTAAAGTGGCGGAATGTTATGATAATACCTATCTTGACTTAGAAAAAATTTTATACCAGCAACTTGAGGCTGGGGAAGAAGGTATGGTTTTCCGCACAGAAGCAGGATTGTACTTGCCAGGGAAACGCAGACCAAATATTAGCTTCAAAGTAAAGGAAGAAACAGATACTATCGACCTAGTTATTACCAGACTTTTGGAACCAGAGCAAGAATATACTGGTAAGCAACTTGAATATTGGCCTTATTGGATGCGCAAGGATGATGGCGCAAAGGTTAGATTTGACCCTAAAAAGGGCGGTAATAGAGTAGATGAACATTGGATTCCTGTAACTAAGGGATGCTATTACAACTGGACAGGTTCGTTCGAATTGTCTGCATATAATGAAGATGGAGAACTCGAAAAAGTAGGTCAGGTTGCTTCTGGATTAACAGATGAAATCAAAGAGCATTCTGCTAATCATCCTGATAAGTATATTGGTAGAGTGTGTGAAGTACAAGCCATGTCTGTAGATAGAGATAACCATACGCTTCGTCATCCTCGCTTTATAAGGATGCGTGCGGTTGATGATAAAAATCCAAGAGATTGTAAGATGAAAGAAATTTTCAAATAAATTGACAATATAAAATTTTAATTATATAATATAAAAAAGTTGAGAAAGAACTGGTAAGAAATTTTAAAAAGTTCTTGACAACTAAAATAAAAGTAAGTATAATATAGCAAGTAAAATAAAGTAAAGAGACAAAAGGAGATTTGAGTATGAGTTTCGTACATTCAGAAAAGGCACAGGCAGTTCTTTCTTATCTACAGGCAAATCAGGGTACTGACCTAACTGCTCCCGATATTGCAGCTGCCACTGGTATTGAGAGCAAGTCTATTACTGGCGTTCTTAATGCTCTACAGAAGAAGGAGCTACTTTTCCGTGAGGTTGTAGAGGGCATCGAGAAGAAGGTTATCCGTCTAACTCCTGCTGGTGCTGCTTGCGACCCCCGTGAGGAGAAGCCCGAGCCTGAGAAGGTTGCTGCTAACTAAGTTCCAAGAGAGATAAAAGGAGAAGGAGGTAATTTATTTTAAGTTACCTCCTATTTCTTTATGGAAATGATGTTAGTATTAGGCATAGTATTCTTTATTATTTGTTTAGTTGGTTGCGGAATTGCGTATAAAGCTGGTTCTAATAAATCCTATGAGGTAACCAAAGCTTTAGATGATAAAATTAAGCAACAAAACAATGAACTTTTAAAAGAAGTTAGACAAAAAGAAGAGCAACTACAAAAGCTAGATAAAGAATATAAAGAAAAAGTAGAGTATGTTTCGCAATTCAAGTCAGAAGCAGAATCGCAATATAGAGAGTGGATTGCAAAGTATAAAGAAGATTTTGATAGATATAAGTATTCAAAGTCTGTTGAAAAAGAAGTTATTGATAGAGAATTAGATACTCTAAACAAAGATTTAGAATCTTTAAAAATTCAAAAACAATCTACTATTGAAGCTTTGCGGAGAGAGCATGAAGTAGAAGATAATCCTGAAAAATATAATCTTCCACTTCAAGATGATGAAGTGCATGATATTGAATACCTAAATCAAATTCGTCCTAAGATGCGATTCCCGCAAGTAATTGGTAAAGTTATTTGGTCTTCATTTATCCAAAAGAAGATGAATAATTTCCTTACCAATATCCTAGGAACTGAGAAGGTATGCGGGATTTACAAGATTACAGATCAATTAACGAAAGAGGCTTACATTGGTCAATCTGTAGATGTGCATACTAGATTTACTGACCATGTTAAGTGCGGAGTAGGTGCAATTCCAGTTAGTTCTAGTAATCTTCTGTATGCGGCGATGCGTAGAGATGGAATTGAAAACTTTTCTTTCGAGCTTTTGGAAAGTTGTGAAAAGGAAAAACTAAACGAAAAAGAAAGATACTATATTTCTCTGTATCAAACTGATACCTGTGGTTTAAATATTACTAAAGGAAATAATTAATGGGTCAAGTTATTATTAAAGATGTAACACCTGAAAATCCAATAACGCTAATCGGAGAAATGATTGGTCCTTGCTATGGGAGTGATACATCTGATTCTAAGAAGAATTATAAGCGAGGTATGAATTCTATTCTTGCAGGGCATGGGCGCGTACTTGAATATAGTGATGTATGGTTTATTTTAGACGGCTATTCTGCAAGGGTTATTAGAGAATTTTATACTCATATTGGTGGAGCGCCAACTCGCACTCAGGCAAGCACTCGGTATATTAATGAAGGTGATTTTAAATACTATATTCCATTTAGGATTGAAAATGGAAATAAAGAGTGGTTATTGGATAGATACATTGATACAATGAATAATATTCAAGATACATATAAAACTCTAATAGACAATGGTATTCCTAAAGAGGATGCGGCCAATATTCTTCCTCTTGGAATGACAACTACGGTTGCAGTTAGGATGAATGCCCGCACTCTAATGTCAATGGCAGAACAGCGTCTTTGTAGCAGAGCTTATGTTGAATATCGTCAACTTATGCGAGATATTATCCAAGCATTAAAAGAGTATTCTGAAGAGTGGTATGTTCTTTGTTCTACAGTTATGAAATGCAAGTGTGATAAAGTTGGTTGGTGTGAAGAAGAATTTTCTTGTGGCATATATCCAAAGAAGCAAGATGTAGTTGTAGTACCAATTGATAAAGATAAAAGCCCTAATGAATTTGACAGTTAAAAAATTTTTTGTTATAATGTTTTAAGAAGTTGAAAATAGATTAAATAGGAGATTATATGAAAGCTAAGTGGACTAATAGTGTAAAGATTCAAGGGTATGTATATGATAAGGGTGAAGGCCGTCGAGAACTTCAGAAGCGTGTAACAGGTGAGAATTCTAAGAATCCTGGTCAGGAATATATTCAGGGCGAGCTAAATATTGCAACCGATGAAGATGCTACCAATGTTGTAACTGTTTGGTTCCAGTATGTTGCTCCTACTTATCCCGCCCGTGGCGATAAGCCTGAGCGTCCAAATCCAACCTTTCAGACTCTAGAGACTATTATTAATAATGGTACTACTTTTAAGGATGTTGGAAAGGCTGCTACGACTGTCCGCATTGATGGTAATATTGGCCTAAATGACTGGTATGACCGCGATGGTGAACTTGTTTCTAACAAGCGAATTGAAGGTAGCTTTATCCATCTTATGAATGGTTCTGAGAAGATTGCGGAGCGAGCTTCTACCTTTGAAGCTGATATGGTTATCTCTTCTGCCACAGAGCGTGAAATGGAAAATGAAGAGGATAATTATGTAAATCTTAATGGTTACGTCTTCAATTTCCGCAATGACGTTCTTCCTCTAACACTTACCATTCGTAACGAAGCTGGTATGAAGTATTTCCTAGATCAGGATTATCCAATGGTTACTAAGGTTTGGGGCGATATTGTCTCCAATATTGTAAAGGTTGAACATGTTACTGAATCTGCCTTTGGTGCTCCAACAGTAGACGTAACCACTCGTTCAATTCGTGCTTGGGATGTAATTGGTGCCTCTGCTGAGCCTATGGAGTGGGATGATGAATCTACCATTACTCGTGAAGAGCTAAAGGAAAAGGTTCGTGAGCGTGAGACTCGTCTAGCAGAGCAGAAGAAGCGTGATGAAGAGTATCGTAATCGTGCGGCATCTGCTTTTGTAGCAACTTCCACAGCAATTGTTGAGGAAGAGGATGACGATGACATGGATTTCCCGTTTTAGCATAAAGTAAAAAGAAAGGAGCCTTTGATTAATGAATCCATTAGATAAGGCTATTTATGAATATCATAATAACTTGGATAAAAGTGTTATTCAAATTTGTGAAGATTATAATTTATCCCCATATGATTTGTATAATGGGTTAGACTATAAAGACCCAAAGAGAAAAGGTCGAAAGCATAAAAAATATTCTTGGAATAAAGATAGCTTTATTATTGATTCTCCTGAAAAATATTATTGGTTAGGTTTTATTGCAGCTGATGGATATGTCCAAAATAGTGGACTAAGAATTGATTTAAAAGAAATAGATATATCCCATTTGATAAAATTTAAAAATTTTACAGAATATGATGGAGAGATTAAATACCATACAAATAATTTAAAATGCAAAGCATGTTACTTGGATTTGAACGATGTTAATCTCAAAAACATTTTCTCAGAGTATAATATAGTCCAAAATAAAAGTTTATCTTTTGTAATTCCAGAAGAAAAAATTCCACAAGAGTTTTTAATTGATTTTTGTAGAGGACTGATTGATGGAGATGGGTGTATTAGAATTAACAATCATCAACAAATCTCTTTGAGTTTTTGTTCTGGTAATAAAACTTGCGTTGAACAAATTAATAGAATTTTAGGAATAAATAATAAAGTTTCTTTTTCTAGTCATTGTTATAGGGTACAGGTTACAGGAAATAAAAAAGCAAAACAAATTTTAGATTGTCTTTATAAAAACAGCACAGAAAAAACTAGGCTTGATAGAAAATATCTCATTTATTATAATAAATTTTACAAGGAGGAAGAATAGATGGCAATTGACCTACTCTCTTTAACCCCACATAAAGTTAGTCGTGACCTTTCTGGTTATATTACTTATATTTATGGTGAAGCAAAAATTGGTAAAACCTCTCTCGCCGCACAAGCAGATAAATGTCTGTTGCTTGCAACAGAACGTGGATATAATACAATTCCAGGAATCTACGCTGTAGATATTACTTGTTGGCGAGATATGCGAGAAGTATACAAGGAGTTAAAGAAGCCAGAAGTAAAAGAGCAGTATAAAGTTTTAATTGTAGATACTATTGATCTTGCTGCGAAATATTGTACAAAATATATTTGTAATCAAAATGGAATTTCTGATCTTAGTGAGCTTGGTTGGGGCAAAGGATACGCTCAAATGAGAAGTGAGTTTGAAGATATTTTTAACTCTCTAACTCAGATGGGATATGCAATCATTTTTATTAGCCATGTAAATAGAGTAACAAACGAGGATACTGGAAAAGTTACTATTGGTCCATCTCTTTCCCCTGCAAAGGTAAATGATATTATTCGTAATATGGCAGATATTTATGGCTGGGCGCATTATTCAAATGACGAAGAAGGCAAGGGAAAACGAATTCTAACTCTTCGTTCCGATAGTGATGATATTTCTTGCGGGACTAGATTCGCGCATATGGATGCTGAAATCCCATTTAGCTATCAGAGTCTTATTGATGCTCTACAGCGAGCAATTGATAAAGAAGAAGAATTAAATGGTTCTGATGCTATTACAGATGAACCTATTAAGCCAATTGAGTACGAAGTTGATTTTGATGCTTTAGTAAATGAGTTCAAAGAGCTAACTCATCAAATTCAAAAGGCCACTGGAGCAGAATTTAAGACTAAGTGGGCACCTAAAATTGTAGAGATTACTAATAAGTATCTTGGTGTTGGCAAGAAGGTCAATGATTGTACTGCTGCTCAGTCTGAACAGGTTGAACTAATTCTTTCTGACCTAAAGGATTTAGTTGCTCTTGGGCTTTAATTAAAATTTTAGGAGAGTAGAAATACTCTCCTTTTTTATTTGACTTTAAAATATTTATATGCTATAATATATCTATCTTAAACTGTAAGGAGATTTAATGGCGAGAGAAGTCAAATGCAGATACTGCAATGAGTTATTTAATAGAGATAAAGTTGAATGGGTAAAAACTTCTAATGGGAGATATGCCCATAAAACGTGTGATGATAAATATCAAAAGAAAATCCAAGAGCAAGAAGATAAAAAGAAGTATAAAGCGTTAATTCATCAAAAGATGAAGGATGTGTGCGGGAATACTTATATTAAAACTAAAGTAGAAAAACAAATCAAATCATATGTAGAAAATGGAATTAGTGAAAGAGAAATCTATAATACACTAATTTATTGGTATGATGTAAAACAAAATAGCCCCGCAGATGCTAAAGGTGGAATTGGTATTGTTCCCTACGTTCATGTTGATGCTTCTAAGTATATGAAGACTAAATACAAAAGAGAGCATAGATATGACGATATAGATAAAGATGCTCTACAAAAAGAAGTTGAAGAACGGGATAGACCTAAAGAAATTACAATGACCGCTCCGCAAATTAAACCTCCAAAACGTAAACATTATTTTGATCTAGAATAGGAAAGGAGAGTATGGGAAGTAAATATTATGATTCTCCTACGGCTATTCAAGTAATTGGATGTATACTAAATAATCCTAGGCTTCTAGAGCAAGAAGATAAATACACTTTTAGGGAAGAGGATTTTTGTAATGAACTTCACAAAGTAATTTTTGGCGCAGCCCACTATCTTCAAAACAACGGGGCTGAAAAGATTACCAGAAAAGTAATTGAAAACTATCTTAAAGATAAGCCTAAAAGCTATGGAATTTATCAGGCAAATAATGGCGCAGATTGGATGCACAATGCCTGGTTAAATGCAGATGTTGAAAACTTTGATTATTATTATCAAAGATTGAAAAAAATGACCCTGCTCCGCACATATGATGAAATTGGTTTAGATGTTAGTTGGATATATGACCCAGACAATATTGAAGATAACAAAAAGAAAAAACGTCAAGAAGAATACTTAGAAGAAAAAACATTGACTGAACTTGCAGATGAAATTGATAATAAAGTTTTGCGAGTGCGGGAAATGGTTATTGATAATGATGAAGATGAATCTTGTCAACTCGGAGACGGTGTTGAAGATTTGCTGATGCAGATAAAGCAAAAGCCAATTGAGGGCAATCGTTTATTTGATGATTATTTTTCTACAATTACTCTTGGAGCAAGACAAGGATGTTTCTATCTGCGAAGTGGTTCTACTGGGACAGGAAAAAGCAGGACTGCAATGGCAGACGCTTGTTTCCTTGCATGTGATGAATATTATGATGAAATACAAAAAGAATGGGTAAGTCTTGGCGAGTGTTGTCCAACCATTTTTATCTCTGTAGAGCTTGATAAAGAAGAACTCCAAACAATGGCTCTGTCTTTCATAGGTTGCGTCCCAGAAAACCATATTATCCGCAATGAACTTTCTTTTGAAGAGCAGCAACGACTTCAAATGGCGGTACAAATTCTTCGACGTTCTGAATTATACATCGAATACTTTCCTGATTATAGCTTAAAGGACATTGAAAATTGCATTAAAAGAAATATTAGAGTACATCATACTGGTTATGTGTTCAACTAAGGACTGTGTAACACTTTACCGTTTATCAACGGGGTATATAAGAATAAAAACAAATATCTTATATGCTAACGGGGAAACCTAAACCTAACAAGGCATGGCAATCCCGTGGGAAACTTGGTCAAAAATCTAGAATAATAATCGACTATTTTTCAAATCTTATAAAGAGAGGAGAAAAATAATGGGTGTTATTTATTGTTTTACAAATAAAATAAACGGGAAAAAATATATAGGACAAACTATAAATCCCAAACAAAGATATAGTCAACATATATCCGACGTTAACAACAAAAACAGCAAGGACTATGATACAATCCTTGCTAGGGCTATGCGAAAATATGGAATTGAAAATTTTTCTTATGAAGAACTAGCTAAAGATGTTCAAGATATAGAAGAACTAAATAGGCTGGAAGAAATGTATATAAAACAGTACCATTCTCTTGTTACTGAAAATGGATATAATATCCAAATTGGAGGAAAAAATGCTCCAAGACCCATGAAAGAATCGTCTAAACGAAAGCTTTCTCTGAGTATGGGGTCACTTTCAGAACAAGAGGTGATTGAATTAAGAAAAGCGTATAAAAATCATGAAAGCCCCTCTAAAATTTATAGAGAAAAATATCAAGATAAAATGCATTATAATGCTTTTCTTAATATTTGGTCTGGTAGAAAATATAAACAAATTCTTCCTGAGTATATTCAAAATGGTCGGAGAACAAAAATCTCTATGCAACAAGCTCAAGAAATTCGTAAAAAATATTCTACAACAAAATGTACTTATAAAAGTTTAGCCCAAGAATACAATGTTGACCCGTCAACCATAGGAAATATTATTAAAAATAAAACGCATAAGATAGAAATAGACCAAGAACCTGTAACGACTATCTCCGAATCGGGAGAGTAGGGCTATTATTGATACATAGCTCGAAAAGGTGTCCTTGCTTATGAGCAAGTAAGATATAGTCTAGTCTTCTAGAAATAGAAGAATAAACTGTTTAGATTACATTACATCCTCAATGCGTATTATTGAAGAGGTAAGTCGTGCCAGCGGCGGAATGAAAATTCGTGAAGACCAAATTCTATTTTTACTTTCTTCAAAACTAAAAGATATTGCAACCACCTATGATGTTTTTATTATGTCTGGTACTCAGCTTAATGGAGAATATAGAAACAGTAAAATCCTAGACCAGAATATGCTTTCTGGAGCGAAATCAATTGCCAACAGAGTTGATGTTGGTGCTATTATGGTTGATGCCACTCCAGAAGATTTACAAGACATTGAAGGATTAGTAAAAGCAAATCCAAATTTAGGTGTTCCAAATCTTAAACTTTCTATCTACAAAAACAGACGTGGAGAGTATAATAGATTAATTCTTTGGATGAAAGCAGATAAAGGAACTTGTAGATATAAAACATTATTTGCAACTGATTATAATTTTAAGTTAATTGATGGAATTTTAGATAGGAAGAAGGAGGGTGATGAATAGTTGGCTTATTCTGTTGAAGATGTAAAAGAACAGCTTGAACTTGGAGATATTATCACTCTCCTTGATTATTTTGGGGCAGAACCAGAACAACGTGGAGATTATATCGTTGCCCGCACAATCTGTCATGATGGAGATAGTAGGAAACTTTACTACTATGAAAATGATGGAATGGGCCTATTTCAATGTTATACACACTGCGGGTCATTCGATATTTTTGAATTAGTCCAAAAAGTAAAACATCTTAAAGATTTAAACTCTGCGGTATATTTTGTAGTCAATTTTCTGAATCTACAGAGTCAATTAGAAGAAGTAGATGAACAAGAATATTCTGAAGATTGGAAATATTTCCAACAGCAGGCTAGAATCCAAGAGGAAGAACAAAAAGAAGAACAGAAATTAGTTCTGCCAGAATATAATATAAATGTTATAAATTATTTGCCGCAACCAAGATACTTAAATTGGGAACGCGAAGGTATTAAGAAAGAAGTTTGCGACTATTGTCAAATTCACTATGATCCTCTTGGAGGAAATATCCTAATCCCACACTTCGATAAAAACAAGAGGTGTGTTGGAATTAGACAAAGAACTTTAGTTAAAGAAAATGAACAGTGGGGGAAATATAGACCTTGGAAATATTGGGATGATAAAGAACATAAAAATGTTTTGTGTAATCATCCTCTGGCATTTAACCTATACGGATTAAATTGGGCGAAGGAGAATATCCAAGAGCAAGAAATAGCTGTAGTGGTAGAATCTGAAAAATCGGTAATGCAATATATTAGTTACTTTGGATTAACTAACAATATCTGTGTAGCTGTGTGCGGCAGCTCGTTATCTAAATATCAATTTCAACTTCTTTTGGATTGCGGAGTAAAAGAAGTGGTAATTGCTTTCGATAAAGATTTTGAAGAGATTAATTCAAAAGAACGTGAAAAAGTTGAACAAAAACTGATGAAGATATATAATAAGTTTGGTTCAATGGTTAATATGAGTTTTCTATTTGATAGTCAATGTAATGTGCTTGGCTACAAAGATTCGCCGCTCGATTGCGGGAAGGATAAATTTTTATACCTTTTTAGAAATAGGATAATTTTATAATGGATAAGATAACAGAATATAGAAATAAGCATCCTAGATGTAGATATTGTAAGTATTTAACACTTTCTAAAGTTCCTGTTGCTTGCCCCACATATATAAGTATTCTTTACGAATGTTCTCTAAAAGATAAGTTTTTATATAATGACTTATCTGGTATCTTGCATAAGATTAAAGGAATGCGTTGCAAATGGTTTGAGGTAAATAGCGATGGTTGATATACTAATAGTTAAAAAAGATAAAATATTTTCATATAACAGGTTTGGGTCCCCAGCAGGAGAGGTTAATGTTGTAATTTCAGCACCTGATATTAAACAAATTGATTATGATTTGCTTGATATAAAAGACACTCCTTATTGGGGTGTAATTATTGTAGATAATAATTTTTTAGGTGGTTGGAAAGATATTAGAAAGCTGCAAAAAATACTTCCATCATGGAGAAAATGTCCGCAGATTCTAACTATATAATAAAAATAAGGCTGTGATATTTATAGATGAATTATAAACTTTACAAAGATACTGTTCCAGAATATTCTACTTTGCAGCAGATTCTTTATAACAGAGGAATTCCAATAGAGAAGCAAAAAAAATGGTTAAATGCGGAGTGGAATGAAATTAATGATTGGCGATTATTTGATTTAATGGAATCTGCGGTCAATAGAGTATATGATGCTGTAAAAAATGATGAAAAAGTCCAAGTTGTCGTAGATCCTGACGTAGACGGCCTAAGCAGTGCCGCAATACTAACAAATTATCTTTTTACTTTATATCCAGATTGGACACATTTTCATCTATCGCATACCCTTCACAAAGGAAAAGAGCATGGACTATCAGATGTTCTTGATGAAATATTGTCAGACACTAAATTAGTAATTTGTCCAGATGCTGCGAGCAATGATATAGAAATTCATAAACAATTAAAAGAAAAAGGTATTGATGTTATCTGTCTTGATCACCACGAAGCAAGCGAGCATAGCAACGATTATGCTATTACTGTAAATCCTCAAATTTGCGATTATCCAAACAAATCACTTACTGGCGCAGGCGTTACTTGGCAATTTTGTAGAGCCTTTGATGAATTGTATGCGGGCGAACCGCACGCAAATGATTTTATTGATTTGGCTGCTCTAGGTGATTGCGGCGATATGGCAGATTATAGACAATTAGAGATTAGAGCACTGTGCAATATTGGGTTTTCTAATATTAAGAATCCATTTTTCTTTTCTATGGCTAAAAAAAATGATTACTCAATCCAGAAGATGAATGGAATCAATTATTATTCTATGGCTTTCTATGTAGTCCCATTTATCAACGCCGTAGTCCGCAGTGGTACAATGGAAGAAAAGAAAACAGTTTTTGATTCTATGCTCTTGGAATATGCCTTTGAAGATACCGAATCATCCAAAAGAGGAGAAAAAGGAAAATCTGTTCCTCTATATGAAGAAGCTGTGACTGTTGCGGAAAGAGTAAAACGCAGACAGACAAAACTCCAAGATGAATCAATGGAGCTTTTGGAGAATAAAATCGAAGAAGAAAATCTTTTAGATAATGCTATTATTCTTTGTCTTTGTGAACCAGGAGAAGTAGAAAAGAATATCTCTGGTCTGTGCGCCAATAAAATTCAGGCTAAATATCAAAAACCTGCGGCAATTCTTACTTACAGTAAAACAATAAATGATGATGAACCATATTATCGTGGTAGTATGCGGAATTATTCTTTATCTCCAATACAAAATCTAAAAGATGAATTAGAAAAGACAGAAGAAATTGAATTTTGCGCAGGCCATCAAGGAGCTGCAGGATTAGGAATTGCATTATCGCATGTTGGTTCTTTCTTAGAGAAATTTAATAATCAATATAGTGATATTGACCAAACTCCTACTTATTGGGTAGATTATATATGGAATTCCCGCACAATTGATTCTGGTAAAATTTTAGATATAGCAGATTTAAATATATATGGTCAAGAAATCCCAGAAAGTTTAGTAGCTATAGAAGACGTTTGTTTGCGGCCTGACATGATTACTTTAATGTCTCCAGATAAGCATCCCACTCTTAAAATTCAGGTTGGAGATATTAGTATTATAAAATTTAAATCTTCACAAAAAGAATATGAACAATTTTGTCAAGATAATATAGTGTTAAATGCTATTTGTAAATGCAATAAAAATGAATGGAATGGTAATATTTCTCCACAATTATTAGTGGAAGATTTTAATTTACGGGAAGAGTGGATTTTCTAATGAGAATATTATGTGCCTGTGAAGAATCTCAAGCAGTATGTAAAGAATTTAGAAAACTTGGGCATGAAGCATATTCTTGTGATATTGAACCTTGTAGTGGTGGGCATCCAGAATGGCATTTGCAGCAAGACGTAAGAGAAGTATTGGGGATGGCATGGGATTTAGTAATTGCTTTCCCTCCCTGCACTCACTTGGCTTCTAGTGGAGCGAGATGGTTCAAACAGAAACAGGCAGACGGTAGACAACAGCAAGGTATTGATTTCTTTATGCTGTTTACTGATTTGCCGCGTATTCCAAAAGTAGCAATAGAAAATCCAGTTGGAATAATGAGTACCAAATATAGAAAACCTGACCAGATTATTCAGCCTTGGATGTTTGGTCATCCTGAAACTAAAGCCACCTGTTTGTGGTTGAAAAATCTTCCTCTTCTAGAGCCTACTAATGATGTGCGGGAATTGATGGAAAATTTATCCGACAAAGAGAAGCATAGAATTCACTACATGTCTCCTGGGAAAGATAGAGGTAAGCTTAGGAGTAAAACTTATGAAGGAATTGCCAGAGCGATGGCAGAGCAGTGGAGTGTCTAATGAGTGATAATTTTGTAGCAGTTGAAAGGTCATATCTATCAGATTTGATTCATGCTAAAGGCAGAATGGAGACAATTATTGATTGTCTTTTGGAAGAATACATCCCTAAATATAATATTAACGAAGCAAACAGATTGTCAAACGAATACTGGGAATCTCAAGTAGGTCTTAAATATTCAGAGACAGTATGCAATGAAGATTGGTCTATTAGACCATTGGATGAAAGAGGATAGAATATGTTTTTATATACATTGGTTGAAAAGAAGGAAATTGACCTTGATAAGTTGCTAGAGGATTTGAAGACTAAACCGGAATTTGTAAACTACGGCATTCAAATTTTTGGCAGTCTTGAATATACATTTATCGTAAACTGTGTAGAAAAGCAAATTGAAGAGATCAAGAAGAAAACTCCAATGCTTTTGGATGAAAACACAACAACTCACGATTAGTTTCAGAGTAGCGTTTATTTGACGCTACTCTTTTTTTGTGCTATAATATATTTATAAGAAACTTGACAATGCTATATTATAGAATAATAGTATAGTAGACACTTATAAAGGAGTTATATGACTAGGTTTGAAGTGCATTCGCATTCACATTACAGTAATATTCGTTTATTGGATTGTATTAACACACCTAAGAAATTAGTAAATTATGCCCAAGAGATAGGATTGAAAGGTATCTGTCTTACTGACCATGAAGCTTTAGGCGGACATGTTGAATTGGATAAAATCCAACAAGAACTAATTGAACAGGGAAGTGACTTCAAGATTGGCTTTGGTAATGAAATCTATCTAACAGAAGATAGAGAACCAGGACAAAAGTATTTTCACTTTATTTTGGTCGCTAAAAATGCAATTGGTCATAAAATGTTGCGGGAATTGTCTTCTATTGCTTGGATGAACTCTTATTTTGATAGGCGAATGGAAAGAGTTCCAACATTAAAGAGTGATTTGCGGCAAATTGTTAAGAAGTATGGAAAAGGTAATTTAATTGCTAGTTCTGCTTGTTTAGGCTCTGAAGTAGATTATTGTATTCTAAAGATGCATGAAGCAGAACAGATTGGAGATAATCGCCGCAAACGAGAATATTATAATCAGTTAGTAGAATTTATCAAATATTGTCTTGATCTATTTGGGGAGGATTTTTATTTAGAAGTCCAGCCTGCTCAAAGTGAAGAACAGTTGGTTGTAAATAATAAGATGAAAGCAATTGCTGATTACTTTAACATTAAGATGATTATCACAACTGACGCTCACTATCTCCGCAAAGAGGATAGAGAAGTTCATAAAGCCTACCTAAACTCTAAAGGTGGAGAGCGTGAAGTTGACAGTTTTTATGAATTTGCATATTTACAAAGCACAGAAGAAGTAATTGAAAATCTTCAAAATACTAACTTAGACTATTATGAATTAGAAAAGAATACTTGGGAAATCTATGATAAGATTGAACGATATACTTTTCATAGAAATCAGCAAGTCCCGCAAGTAGAAGTCCCAAATTACCCAAAGGTTCATTCTTCTCTTGGATATAAAGTCCTTGATAGTCTATATGAAAGTGATAATCCACAAGAACGATATTGGGTAAACTATTGTGTAGATAAATTAAAAGAGATTGATAAGTTTAATGACACTTATCTATCTAGACTTGAAGAAGAAGCAGATATTCAAAAAGTTATTGGAGAAAAACTTGGGACTTGTATGTTTGCTTATCCTATTTTTCTTCAACATTACATTAATCTCTTCTGGGAATGTGGTTCAACGGTAGGTGCGGGACGAGGTTCTGCGTGTTCAGGACTTAATCATTATCTTCTTGGAATTACTCAACTTGACCCTATTCAATGGAAACTTCCTTACTGGCGGTATTTGAATAAAGACCGTGTAGAGCTTGGAGATGTGGATATAGATTTGTGTCCCAGTAAACGCGAACTAATCTTTGAGGAGATTAGAGAAGAGCGTGGACAACTAGGATGTGTTCAAGTCTGTACTTATGGTACAGAAACAACAAAATCCGCAATTAAAACTGCTTGTCGAGGATATAGAAGCCAAGAGTTTCCAGAAGGTATTGATATTGATATTGCGGAATATATGACAAGTCTTATTCCGCAAGAGCGAGGTTTTCTTTGGAATATTCATGACGTTGTGTATGGCAATGAAGAGAAAGACAGAAAACCGGTAAAGAGTTTCCTTAATGAAGTTAATAAGTATCCAGGATTACTTTCTATTATTGAAAGCATTGAAGGTCTAATTTGTAGACGTGGAATCCACGCATCGGGTGTTAATTTCTATGGAGAAGACCCCTTTGAAACCGCTTGTTTTATGAAGGCAAAAAATGGGGCAATGACTACACAATATTCACTCCATGATGCAGAATATTGTTCAGATGTAAAGTTTGACTTTCTAGTAACAGAAATTCAAGATGTTATTGTCCAATGTTTAAATATGCTTCAAGAGTATGGGCAAATTGAACAAGATTTGTCTTTGCGTGAACTCTATAATAAATATATCCATCCAGACGCTCTTCCAATAGAGGATGATAAAATCTGGGATGCGGCAGCTAGTGGCAAAGTTCTAAAATGCTTCCAATTTGATACACAAGTTGGAGGTCAAACAATTAGAATGGTAAAACCACATTCCCCAAAAGAAATGGCAGACTGCAATTCAGCTATGCGATTAATGGCTGCGGAAAAGGGTGGAGAGACACCTACTGAACGATATGTTAGAATGAAATCTGATATATCTCAATGGTATGCGGAAATGAATAAATGGCATTTGTCTAAAGAAGAACAAAAAGTATTAGAGAAATATTACCTTGATACATATGCTTCTCCAGCCCAGCAGGAAGATATGATGATGATTCTGATGGACAAAGATATTTGTCATTTTACCCTTGCAGAAGCTAACTCTGCACGTAAAATTGTTGGCAAGAAGCAAATGGATAAAGTTCCAGAACTTCATAAGAAAGTTTTAGAACAAGCCCCAAATGAGAATTTTGGAGAATATGTTTGGGAAACAGCCCTTAAGCCGCAAATGGGATATTCTTTTTCTTATATTCATTCCCTTGCATATTCATTTGTAGGATTACAAACTATCTATCTAGCAACTTATTTTCCTTCTGTCTATTGGAATACAGCGTGTTTGCGAGTAGATAGTGGTTTAGATGAAGATGCTTCTAGTAACTATAATAAGATTGCTAAGGCTGTAGGGAATATGATTGATAGAGGTATTAAAGTATCTCTAATTGACATTAACAAGTCTCAGTATATGTTTGAGCCAGATGAAGAATCTGATACTATTCTATACGGCATGAAAGCATTGAACGGCACTAATGGTGAACTAATCAATGAAGTTATTTCCAACAGGCCATACACAGGTTGGAAAGACTTTTTTGAAAAAGTCAAACCAAATAAAACAGTAATGGTATCGTTAATCAAAAGTGGGGCATTTGACCAGTTTGGTGAACGTGCGGAAATAATGAAAGAATATATTTGGGAAGTTAGTGATACTAAGAAAAGAATTACTTTACAAAATTTTAATGGCTTGATTGAAAAGAATCTTGTCCCGCAAGAATTAACTTTTCAAAAAAGAGTATTTGTATTCAATAAATCATTAAAAAAGAATTGTGTAATTGATGGGGTGTATGTTCTAAAATCAGATAACTATTATAAGTTCTATTCTGATTACTTTGACATTGATTTGCTTGAACCTTATGGTATGAAATTAGCAATCAATGAAAAAACTTGGAAAAAACTCTACGAAGAACAGATGAAACCTGCTAAAGAATATTTCAAGAAACATCAAAAAGAGATTCTTGAAAAATTGAATCAGAATATCTTCCAAGAGAATTGGGATAAGTATGCGGCAGGTGGTTATGCGAAATGGGAAATGGATAGTTTAGGAATGTACTATCATGACCATGAGTTAAAAACTGTGGATGCGGGAAGATATGAAGTTGTAGAGTTCAAGGATTTGCCAGAAGAACCAGTTGTTGATTATACCTTCTCCCGCAATGGGGTAGATATTCCAATCTATAAACAAACCAGAATCATGGGAACAGTCATTGCGAAAGATGATATGCATTCATCTATTTCTATCCTTACTCTTGGAAGTGGTGTTGTAGATGTAAAGATGAATCGTGATTACTTTGCTAAGTACAATCGTCGTATTAGTGAAGTTCAAAAAGACGGAACTAAAAAGATTGTAGAAAATGGATGGTTTCAAAAAGGTACTCTGGTAATGTTGGGTGGTTTTAGACGAAACAATATGTTCGTTTGTCGCTCCTATAAAAAGAGCAAATTCCATCAGCTAGAGAAGATTACAAAAATCAACAAAGATGGTTCTGTAGAAATGACTAATAAGCGATACGGAGAAGAATAGACAACGGGGCGATGTTATATCGCCCCTTGACTTTTTTATAAAAATATGATATAATATTCCAGAAGTAGAAAGGAATAATATGTCAAAACCAGTTATAGTAGCCATCTGCGGGAAAAGCGCTACAGGCAAAGATACTTTAGCGAAATTGTTATATAATGATTTGAATCGACAAGAAATCGCCGCAAACCTAATTATAAGTGATACAACTAGAGAACTAAGAGACAATGAAACAAAAGGTGTAGATTATAATTTTCTAGACAAAATTACTTTTCTACAAAAAGCAATTAATAAAGAATACCTAGAGTATACAAAATTTAGAGGTTGGTACTACGGAACTCCTAAATCCGCGATCAAAGAAAATGAAATTAATATAGGAGTGTTTAATGTCCAAGGTTTGCGGTCATTGCTAGAATACAAGAAAGACTATAGAATTATTGTTGTATACCTAGAAGCTAGTTTAAAAACTAGACTTCAACGGTCACACGATAGAGAGTATAAATGGAAATTAGAATTTTTCCGCAGAGCCTGGGTTGACCACAGAGATTTTGAGAATATAAATAATCTAGTTTGGAGTTTTAATCATCATATTCATTTAGGTGAATTTGAAACTTTGAATAATAAATTGTTAAGAGTTGAAAAATATTTAGAGATGGTGATAGAATGACTTTTTGTTGGATGTTTGTGATTGTTGTAGTGTTCGCAGTTATTTCTTTTATTGGATTTCTAGGGAGTATTACAACAACTGTTTATTTACAGCACTTCAATGACAATCCTGATAAGATGACTAAAGTTGGTATGTGGACAGTTCGTTTCAATTTTATCAAGAATCTGTTCTGGCAGTGGACAATTTATCTATTCGCTTTTGTATGTGCGGTTGTAATTATTCTAAACTTTGCATAATAATCTTGGGGCATTTTGATATAAGGCATATATAGTGACTTTCATATATTATACTAACAAGATGTAGTGATAGAGGTGAAAATATGCAAGTAAAAAAGCGAAATGGCGAAATTGTTCCCTACGACCTAGAGAAAATTTCTATTGCTATTAGTGGAGCATTTCAAGATTTTGATGAAGAGTTTGAAGATATTAATGTCCTAAACAGTATTGATGATGATTTATATAATTGGGATGAAGATCCAATTGAAATTGAAGATATTCAAGATTTAGTTGAAGATACTCTGCTGAACTTCGGATATAGGCAAGAAGCTAAGGCATATATTAGATATAGATATAAGCGAGATTTACTTCGAAAGGCAAATACAACAGACCAAAGTATCAAAGAATTACTTGATGGTCAGTCTGAATTCTGGAATAAAGAGAATAGCAACAAGAATGCTAAATGGGTGACGACACAAAGAGACTATATTGCAGGAATTACCTCTAAAGATATTGCAAGACGTTTTATTTTTCCAAAAGATGTAGTTGAAGCCCATGACGCAGGCATTATTCATATTCACGACATGGATTACGCGGCACAAAATACCCTGCATAATTGTTGCTTAATTAACTTAGATGATATGTTACAGAATGGGACTGTAGTAAATGGTGTTACCATTGATAAGCCACATAGACTTTCAACTGCAATGACTATTGCAACACAAATTATTGCGGCAGTCGCATCTAGTCAATATGGCGGAACAACAATTACATTAACTCACCTTGCGCCATTTGTCCGAGATAGTTATAATAGATACTTTAATAAATACCAGGAATGGGGTATTGAAGATAGTAAATGTGCAGAATACGCAATGAAAGATACTAAAAAGGAAGTTGCAGATGCTGTTCAGACACTTAACTATCAACTCAACAGTCTAACCACTACCAATGGACAAGCTCCGTTTGTTAGTGTAATGATGTATATTGGGGAAACTGACGAGTATAAGCAAGAATTAGTAATGCTTATTGAAGAAATGCTTCATCAGCGTATTAAAGGAATGAAGAACAAAGTTGGTGTTTATGTAACTCCTGCGTTTCCAAAGCTTCTTTATGTGTTAGAAGAAGATAATATCTCTCCTAGTGCTAAGTATTGGTGGCTAACAGAACTTGCGGCAAAATGTACCGCAAAAAGAATGGTTCCTGATTATATTTCTGAAAAAGTAATGAAAGAACTAAAACTCTCTAAGGGGGAGACTCCTGGCAACGGAGATTGCTACCCTTGTATGGGATGCAGAAGTTTCCTAACCCCAGATCGTTCTGGTAACGGCTTTGATAATATCGCACATGCTAAGAATTGGGATGGAAAATCAAAATATTATGGCCGATTCAATATTGGCGTTTCAACTATCAATCTAGCAGATGTTGCCTTGTCCGCAAATGATGATGAAGAGCTATTCTGGAAGTTGATGGACGAAAGAACAGAACTTTGTCATAAGGCTCAAAAGATTCGTGCAGAACGGCTTTCCCGCACAAAAGCAGAAGTTGCACCAATCCTTTGGTGTGATGGAGCATTGGCTAGATTAAAACCAGAAGATACTCTAGAGTCGCTAATTCATAATGGGTACTGTACCTCTTCTCTTGGGTATGCCGGTCTTTACGAATGCGTGAAAGTAATGACTGGTGAAAGTCACACGCAACCAAGAGGTAAAGAATTTGGTCTGAAAGTAATGCAATATCTGAATGACCAGTGTACTAAATGGAAAGAAGCAGAGAATATTGATTATAGTTTATATGGGACTCCAATAGAAAGCACAACCTATAAATTTGCTCAATCTCTCCAAAAGAGATTTGGAGTTGTAGAAGGAATTACTGATAGAAATTACATTACTAATAGCTATCATGTTCCTGTATTTGAAGAAATCAACGCTTTTGATAAACTTTCTAAAGAAGCAGAATTCCAGAGACTATCTCCTGGCGGAGCAATTAGCTATGTAGAAACTCCAAATCTACAAGATAATATTCCTGCTGTCGAAGAAGTTATGAAATTCATCTATGACAATATTATGTATGCAGAATTAAATTGCAAATCTGATTATTGCCAAGTTTGCGGCTATGATGGTGAAATTGTTATTAAAGTAAATGATGAAGGAAAACATTATTTACAATGCCCGCAGTGCGGGAATACAGATGAATCTAAGATGAATGTTGCTCGACGTGTATGCGGATATATCTCTACAAACGGTTTTAATGAAGGACGTTTGGACGAAATCGCAAATAGAGTAATTCATCTTGATGATAAGGAATTATAATGCAATATGCTCAGATTAGAAAAATGGATATTTCTAATGGGCTAGGCGTTGGAGCGTCACTATTTATTCAGGGGTGTCATTTCCATTGTAAAAATTGTTTTAATCCTGAAACTTGGGATTTTAACGGTGGTAAAGAATATACACAAGAAACCAAAGAAACTATTCTAAAACTAATTGAACCAGAATATATTACTAGATTTAGTATTTTAGGCGGAGAACCATTAGAGCCACAAAATTCTTTCCATCTAGCAGAGTTAATTAATTTAATTAAGCGTAAACGACCAGACATTAAAATCTGGGCATATACAGGATATACTATAGAAAATCTCTATAGCAGGTGTTACTCTACTATTGGAGGAGATTCTGAAGCAACTCCAACTCAATGCAGATATTTAAGATATATCCTAAATAGTATTGATGTTTTAGTAGATGGACAATTCCAAGAGGACAAGAAAGATTTGACATATCCGTTTGCGGGAAGTACAAATCAAAGAGTCATTAACATGCAGGAGTCCCGCAAACAAAATAAAATAGTTTTACTAGATATATAAATATAAGGCCACTTCATAACGAAGTGGCCTATTTTTTTATTTGACTTTTTTCTAAAATTTTGTTATAATTATTATAAACGATAGAAAGGAATGGTATGGCAGTTAAAAAGAAGATTGTACTGGATGACAAGCCAACATTTGAATTGGATAACTACGATATTCACAAGCAACTATACGCTCAGATGGAACCGAACCAAGAGCAAATCAATAAGCAATTAACTAATATTGGGGCATGGTTTTCTGCCAAGTACCCTTGCAAATATTTTCTGTGTATGTGTAAAGAAATTAGCTGGTATACAGTGTTTTATCTAAAGTCAATGAACTATGATAAGGCTGTGCAAGAGCTAAAGAAAACTCTAGATTTTCGTGGTACAATTGTTGATATTGATTACGTACACGCAGAGGACGCGTATGAGTGCTGGGTAAAAAATCCAGAAGGTGAAGTTGAAATGTATTACCTATTTCCATATGATTGGGGTGTAGTAGAAATTGATTAGTGTTGTTGTAGCTGCTTTCCCGCAAGATGCAGCAAAGATGATTATTGTAGATGAAGATAAACAGGAAAAGCAAGAAGATGTAATGTGCTGGGGATATGAGATTATTCCTACATTAATGGACATTGTAGAAAAGTATCCAGAAGTAGGAAAGATTACATTCCTTGGCCCGCAAGATTATATTCAGCCGTTCGCGGCAAATGCAGAGAATGAATTTCCAGGAATTGATGTAGAGATTGGACAAATGTAAATGATTAAGTGGCTAATTAAATCACAGAATGAATTTAGACTAGAGACTATGAGCGATGTAGAAGAGTTCCACAAGGAAATGCAGAAGAAGGCCGCAGATGAAGGGTATACACTTTCTTCTTTCTCTTGGACAAAGCGTGAAAAGAAACAAGGTGGAGAAATCGTTGATGAATGGTATATCGTTAAAGTAGCTTTTATTTTTAATGATGCGAAAGAACCAGAAAATCAATTTTCTAAAGTTGACTATCCATCTTGGGATATTTATAAGGAAGAAACTGATTAAAATGAGAGATAAGGATATAACTGGATGCAAATGTGGAAGATTAACTCCATTATATCCAACGGATAAAAGAAAAAGCAATAGCGTAGTTTGGATTTGTAAGTGCGATTGCGGAAAAGAAGTAGAGGTTAGAGCAGATAAATTAAACCCTGATAGTAAATATTCAACTAAGAGTTGTGGGTGTCTGCTCGGTGCTCAATTACAAGTGGGACAAAAGTTTGGGAGATTAACAATTATATCTCCAACAACAAAAAGTAATCAATCTCAAAATAAATTATGGAAATGCTTGTGCGATTGTGGAAAAGAGACTTACGTTTCTAGTAACACTTTACTCAGCGGAAAGACTAAATCTTGCGGTTGTTTGTCTAAAGAACAAGCTAAGATTAATGGTCAAAATACAAAGAAAATTTTAGATGGTCAAAGATTTGGTAAACTTTTAGTTTTAAAAGATTCAAATCAAAGAACTAAAAAACACGATGTATTGTGGGAATGTCTTTGTGATTGCGGAAATAAAACTTTAGTCTCAACCAGTAATTTAAAATCTGGGCATACGCATTCTTGCGGTTGCTCTAAATCAAAAGGAAATGCTAAAATTGCTCAAATTCTTACAAATTTAAATATTATATTTTATCAAGAATATAGTTTTGAAGAGTGTATTCTTTCAAATAAAAACAAATTACGTTTTGACTTTTATCTCCCAGATTATAATATCTGTATTGAATATGACGGTATTCAACATTTTGAAGTAAATACAGGCTGGAATACACAAGAAAAATTTGAATATACTAAAAAGTCAGATAATATTAAAAATCAATATTGTAAAGAAAATAATATTAAACTAATTAGAATACCATATTATGATTTTGAACAATTAAATGAACAATATCTTTTAGAAAGGATATTATGAATCCAGAGACTATTAAGATTAAGTATCGCCCAGGCGCGGCCCATCTTGAAATGACAGAGCGTGGAGATTGGTGCGACCTCTACACCTATGAAGATGTAACTCTGCACGCGGGCGATTTTAAGATTATTCCCCTGGGGTTTGCGGCAAAGCTTCCTGCGGGATATGAAGCTAACATTGTACCTCGCTCTTCTACTTTTAAGCGTTGGGGCATTCTCCAAACGAATCATTTTGCCGTTATCGACGAATCCTATTGCGGAAATGATGATGAATGGGGCTATCCAGTATATGCTACTAGAGATGTAACAATTCCCGCAGGTACGCGTCTTTGTCAGTTTAGAATTAACAAGAAACAGCCAGAACTAATCTTTGAGGAAGTCGATGACCTTCAGGCTGAATCAAGGGGTGGGTTCGGCAGTTCTGGCGCATAGGAGGTAGATATGGCTCGAATTTTATCTCCACAGCCTGCGATTGATAGACTGGAAAATGAAGTTATTTTACCTAATAGGCATTTAAATCCTACTCTTGGTGTTGTTATTAAATCAAATCCTCCAGCAGATGATTTAAGCTATTTTACTTCTATCCAAAAGAAATCAAAAAAATATAATGTTACTTTAGACGTGCGGGAATGCGACAACCCTGTTGAGGCACAAAACGCTATTACTCAACTAAAACAAAATCCTGCAATGTGCGGAATTATTATCCTATCACACTACTCTCCTAGTGCTGGTATGGTTATTTACAATTCGCTACCTACCAGACTAGATATTGATTGTCTTTCTGCAAATACTATGGGGCGATTGATGACTAGCACATCAAATATTGGCTATAGATTAGCTCCATGTGCTGCAGTTGCTGCGTATAAGATGTTAGAATATAATGGATTGGAAGATCTAGCAGGGTACAATGTAGCAATTCTAGGAAGGTCACTTAGGGTCGGTAGACCTCTTGCCGAGATTCTTTGTCAGAAAAACGCTACAGTAACAGTATTCCATACTCGTTCTTCTAAAGGAAAAGGATTACAAGATTATGATATTGTAATTTCTGCGATAGGACAGCCTGAAGAAATTAGCTTTAATAATCCATACTACTTTGACGATACAGAAACGCTATATACTAAATATATTATAGATGTTGGTATTAATGTTAATGAATCTGGAAAATTGTGCGGAGACGTTGATTTTAACTCTTTTCCTGATACTTTTTGCATTACTCCAGTCCCAGGAGGAATTGGCAAGCTAGCAACCGTTGTTTTATTTACAAAGGTCTTTAAGAATGCAATTAACAAAATTTCTGGTGAAGAAGTATGATTTACCTGAGTTTAGACCAAGCAATGCGGACAACGGGTTGGGCAATCTTTGAAGATGATGAATTGAAGAAGTATGGTAGTTTTACTATCCCAAGCCATCATCTAATAGAACAAAGATTGAATGAGTTTATGCGGGAATTGAATAATCTATATAGAGAATATGAATTTGATGAATTATTCTTTGAGGATATTCAAAACCAGAATAACAATGAAACATATAAGAAACTAGCATATGTTCAAGCCACAATCATTATTTGGTGTTACAATAACAATATCAAATTTAGTGTTTTATCGCCTAGCCATTGGCGCAGTGTTCTAAAAGAAAGGTGCGGGATTTCCTTTGGCCGCAAACGAGAAGAGCAAAAACAAAAAGCCATTGAGTTTGTGCAACAGTTTTTTGCCAGAATGGTTTCATCGGACGAAGCCGACGCTATATGCTTGGGGTATGCGGGAATTTGTGAACAAGGAAGAACAGAATCGGCTTTCTGATATAAAGTATTTTCAAACTTACTATATGTCAACGCTATCAGCCCCGCGATTGATTGAAGTCACGAGCACGGTTTCGGTCAGTCAAAATACACGCGCGGCAGAATTTTCAGAGGATATTGTCTTTGATTAAGGGCATAAAAAAAAGGGCTACTCCCAAAGGAGTAGCCTTTATTTGTTTATAGGGTTAGATAAGCTTCGCCACTAACAGTACGAACTGCCACATAGCGAGTTGCGCCACTGTAAGATGTATAACGTCCCCAGATATAGCCGTCCGCAGAAGTGGACCAGTTATCTAGATATACTGTCTGTCCGTAGCTATACTGAGCAACAACCGCACCAGAAGTGCTTGGAGCGTCACGAACATTTAGAACGTCAGCTACACAGGTGTAAGTTCCGTTAGGAACGGCAGAAGATGCGCCAGACCCACTAGGAGCAGAACCCTGTAGAACTAGATAATCATTAGGTTCAGGAGAGCCTGTGTGCGGGCCGACCGCGACATAACGGATAGCTCCGCTATAGGCGGTATAACGTCCCCAAACATAACCATCAGCAACAGTATACCAACTATCAAGGTTTACTGTTTGTCCATAAGTATACTGTGCAACTACAGCGCCAGATAGAGAAGGAGCGTTGCGGACGTTTAGAGTATCAACATTGCAGACATAAGTTCCACCTTGGAAACCATCAGAACCTTCTGGCTGGACAGGTTCAGGAGCTGGCATAGGAGCATTCTGATCTGTTCCGCTAGGAGCATTCCCTGCGTCAGTGCCATTTACCATAGCATCATACCACTCTTGGGCGCGAGACATATAAGCAGCATTCTGGCTTCCCGCAATTTCACCAGGGCAAGCAGTTGCCATAAAGTAAGAGTGCGGGAAAACGTTAACCATCCACTCGGGACGACCAAAACCATAGTATTTGCATAGTGCGGCAACTAGGTGTGCACCAGCTTCTAGAGTAGCGTCACTAATTGTCCAAGGCCCAAATTGATTGTTAGCATGTTCAATACCAATAGACCAAGGATTGGCGCTACCAGCGTGCCATGCAGTGTCATCATCATTTACTAGCTGACCGATGCGGCCATTAATGTCTACTTGATAGTGGGCAGAAGCTTCGCGAGACTGCCAAACATTGTAGCAATCCTGGATGCTTAGATTCCCAGCGTTGTGATGTAGAACAATACCGCGTAGATTCTGAGTGCGGCCAGGGGTATAATGGACAGTTAGAAGCTTAGTTTCGTCTGCGACTACATTATTCCAATCCATTACTGAATTACCTCTTCCTCTTCAGTTGTTTTCTTTCCATCAACGAATGCGGAGAAACCATCCTTTAAACCACTGGAAGCAGCACCAGAAATGCCGCCACTAATGATTGCCATTAGGATAGCGTTGGCAGTGATTGGGTCACCGCCAAAAATAGTGATTAGCAAGGATACAATCATACCCTCAATAGTAACTACAACTGGAATCCAACGATTTTCAAACTTTTCGTCAGAGATACAATGCTTTAGAACATAGCCAGTTAGCAGTGCTAGAATTACAATCGGGATAATCATGTACTCCTGCAACATAGCTAGAATGTCCATTGGATATTACCTTCTTTCTTTAATTTATTCTAGAACGCCCTCTTCAATTAGCTCTTGAGTCATACGCTCTAACTGAATAGCAGACATTTTACCAGAATACTGATCTAGAACTTCATAACCATCTTCGCCACGCTTAATCTTAATCTTTACAGCATTCTTTAGAATACGATACATGCTTTCAGAAACTTCCATGTTTAATCCTCCTTAAATAGACATTGTAGCAACAAACAAATCTGAAACAGTAACAGTTAAGTCTTCGATAGTTACTTCCGCAGTATCAAGACGCTCGGGGCCAGTGCCAAGGAAAGTTTCACGCTTAGCCTGCTCCTCTTCGCGCTTTTTCTTTTCCTCTAACTCTTCTGGGGTATAAAGGATATATCTGCGAATATCTTCATATTCATCCCATGCTTCCTTAGCATCAACCTGTTTTTTATCAACCTTCTGTTCTAGGTCAATACCCTTTACAACCCAAGTCTCTTCTTCATCCTTCTGCGGGATGAAGCCAAATACACCATTGTCCGCATCAATACGTTCAATGTGCGGGTCATCTTCACTAGTAATTTTCATTTCAGAGCCATCTTCAAAGTAATAACAAGTTACAGCATAATGCCATTGTTCCTCTTGGAATTCAATAGCTTCATGATGTTCCTTTAGAAGCTGGTCAGGACGTAGATAGCCTAGTTCTAGGTCAACATCGTCCATTGTGATTTCTTCATCATCTTCATTTAGGATTCTAGGTTCTTTGATTTCTTCTTCTGCCATTAATTTCTCCTTTTATCTCTAACCTTTTCTGATATATACATCTTGAATGGTTTTACCACTAGGAATTTGTACATACAATTGTGGATTCGTGCTTAGCGTAGCTGTTCTCCATCCACTATATGTTCCACTTTGACCCAAGCATCTAACTCTGTAATATGGAGTTGCTAATGACGTAGTATCATAGATAACAGCTGCAGTTCCAGACAATGTAGTTAATCCAGAAGAGAAAGAGCTGTTAGATGCACGTTGCCACTGGTAAGACTTAGGATACCTAATGTTAGTAACTGTCGCATGCAAAGATACATTGCTACCAGTTTTAATAGCAACCGCCGCAGATGGAGTAGCAGGAGTTGTATATGTTACATTAGAATATGTCCAGGCACTAGTACCAGCACTGTTTTTTAATCTAACAGCAGCATAGTATTTACTATTTGCAGCTGTGGTTAATGATGCACTTTTTGTAGTACCATTGTTAATTGTTGTATACGCCCAAGTACCATCATTAGTTTGTAAAGCTCTTTCTTGCGTTTCAATGGGTCTATTAGTTCCCGCAGTAAAAGCCCAAGAGAGAGTATGTGAAGTATCGCTATTCTTTTTTAGAGTAACACTGGTTGGTGGATTAGGAGCATATTTAAATACACCTGCGGGGACAGTATATGAACCTGACGCACTAATCGTAGGAGGATTTACACCTGTATTAATTGAAGCTGAAAAATATACCGTTCTAGCAGAAGTGCTTCGAGCAACATCAAAAGTAGCTGATGCGATATGGCCCCATACCCAATTACCACCACCACTACCAATATTAAAAGTAGCGGTACCACTAGTAGATTGGCCGTCACAAGATATTGACCAAGGAGCGCCAGTGCTATTCCATCCACCCCAGTCAAAAGCAATATCAAAACTCAGAGTTAACCTATAAGTTGAATCATTAACTGCTGTTGCGGAAGAGACAGATATACTACCAGTACCAGCCATATATTGTCACCTCCTGCGAGATATAATCTATCATATAAACTCCTTTTATTTCCAATTTTAAGTCTATATATAATAAAAATGGGCAAAAATCAATCATAGAAATTTGCCCATTGAATTTATACCTTTATCCAAAGTTTTACATGACTGTCTGTTGGTGTTGCAGATTGAACAGCAACAGTTCCAACAGCAGAAGACAGTTCTGACAATCCAACAGCACCAGATGCAATCTCTGAAGCTGTAACAGCATTCGCCGCAATCTTAGCAGAGGTTACAGAATCGTTTGCCAAGGTTAGTGCACATGACATATTGGCATTACCACGAACACTAACACTACCAGTTACGTTACCAGTGAATGTTAGAGTGCGGGCAGTAGTCCAATAGTTGGCTTGAGTTGCAGTGGTTGCTGTAGATGCATTGCCCGAAAGTGCTCCAACAAAAGTCTTTGCTGTGATACTGCCATTTGTATTGAATACAATGTCTGCAGTTTGTTTATTATTATTCTTACTAAAATCAGTATCTGTAATATAGCTAAAATGCAAAGTGTTACTAGTATACGTGCCGCAGTCCCAAGAACCTTGATAGGTTTTACAAGACCAAAGAGGACCATAGAATGACGATCCAGAAGTAGTGGTCTTTAATAGTGCGACACTTCTGCCAGTTACCCAAGAAGTAGATGAACCAGTTCTAGCAATTACTGCATTAGCGTTCATAGTTCCTCCAGCCAAAGGTAAAGCACCAATATTAGCGGGGGTAATACCAAGAGCACTTCTTGCAGCCGAAGCTGTTGTTGATCCTGTTCCTCCATTAGCAACAGGTAATGCTCCAAGAGTATTTCCAAGACCCTGAGCGCTTCTTAATTGTTGCGGAGTACAATAACCTCCATCAGCCCAGTTGCTTGTGAAAGATGCAATGTAAGAAGTTACTCCGCCGGTATCGAACATGTTGTGTATTAACCCAGAAGCACCAGTCAAAGCAGTAGTCCCAGTTCCACCTCTAGCAACAGCAAGAGTTCCAGATGTTATGTTCGCAGCAGAGTGATTGTGGCTTGCGGCGGCTTTGTTATTTAATTGTGTTTGAATATTGCTTGTAACTCCGTCTACATAATTAAGCTCAGTAACAGTAGCAGTGCACCCATCCAATTTGTTTAATTCTGCGGCAGTTGCAGTAATTCCAAAACTACTTAAACTATAGGTTGTATTAGCGTCAGTTACCGAAGTCTTAGAACCGTCACTGCCTGTTAGGGTAATTGTTGAACCACTCTTGGTCAGTGTATATGTAGTATTAGTATTAGTATCTTGTGCGGGAATACCTAATCCTGTAATATCTGCTTTTGTAACAGCAGTTGCCGCAGTTACATGGCCTTGAGCATTAGTAGTAATTTTATACAATCCACTAGCAAATGCTGCACCTTTAGCTGTAGCATGGGTATATGCAACATTGCCATAGTCACCACGGAATGCTGTAGATGATGTAGTTCCAAGAGCTAGAGATGCAGAGATTTCTACATAACTGCTTCCACCCCAACGATATGTTTTATTGGTTGAGGTATCTACGTAAATCTTTCCAGATTCGCCCTCTTCTGGAAAATTAGATTGTCCGTTATACTCTAGTACATCATCAACATAGCTAGGAAGATTTGCAGAAGCAATCGTTCCTGTTATCTTGTTTGCAGAAATCCCACTAATCTTAGCATCTGTGATAGTAGGAATTCTATCAAGTGAAAAAGTTCCAGAAGTGATAGCAGAAGCAGCATGATTATGTGTAGTTGCAGCTTTATTGTTTAGTTGAGTCTGGATGTTAGAAGTAACACCATCAACATAATTTAGTTCTTCTGCTGTTGCTGTAACTCCAAGAGAAGCAAGAGTAACATCAGGAATCTCAGGAATGACACCTTCTGCTAACTTGTCTGCGGTTACAGCACCGTTAGCAATTTTAGCAGTATCAACTGCACCGTCAACTAGTTTATCTTCACTAACAGAATCGTTAGCAAGCTGATTTAGACCAACGCCACCATTGAGAATATAGAATCCATTGCTAATCATTCCAAGACCGGTACCAGCAGTATATTTAGTATCGGTAGCAGAAATTGTAATATGTCCAGATTCATCGTCGTGATTCACTTGAACATTACTACCAGCTATAATATCGTCAGCGTCTAATTTATCATCAATAGCTTGTTCAAGCAACTGGTCTTGTTTTTGGCGCGCAGATGCTTCTTCTCCAATAGTAGAAGTTAGAGTGCTTGTAGTAACATAATCACTAAGGTCAACTTCCGCATCCGCAGTAATTTCTATACGTTCAGTAGCACTTATGTCTACATATAGTTTCTTAGTATCAGTAGTGATAACTATTTGACCCTCTTGGATAGCAAGGTCTTCTAATTTATCACTAGTTATTTTATAAGGTTTAAATAATGCCATCTGTTCTCCCTCTAAGAAAAGGAAGAAGGCGGAAGTCTGTTTTAAAAACTTCCAAAACCTATCTCCCGCCTATTTATTCAATTTAAATCGTTGACCAGGTAAGCGCAGTGTAAAGTTCATCAGCTTTTGTACCCTGAGCCGCAGTAGCGTAAGCATTAGCTTCTGTATAGGCCGCAGAGCCAAGGCCCTTGACAGCTACGTCAGAGCCATCAACTGCGATAGTGCCATTAGCAGTACCAGTTACAATGTCTGCCTTCTGTAGAGCACTATCGGCTAGAGCGCCTTGCTCAGCAGTAGCATAGTCAGAAGCTTCAGTATAAGCTGCAGACTTTAGACCATGAACAGGAACATCACTACCATCAACAGAGATTGTACCATTGGTAGCGCCTTCTGCGATTACAGGCTTAGCAGGAAGTTGCTTGCGGGAAACGGTAATCTTACCATCAACCTCAGAAACAGCACTTACATACTGGCCTTCAACTTCAGCGTCGGTTACATCAAGACCTGCGATTAGACCGTCAGCATAGGTCTTAGCATTCTGCTCAGCTGTATTGGCCTTCTGAGTAGCATCGCCAGCGGCAGTAGAAATAGCTTCTTGCTTAGCTGCGTCTACTTCGGTCTTTAGAGCATAATCGGTTAGGTCAACAGCGCTGTCACCAATCTTTTCAAAGGCACCATTAACAAGCATGAATTCTTCATACTTTTGGTTACCTTCGCCCTCACCATCTCCGACCATGTAGATAGTATGTTCGTCTGCATCGCCTACGTCGGGGAGAGCTTCAACAATAGTGCGCTTTAAGTGACCAGCATTGGCAACAGCCGTAGCAATTGCGCTATCAGTTTCGCCCTTAGTGTATGCGTCAGTGATACCATAGCCCGCAAGAGTATTAGCCTTATCAGCTTTTGCGCCGAGAGCATCATTTAGGCCAGTAACATCATCCATTTCATGAGTATGTTCCGCAGCCGCGTAATTAGGAGCAAGACTGTCCGCATATGCCTTGGCATCAGTAAGAGCCTTCTTGATAGACCCTTCACCTTCGCCTTGGACAACACCCATCTGACCCTGGAGAGTATCAATCTCACCCTCCGCAGTTTCGATGCGAGTTACTAGGCTACCAATATCCTGTCCCGCAATCTGGGCAGCGACATAATCAACTACAGCTTTGGTGGTAGCTAGGGTGTTATTATCGCCCGCACCAGAAATTGTTTGACCTGTAGCTTTGACTACAGTTACATACTGTGCACCATCCCAGTAGCAAACCTGACCATTGGCGGCGTTTACATATAGAGTATTTACATCTCCACTCTCAGGAAAACTTACTACTGTCTTATAAATTCCACCAGTATAAGGAACATCGCCCTTAAAAATCTGACGAAGGTCAGTGATAAAATAAAGGGTGTCCTGATCTTTAGTCCCTAGACCAGTATAAGAAGCGTAATCCCCTACACGGAATTTTACTAGAGCCATTGAATAAGTCCTTTCTATTGGATAACATCCCATTCAGTTTTGTTAGCAATACATATATATTGAGAAGTCAAAGAATCCCACTTGTAAGTTGCGTCATCAGAGATATATAGAACATTATCTTTTCCTGTGGGCGGAAAATCTTCATATGCTCCAAAGAATAGAGGGTTGAGATTATCAGGAGTAATCTGTTTCCAACCCTCCTTATATCTCCAAAATATATCAGTTTCTTCTACATAGTAGAAACCCTCAACAGGAGCTAAGATAGATGTTCTATCTGACTCTTGGGGCAAAATTTTAATATCACTATATCCTAATCTTGTCCCATTAATATCTAAGTAAATGGTGCGTGTGTCAGTTACAAAGATAAGATTGCCATCTGATACAGGCAACTGTGCAAGCTTAGAATTGACTGTGTTATAGCATTTCACAATCGCCATTCTTAGACTCCTTTACTAGAATTCTGTGATAGTAAGTCTATCGTCTGTATACGCCTTAGCCTGCGTGAGAGCATTCGCAATTTCTTCAGCTACGTCCGCACCGCCAGAACCAACAGCAGTATCGACATAATCTTTGATTGTAGTCTCTGCAGGAATCTCGCCAACTCTTTCAGCAAGGTCGTCCGCAGTAATCTTAGTATTTAGATTAGTTTGAATTGTTCCAATGGTGCTATCAAGTTGCCCCATCTTAGTATTATATGTTTCTTGAAGAACATAATCAGCTAAGTCTTCTGTTGTTGCGTAATCTCCAAGAGCAATACTAATCTTAGAATCAACCTCAGAAAGAAGTTGTGTTTCATTCTTTGTGAATGAATCAAGAATAGCCTTGTTAGTATGTTCGTGGGCTTTAGAAATAGCATCTTGTAAGCTAGCAAGTGTTACTGTAGAATCTTTGATCTTGCGGCCAGTAGTACCATCAAAGACAACGATGTTAGCATCAGTAGAAGCATCTGGGCCAGTTACCGCACCATCAACGTTGGCCTGAACAACTAAAAAGTCAGTATTAGCGGCACTATCAGCTTCATAGTCTTTGATAACGATAATTAAATCGCCAGTTTCGCACTCTTGGCCTGCGTAAGTTCCAGCTTCTGCAACCCTAAAGGTTTGACCAACGGTGTAATCAGTCGCAGGAAGAGGGGTAGAAGAATCTACAATACCAACTGTAAATTCATTTAGACCCGCAATTAGACGATCAACATATTGCTTTGTAACAGCTTCTAGATTTTGAGTGGGGTCTGCGGGAAGGATAACACTTCCTGTAAAAGTAGCACCTGAAAGGTCTGCTTTTTGTTCTAGCTCAGTAGTAATATTTTCAAGCTGTTCAGAGAGACTTGAACCATCCTCTGTTTCAACATTTTCAAAAATTACTTTATAGGCACTACCATCCCAAATATAGCCTTTATTGTCAGTAGTGTTGATATAAACTACGCCCTGTTCCTGTCCTTCTCCTGGAAGAGATGCTACAACTTGAACGTAATTTTTAACCATGCTAGTGTCTACACCGATTTTATCAAGAGTATAAGCACCAGCATTGCCATTTAGAACGTAAGATTCATACTTACCATTTTCTAAGACTTTAATTGTCTGACCAGCATAAGCTGTAGGACTTGCCGCATACGCTAAGGCTTCTTCTTTAGTGGAATAAACTTCACTTGCATCGAGAGGCAAAGCAATACCACGACTATAAATTTTAGCAGCAACAACTAGATTCTTTGCATCAATAGCCATATTTACTCACTCCCCTCACTAAATTTGAACCTGTAGCGTCATTCCAGCAGCAGCAGGAATAGCCATTTCGTATACATAAACTTTATAGTCAGCACCAGCCGCGCCATTAGCACCCTGAACACTAATAGTAGACTTTTCAAAGTTAGCTGCTAAGTCAGTGTTTTGCTCAACATAGAAGCACTTTGTTAAATCTCGCAAAGTAGCAGGATAAGCAATGATGACATATTGTTGCCCAACAGCGACATTGATATTAAAAGAAGTACCATTGGTGGGACCAAGTTTCTTATTAGCTAGACCACGCACAACTTCACTTGATGCTTCTGGAGCTGCACCTACTCCCGTTCCATAGAATAGATTGCGCTTACCCACGAAAGACACTGCCGCAGAAGTCTTGGAGCCAGCCTTGATTTGTCCATCTGGAGAGGGCTGACCAAGGTTATCGTCTTTAACAGGACCGGCCGCGTATGTAGCCTTAGCAGTAAAGGATACTGTTTCTTCTCCAAGAGTGAAGGTTTGAGCTTCAGTAGTAATTGGAGAAGTAGCCTGGGATTGAATACTAACACCATTCTTTAGAATTTCAATAGTAGTTAATGCACCAGCGTCATTCTGAGTGAATGTGCCTTGAATGGTAGTATTGATTTGAGTTCCCACCTCGTAACTAGAAGCCTGATTTCCAGAAGATACCCTACAAGTAACACCAGGTTGAGAATATGTTGGTGGGACAGCCTTTGCCGTAAGCATGGCAATGAACTGATCTAGAGTGGTACCTTCTGGAATTTCAGTGCCATCAGTAAGCCCACCGAGAGAACCTCCGCCCAAATTTACAGTATGTTCTTATTTAGTCTTAGAAGAGCCTAAATTGTGTTTTTGCTTTTGATTATCAACGAAGAAGATAGAATCTGTATCACTTGTGATTACAATATCGCTACCGTTGATAGTAGAATCTTCTATCTTAGCATCAATTCCGTCTTCTGGGCCATGAAAGAATCTAATCACTTGATTTTCATCAGCCATAGACATTCCCCTTTCTTAGATTCCGATTTTTTCTTTTATATAGTTTTCATCTATTTTATCAAAATCCGTGTAAGGGATTCTGACTAAATTGATGTTATAATCTTTACAATATTGGGTTTTAAGACCATCTCTATATTGGGTCTTTTCAAAATTTTCTTTATTATTCCACCCCGTGCCTCTATAAAAGTAATGTTGTTCTCCATCGTATTCAATACAATAATTATAATCGGGAAGATAAAAATCAAATTTCAATGGTTGTTTAGTTTTAGGGTTAATACAATTTTTAAAAGTTTTTTGCTGAATAAAATTAACTTTCAATTGTTGCAATATTCCTTTTACTTTCTGTTCTCCTTTTGAATGAATGCATCCACAAGAAATTTTATTTCCACCAAGAAGTTTATGGGTTAAAGCATAGACTTCTTTATTCCCGCAGTCACACTCGCAAAGCCATATAAAGTGTTTGTTTTTATCTTGTCCAACTATTTTAATAGCTGTTAATAAACCAAATTTCTGACCTGTTAAATCTTTTTTATGATGTTCTGTTATTAAAGCTCTATTATAACATCCGCAAGAGCGTGTTTTTCCGCTCCTAACCAATTCAATACTTGTTATAAAAGCTTTTCTTCTACATCTTGGGCAAAGAAATAGCGCTTGGCGGATATGTTTTCCATTGGGCTTAATTTTGGGTTTTTCTTCTCTAACGAAAACACAACCATATGGGCCTACTTTTTCTCCTAATTTATATTCAATCCTTTTAGGCATTTTAATACTCCACCATTAGAATACCAGTTGCCGTATCTTTCTGAGCAATTTGCTCTAGAGCATCCTGTGCCAATTCATAGGCTTCATTTGCTTTATCTGTGGCAGCAGTAATTTCACCTTTCATAGAAGCAAAATCTTCACGCCATCCCGCAAACTCTTTCTCCTGGTCCTCCATTTGATGAACCATCTTCTGGGAGATATAGTTCAAATTGATGATAGCAGTTTGAAATATACTATAATCATCACTAGTTACAAAGTTCTCTCCAGAAGTAGGGTCAGAAAGGACATGAACAATGAAGTTAGTAGATTGAACAATACTAACATCATCAACTAACTTGATGCAGCAAAGTACATCACCTTCCCGCAACATGGTTTGCGGCCAATGGATTTCCCAAATCATCGGATCATCTTTAACATGTGTAAAAACATTTAGTCCTTCAATTTTGGCCTGTTTATGTTTCCAGGACAGATATACTTTAGAATACTCTGTAAATTGTGCGGCAGCTTCTTGAGTAAAGATTACTCTGAATGTGCGGCCATTAGCATCACCAGCTCCCGCAATAATGGGGTCGTCAATATCTTGATCCATTGACTTCATATTGACTGTGAATGCTTTTAACTCTATCGGCATTTTCACCCCTCTCACTGAACATGTTGAATTGCTTCAACGACATGTCTATCTTGTAAATTTACCTTTGGTAAATCTCTAATTTCTTCCATCAAACCATCAATATAGGAATTTCCGCCAGCAGCTTTGTAGTATAAGTATCTTCTCTCTAGGCTTTGAAGATTTAAGTCATCAATAGCTTTAACTTCATAGCAAAAGTAGTGATGTTTGTCTATGATATAACTTCTACTATTCTCTTGGAGACGCTCTGTTGTAATAGCACCTTGCTCTTCCAACACTTTTACTCTATTGGTCAAATCCCCAATGTTGACCAACAACTGAGAAACTTTTTCATCTACTGTGGAAATACCATCTGTAATTTCTGCATGTTCTTTATCTTTATCGTTTTGCTTATTAAAGAACTTTCTAGTTTTGTTGTAGAACCATTCTATTAATTCTCCAACGAATTTAATAGCAACGCCTAGCATTACTATTATCAATATAATAGATTCAATGGAGTATTGCTGAAAAAGATTAGACATTGCGTCCATTAATATCAATACTCCTTTCTCTTTTACATAGTCTACAAATTATGAAAATTGCTAAATATTGATGATTTGATAATGCCCAATAAAAAAATAGGGATACTATAAAAGTATCCCTATGATTATTGCTATTTAAGCTGTTCGTCTCCAGCAATATAATTGTTGATAAACCGGAACAATTGAAACAGAAGCATTTTTAGTTTGACCATCGACAGGTACGGCAGTAGTAACTTTTGAAACTGCGCTTTCTAGTAATTCTCCAGTATTAAAAGCCCAATCAGCATTAAAACCTCCGTTATATTTGGTGACAGAGGTAACTGCATACTGCGACCAGACATTCCCCTGGTATCTTGGTGAAATACAAGCATGTAAATATCCAGCGCCTGAAGTATGATAGTGAGATACGGAGCTAGAACCACCAGTACCATTTCCGCCAGTATAGATAAATTTAGAGGAAATGCTAGACCAAGTTCCTCCGAATCTAGTTGCTGGTGATGTTGAAGTATAACTAAAGTAAACCGACCCAACAGGGTAAATAAGGTTTAGATATGTATTCCATGCAGAACTATCTTTGATGGAGATATTAGCGAGTGTTGTTGCCATTATCGTTCACCTCCATCCAAGAGATAAAGGTTAAGCTGTTCTTCTCCTTCGGTTGCAAAGCAACCTCGGAGCGTACCGACTTTAGGCGGTACGTCTCCAAGCATATACGTTTTGATATGTTGGATAAAACGCTTGCCCCCCCTGTATAACTTACACTTCGAGGATTGTCTAAGTCTGAAGCTCCAGTTAAGTTTGCCGTAGCAAAAGCATTAGTAACGTCCCAATTCGTAGTCCCATAAGGTCTAGCCCAAGCATAATGAGTAAACTTATGAGTGTGACTTGGCATATTTTCTATTTTAATAGTATTACTACCGTTTGCATCATTCGCGGCAGCTGCTCTGAAATATCTGCCTCCAGAAATACTAGACCAAGTACCTCCATAGGTCGTAGCAGGGCTTGTGCTAGTATAACCCATGTAGATATATCCTACAGGGAACGGGCATAGTTTATACCAATCATTCCCTGATTTTATTTGAACATTCGACAATTCTTTTATTGCCATTGATTATCCTTTCTAAGGATAATCTTGTATTAGTTATTCTTCAACGATTAATTTGTTCTACGCCATGCGTATAGAGTTTGGTATGCAGGCATGTTGCTGTCTTTTGTCGTCTTAGTCTTGGCCTGATAATAGGTCAATGTACGAGAACTTGTTTGGCCTTGTAGACCGTTATTAAAAGCTCTGTTATCAACGTTGTCAGATGCAGACATATACACCCAGTTGCTCTTCTCTCCATTAAACGCACCTAACATTGTAATAGCATTAAAGCAATCGTAGCCACCAACGCCATATGTATGACTATGTGTATTAGCTCCATCAGTTTTAGTTCCAGCATTAAAATATGGGAATCTTCCAGTAATAGCCGCCCATGTTCCGCCAAATCTTGTAGCTGGAGAGGTGCTAGTATAACTAATATATACGCTACCTACTGGGTAAATTAAATTTAAATAGGTGTTCCAGCTTGAATTGTCTTTAATACTAATATTTGCTAACGTGGTAGCCATTCTAGACCACCACCTTTGATACTAGGCTGTTCTGTACCAAATAAAACAGTTGTAAGACCGTTGGACAATAGACATTGCTGATTGCCCCCCCCAATTCCTAATTGATCCAGAGTCTGAAGATGGATGTTCTCCACTAGCGGTGCCAAGCGGGATATAGCCAGAGTCTCCTTCTCCCCAGGCCCACGTTAAAGTATGAACATGATTGGGAATTTCTTTTAAAGCGATAGTATGAGTATCGCTTCCAGTGTAACCAACAGAAGTAGCCCCTCTAAGGGCAGCATTGGTAATTTGCGCCCAAGAGCCTCCAATAATAGAGGCTGGACTTGTAGAAGTGTTAGCAATATACATACTTCCAACAGGATATACTATATCCATTAAATTTACCCAGGTAGCCACTACTGACCACCTTCTTTAAATCGTTGAAGAATAGAGCTATTTACATAGCCCCCCCCCCAACGATTGTTGATTCTATTGAGAGTCATAATACAAAATATCCTTTCAATACTTTACATTACTGAAAAGATATTAGATTAGGACAAATATAATTGGCTATTAAGCTGTTCTATACCAGATGTAACAGCCATAGTAACGCGGCAATACTGAAAAAGCTGTACCGCCACCTACTGAAGGATAATGAACAGCTTGTAACAAACCAGTAGTCCAACTTCCAGAAATATCTCCATCAGTGGCTACGCCACCCACAACTACTTGCACACCCCAAGCATTATTATTTAAATGATGGTGCGCTGGCATTTCATTAATAGTTAGAGTATGCGTATCACTACCTTTATACCCTCCGCCAGAACCACGGATTACAGCATTTGTGATTTGTGACCATGTGCCACCTATAATTGATGATGGGGATGTGCTAGAAGTGCTAAAGTAAATACTTCCAACAGGATATATAATATCTAAAAGGTTTACCCAAGTTGCCAATTATATAACACCTCCTAAGAGAGAGGCGCTATTCCATGCCCCCCCCCAGGAGATGCGTATTCACGCATTTTCTAAGAGTATCTAATATCATTTTTTACCTTTCTTTATGATATTAGATTATGAATTCTACAATTACGCGGTTCTATACCAACAAAATACAGCTTTATATTTTGGAGCTATATTAATTGTAGTGCTTTCTGTAGCTCCGCCCGTAGCAACTGCCTCTGTCATATTATAGGTATTTCCTTCAAGACCAGAAGAAGCAACGCTCCAGTTAGAATAGTATAAACTAGTAGATGTTGTCTGATAGTAGGTTCTTCCTGAACCGCCTTGGTTGGGAACTATTTTCGCAAACAATCCTCCACTATTGTGACTATGTGTAACAGTTGAAGCTCCTCCAGTGCCGTTGGTATTAGAAGTATATAGATAATATCCACTTACTTGTACCCAAGTTCCACCAACAATAGACGATGGTGAAGTACTAGAGTTACTAATATAGATACTACCTACAGGATAAACAACATCCATTAAATTAACCCAAGTAGCCAACTAAATCACCTCCAAAAGAGGTAATGTAGTTACGCAGTCCTGTACCAGACGTACACCCCGTAGTGGTAAGGCAAATAATTTTGCCCCCCCCCTGTGGGGAGTGCTCCTAAAGGCCCTTCTCTCCAGTTAGAGGTATCGGAGCCACTGCCATACATTAAATCACCGTCAATTGATTGGAATGTACCACTACTAGCATTCTTGTTATACTTATATGCTTTGTTTGAATTCCCAGCATCAATATTAGAATTTCCTAAATAATGCTTATGACTAGGCATTTGATTTACACTAATCTTTAAACTACCACCGTAGTTATTGGTAGCGAAACTATTTGCTCCACACGCAGCTAGGACTGCACCTTTAATCTGAGTCCAGCTTCCGCCGATAGTGCTTGCGGGAGATGTTGATGACCTACTAAGATATATTGACCCTGTAGGGTATATAACATCAAGTAAATTAACCCACGTTGCCATATATTACACCCCACTTTCTTGAGGGGTGTAAATAGAATTCAATAATCTAATATACTGTTTTCTATTTTCTAGACTGCTACAGCGTCCGCAGCAGCCCCCCCCAGAACGTACCTGGGTGATTGATTTACAATTTAAATTCATACCATAAAACTCCTTTTCTATCCTTGTAATTTATATTACTAATATATAATAAAAATGGGCAAATCATAGTAATTATAATCTGCCCATTAGAGTTTTATACTTTTACCCAAAGTTTTGCATTGCTTCCAGAAGGTTGACTTGAAGAAACAACAATCTCTGGGTTGCTAGTGTTAATATAGTTACTGTGGGTGTGGCTAGAAGTTGCCGCACCAATTTCCGCACATGTAGGTTTATTGAGTGTAGTATAGATTCGCCCAATAGTGTGTTCAAAAATTGTCCCCGAAGGTTTAGTTGTGGTATTGCTGTCGCATCGTATCGTAGCCATTTCTGAAGTAATGACTACCATGTATGGAGCATAGGGGTAGGCTGCAGCTTTAAACCACAAATCTATGTTACTTCCATTCTTCTGGGAAATAAAACCAAATCCAGAAGAATCACCTAAGTAATAAGCATCTAAGATACTAGCATTTGGATTGCCACCATTTAAATTTCTAGTTGAAAAACTAAACTTGATTAGCGGAATATCGTTGCCACCAAAGTTTGAGCCGCCCATAATTAGAGCAGCAATACCTCCACAACCACTGCCAATGTTCGCGGGCATTGAGCATATGCGGGCATATGAAACAGAGGTAGCATAATTTGGAATATGGTAAATAGGAGCCGCACCAATTAAACTAGGAGTAACTTTTACAAAATTACAACTAGTACTGCTTGTATTATAATACATCTCAGGCATAGGCTACCTCCAAACGGCTATAGTCTAAGCCCCCCCCTAGAAACACATATTCCATAATTATTCTCCTTATCTATCTATACTTTCACCCACAATTTTGCATTGCTATTAGTGGGCTGTGAAGATGAAACAACGATTTCTGGATTTTGTTGAGTTACAACTGGTTTACCTTCTAACAATAATGCATCTTTCTGAATATACAGACCAACAGTTTTATTCCATGGATCAGCTGTTGTTTCGTAGGGGACTAAGACAATAGCCCCAGGACTCGCGCTATTGCCACCAGTATTATGTCTACCGATACATGATTCACTCCCCGCAGGAGTTTCATCGGTATACCAAACAATACAATTAGTATAATGGGAAGTTGTTTCTTGTTTTCCTTTTAATCCATATCCAGAAGGGAAGTTAATATATCCTGTACAATCACCGCCAGTATCGGGAATTGCACCAACCATGTCCGCAGTCAACTCAACAAAGTTAGTTCCCGTGGAAGAGGTATTATAGTAGGCTCGTGCCATAGCACTCACCTACTTTATTAGTAAGCCCCCCCCCAAGAGAAGGTTGAAATTCTGTCCATTATATCTTCACCCACAACTTTACACTATTGTCAGTAGGAGTAGAACTACCTACGTAAACTGTTCCAACTTCACTCTTTAATTCCGCAAATCCTACTGTGCTTGCGGCAATATTTGTTGTCATTGTTCTAGTGCCAGTAGCATTTAAACTAACGCTGCCAGTAACATCACCGCTAAGTGTTAATGTTTGATTAACTTTACTCGCAGTTGTAGCATTGGTAGCTGTTGTTGCTGTACTAGCATTGCCAGTTAGGTTGCCTGTAAAAGTGGTAGCATATACATTACTCCATTTTAAACTACTAGTTCCAAGGGTATAAGAATTGTTAGCAGAGGGAGCAATCTGTCTACTACTTAAATTACCAGTTAAAGTACCTCCTCCAAGAGGTAGGTAATTGTGTGTATGGCTTGCGGCAGCGGCACCAATATTAGCAGGTGTTAGATTTACATTGCCTGTTCTGTAGGCAGTTTCCGCATTACCTTTAACACCTGTTACGCCTGCTTGAACTGTTGCCCAAGTACCATCGCCACGCAGATACTGTGTAGTTGAACCACTTAGCTTTGGTAGAAAACCTGCGGCAGATGTGGTTGCATTAGCATGTGTATGTGATTTTGTTGCGTAAGATGCTGCAATCTTTGGATTTAACCAATGCGACCAAACATTTATTGCAGAATACTTTCTCAATGCTCCCTGTGTAGCATTTGGAACTGAAGAAATATACGCAATCATAGTGTTGTCATTCCAGTCAGCACTAACTTCTACAGTACTCGCCAAAATAGCATTGTTGGCAGCTAATGCAGTTGTAGCCCCAGTTCCGCCATTAGCAATAGGTAATGTTCCAGTAACGCCTGGAGTAATATTTGCTGTACCATTAAAGCTTGCCGCAGAAGTAGAAGCTAAATTAGTCCTAATTGTGCGGGCAGTGGTAAGTTTGTCCGCAGTGTCAGCTTCATCGGCGTGAATGGCATTGGTTGCTGTGCCTGCCGCATATTCTACGTAACTAGCAGTCTTTGAAGGGTCGGCAGTAACCGCGTACATTACGTTAGGTGTAACACCTGTAACCCTAATAGTGTCGCCAATATCAAATGGTTTAGCCCCACTAGCACCAGTCCAAGCACTGACCGCAGCCGCAATACTAGCATAACTAACTACTCTATCCAAAGCTCCTTGCGGAATACTGGCTAAAGGAATAATACCTTCTATTGTTGTACCATCAATCTTTGGAATGGTAATTGTAACATTGCCTGCACCACTAAAAGTAGCACTGCCAGCAGCAGAGCTTCCAGACTTAACTGAAATGGTTCTTGGCGTTTTTAATTGACTAGCCGTATCCGCATTACCCGTGACATTGCCAGTTAAATTACCCTTAAATCCCGCACTCCCAGTTACCAAACCACTAAATGTAACCGCACTCTTTACAGTTTGTGCAGTGCTTGTTGTTTTATCAAGTTTATTATTCGCATTGTCTTGAACTGTTTTAACGGCGGCAGGAGTTGCAGCCGTCATACCTGTTGCCGCGTTCAAAGTGCTATTTGTAGCGTCAGATAATTTTACATCGCCCTGAACTTTATCAGTGGCATCTGGAGCAATGTAAATAGGCTTAAATTCTTTTGCTATTGGGTCATAAACTTTTGCCACAAAGTTTAATTTTTTATCAGCACCATTTGGCATTTTCTCCTACCACCTCCTTATATCTCTTCTGCTTCTTGGTAAGCAATATCTATAATTGTCTCGGCTGGTAAATCCTTATCAAAAGCAATATACCAGCCGCTTTGATTAATTTCGTCAAATTCCAAAATACCAGTTTCATTTACTTTGTAAGCAATGGTTGAAGTGGCATCTTCACCCATTCTAATATCAGTAGTTACCGCTTGGTCTTTTGGATATTCTACAGGCTGTCTGTGCGGAATTTGAATACCGATATGCACATAACTAATATCATACTTTGGCTCAACAGTGATTCTATCACTGGTTGTAAAGGGGCCTTTGTATTGAATTATCTTCAATCAAATCACCCCTTAGTTACTATTCAAAGATGTGTTTTCTGGTGCCCAATAGGTAGGCATTGCATTATCATTATAATACATATTAACCTTATAGAACAATATGCCCTTAGTAGTTAATTTATCTATTTCTGCATCAGTTACTGACTCGTTCGCCAATAGTACATCGCGCATGCCAGAGTCATCTAATGTTCCAAGGAAGAACCATTTGCGCTGATTGTAGTCATACGCATAGAATTCTTTGTTCTGTTTATCAGGATTGCCTGTTCCAATAGGTGGGCTATAGGTAACAATCTTACCTTCCATACTTTGACTATATGGAGTATTTTCTTCACCTGTTAATCCAAGAGGATACAAACTCTGTAGATAGCCGCACACGCCAGTTCCATACTTACCTTCTTGAGCTTCGGTATATGCAGTACCTGAAAGATTTGGGTCATATCCAGCTTCTTCAACCTGTGAACTATCAACATTCAAGCCAATTAACAAACCAGCTTGGTCTTTAATAGCTCCCATATCGCGCCAGTAAATGTCTGCGGCCCAATATGGGTCTTGATTTGTTTGGGGTTGATTGCTACCGTGAACGTAATTATACCATGCAACACCATACTGGTCTTGATGCGTATTTTCATCTAATTCATGGTCTTCATCACCAGGTCTATTCGGATAACGATGCTCTGGGTCATTATAAAGAACTAGTAAGTGCCAGTCAGATGACCGCACGACAGTATCTTCAATAAAGTTAATTGGGTCACCAATAGGCGTTGGTGAAGTCTCTGTATTGTATTTTACAAAGATATGCTTATCATCACGAATTGCAGTATTTAGTGTAACATTTTCGATTACTTTAATCTTAAATGCTGTAGAGTCTGTTCCTGCTTGATTTAATTGAATTGTTTCTCCAGTATTGCAAGTAAAAGTTACAATACCGTCCGCAGTAACACTAGCTTTAGTAATCAACTTTAGCTGTGCATCAAGCAACTCTGCGTTTCCAAAAGGAGCAGAACCAGTTGGAGTATCAGTATTTAAATCTTGATTAGTGTGATGAATATAGATATTACCGTCATCTTCATTGATGTAAATATCATCTGTCCAGTCTAGCTGGGTTACAGAATTATCACCATAATTCCAATCAATTGTAAATCTACCTGTTGCTTGGTCTAGAGTTACACTATCAATCCATTTGATTAGGTTTGTATATGTAAAGTTACCTTCAGAAGTATGCACTAATGTTACAGAGCCATCTTCCGCAAACTGAATATCTTTAATCCAGTCTAAGTCTGTTTCAAAGATTCTTTCATCCCTGTTGTTGGTAACATAGAAGTGACCAGTTTCATTATTTAGATTTACATCATGAATCCACTGCAGAAAATCTTCAACTCTGTAGAATCCTGCGGTTCCATCGTCTGCGGAAATACCATCTGCTTTAACAGGAGTTGCATCTTCTGGCATGTTTGCGGCTTCAGGTGTTCCCGCGTAACTATAAATCAAAGAACCGTCTTCTTCAATTTCAATGCCTTTAATCCAGCTAATATCAAATTCCTGCGTCTTAGTAGGATTGTCATTGTTGAATGTAAAGGTAATATGTCCGCCCGCAGTGCCATTACCTTCTGTTAATGCAACGCCATTTACCCAACGAATCTTCTTAGTAAATACCGCATCATCATCATGCGTATATTCAACAGTTAATGTACCTTCATCATCAACATTGATCGCAGTGATGATATTAAAATCACCAAGGTAAATCATGATTGGCGTTGGATTTAGCTTCTTATCATAGATGTAGTAATCGAATACTACAATCTGACGACCTGCCGCAATATCGTCATCAATACCATCATATCCAGCTGCACCAACAGTGCTTTCTCCAGTTTCAGGATTAACAGTAATAGCACTTGCCGCGTAGATTCTATTTCTATCATTACTTGTAGGTACGATAACCCGCAAGTTTCTTAGCGTATCACCCTTAATACCCTTTGGCAAACCTAAATCCCAATGTTCGTAGAATGGGTGGTCATAGGTATCTATACGGTCAATCTCTGTAGCATCTTTTAGAACATCGCCGTTACTGTCATATGGAGAAGTCATATGGATGGAGTAATCAATTACTGTATAGGGGAATTGAAAACCAACATAGAAAAATGAATCTGGGTCAATATCTTCATCTTCATTAGCAACGTCTCTGCGGATATTGCACCATGTATATTTAATGGTATCGTTATAGACATTTTCTCCATCAACTACAGATTTACCAGGAACCAGTGAGCCGGCACTTTCATCATCTGCATTTGCCGCACTAAATTCAAAAGTCTGAATTGCGGGAGTGCCATCATTATTTGGTCCTGCTACAACACCATCGGTGAGTAAATAACCATTATCATCTTTTCCATATGGATAACGGCGGAAATCATACTCGCCTAATTCCAGTTTAGTTTTTTCTTCTACTTCTGGAATTGTCATTAGTTGGAAGTAAGGAACGCCGCTAGATGGGCCAACTATTTTACCAACATAGATAGCACCACCCATATCGTTTTGATACTCTAAACCACGACGATAGATTTTACCATTGTCTTTATGGTTTTTGTTTGGAGTATCAATTAAACAGTATTCCCCGTACCAAACATCAGTATATGATGGCCCCTGTTTAAAAGCAGACACCATATTAGCAATAGATGGAAAGGATGCACGCAAGACAAAATCTACATGCTGATGACCGCTTCCGTAAAAACTATCCAAAATTATACCCCCTCTTCATCTATAATCTGATAAGTATAGTCCATAGTCCAGTTATTAGACCAATCATTATCAGGAGCAACAATTGCTACTGATTCAATGTCAATTACATCGTCCAACTCATAGTACCCACTCGGCCCGACTTTAATTTCTTCACCATTAATAGCCATCATAAGGCCAGGATGGCTCCAAATACCAATTCTTGAAAGTGTACCGTCTCTATTGATGTTATCTACTTGATTTTCAAGTTCATACAATACAAACTTAACATTCTCTAAATCAACTCTGCGGCCAAAGGTGCCATCTTCACGTTGAATGTTCATATCTTCTGGAGTTCTAGTCATCTGTAATAGAATCCCAGTAAAATTGTCTTCTACAGGTCTAAATACCATTTCAAAGACTCCGTGGTTTACACCAACTTCTTCTCTCCAAGAAGCAACGACCGCAATATCATTAAAATCATAGGTTTGTGTGTAAGTAGTATTACCATTACCTAGATAGTATCTATCATTACTTGCATTGTAATAGATAGCATCTTTAATATTCTTAACACCAGCTTGATATGTCAATGGTAGCATTGCATTTACTGTACCATCTGATTTTTCATATAGAACTACAGTATATACGTTTTCACCAGTTCCACCTCGACCAATAGAAACTTTCTTTAAATATTGATATACTGTATTAAGATTGTCTTCACTTTTAATTAGCTTTAAATCAAATTCCATGTCATAGTTCATATCTTGTGGAATTGAAATTGATAGATAATAATCTCTATCTTTAATAAAAGCTGTTCCAGGAGTAATCAATACATCTTGATAGGAAGAACCTTCGGATGTTCCTCCGCTCATACTAATATTTTTGTAACTAGTCGTAGCAGAAACAGGATTAACACAATTTCTACCAGAGTAACGTATTTGTCCCATCTGATACTCTGCCAATTTGTCTCTCCTTTATCTCCTAAAATTACACTCTTATACATATAAAAAAATGGGCAAAATGTTTCAATCATTCTGCCCATTAAATTAAAATCGTTCAAAGCACTCTGCGGCACTACCAGACATTGTTTGTCCAGGAGAAAGAGGAATGGATAGAGATTTAAGTATAAATGAACCATATGTGTTGGTTGATTTATCATTAATAGTAACTCTACTATTCGGCTCAAGATAATACGCGGGAAGTGCTGTTACAGAAAGTGTCTTTTGATAATTAGTATGTAGATATAATTCATATTTAATTTGGTCGAACGCCGCGTTTCGCCATCCGCCAGTTGCTAACGCATAGTATACATCGCCACTAACTTGCGTCCACTCTTCCCCTTTATCTAAGCACTCTTTCTTTAAATCTTCTAATGTGTCTTCGTCATCGCGATTCAAGAAAACAACATCAGGGATTAAAGGTTGGAATAAACAGTTAATTTCTTCGTCATTAACTACATCCATGCGGCGACCAATGTTCTGAATAGAAAACTCGCCTAGTCCAGAAGTCTGCGGGTCAATGAAGTCTAAGTAGTATACGCCATCTGCTAGTGAAGCAGTTGAAAATTCATCTCCAGACTTTTCTTCCGCATAGAACTTCTGTGTTTCTAGATTGTACATTTGCGGCCAAAAGGCTTCAAGTTCTTGGAAGTAGTAATCTGTATCTACTCTGTTCTTGCGGCCATAGCGCAAAACATCACCAATCCAAGTTTTATCATTAGCAGCTTCTGTATAGTCTAACTGGAGGTTATGATAATACATTCCCGCATCAGTAGCATTATTTTTAGCGAGCATACCTTGCAGATAAATTTCTGTACGCCAATCAAAAACTGTATATCCATCTCCGTCTGTTGGATAATACTTAACTACTGGTAATTGTCTATACTCTGCATCATCCCAAACATAGAAAGCATATCCGCCAGTTACATCTGCGTTTTCTGTTTTGTCCGCAATCTCTTCTTCTGCTTGGTCAATTCTAGTATTTAAATCATTGATATTCTGTTCATTTCGCGCAACTTCTTGCTCTTTAGATTGAATCTGTTCTTTAACTTCGCTACGCTCTCTAACCAAAGTTGCATATTCTTCAAAACTACCACCCTCAACATCAACAGTATTTAATTTATTTTCCCATTCAGAAATCGTTTCTTCATTCTTCTCAATTTCCGCACGCTGAGAATCAATAGTGGCTTTTAAGTTGTCGTTCTCTATTTGTAAACTAGCAATATCTTCATTAAGAACGGTAATTCTAGCAATAACACTATTTAACTGTGATTGCAGTTTTGTATTATCTACTTCTGGATGGTTTTGTTGATTGTTCTTAATTTGGTTTTCTAATTTTAGTCTTTGACGTTTATAGTCACTCAGACTACTTTTCATTTCATTTAATTGTTTAGTTTGCTCTGTATATTTTACAGTATTTTCATTTAATAGTTTTTTAATTTCACTATTCTCTTTAGACAATCTCTCGATTTCTTCTTGCGCAGTGTCGGAAACTAAAGTGTATTTTTTAATCTTAGCATTCAGGCCATTAAGCTTAGTGTTTAATTTTTCTAATTCTTTTTTTAACTCTGCAATTTTGTCTTGCGCGCTAAGCTGTTGGTCTTTATAATCTTCAATAGATTCTTCCAAATCACTTTGACTTGTATCAACCACTCTATAGATAACATTGAAATTCCCAGGAACGGGAAGGTCTGCTTTAGTCCCAGGACGCGTGCTACCACCTTCTGTAACCATATATAACAGAGGAAACGCAGCCTGGGTTAAATCAGTTTGTTCATCTGTGTATAGAAGCAAATCATGATATGTGTTGTAATATGTACCCCTACTATCTGTTCCAAGAGGTTGAGGTTTGTTATCAATAGCTAAATGATAGAATACATCATAGCTAATATCTGAACTAGTCATTTTCCGCAAACCATGAATAACATAGTCATTCTTAATATTATTGTACTGCGGGTTGGCGCTAATACTTACTAGATTTGTATTGTCTGAGAACGTATAAACATCTTTAGAGGTCGCAATGTCTACTAAGTAATCATTAGCATTCATGTCATTGATTAATGTTGTAGCTTGCGTAGTATTTAAATAGTTTTTAATCTCTCTAAAGTGAAACACTCCAAATTCATCATAGAAGTATTCAAAGTTTCCAAGATATTGAACAATCTTATCTAAAACTGAAGTAACAGTTTCGCCAGCGTTTGCGGACAACTCAGAAGTATAGTAGAAATCATCATAAACATAACCTACGTCTTCACCATTACTATAATATGTCCAGTTATAATCCTGTTCATCTTTTGGAATGTCGCCTTGCGGATATGCAACCCACTGTAAACCAGTTGAATCGCCCGCTTGCCGCATAGCTAACGGAACGTCGCCAGTCCATTTCATTACACGTTTAATTCTGAGCGGCACATCCTCAATAACAATATTGTTTAAACTTTCTCCGCCCCAATGATTCACTAACTCTTGGATTAAATCATAGATTAGAACTTTTTCGTAAACTGTTTCCCCAGTAGGTGATTGAGTTTGCATTTCATCTAGGATAACAGTTGATTGGAACATTCCTCCAACTTCACCATTTAGTCCGCACATTTTATCTTTTAGCGTTAAACTGATATTTACGCTTGATGTAGCATTAGAAGTAATTGCAAAGGATGATATAAAGAATACTCCTTGCGGGAACCACAGTATAGGATATTCTTTATATTCATCACTATAATTCTTCACACCAATTTCAATAAACACTTTTTTGTTAATTGAAAAATCAAGTTCTGTATCTTCAACGTCATATTCGCCACGACTAACAGTTGCAGATAGTTGACATGTGCGGCGAACGGAAGAAGAACCGTCCTTAGAAATAGTGCCAGAAGTAAGTTCTCCCGCAATCTCTTTAATCGGTTCTTCTTCCCAGTTTAATAGAGTGATTTTAACATATACTTTTTGATTGACAAAACTATCAATAGTAGCTAGAAAATTTCTGCGTTGCATTTGTGAATTTGCATCTTCATAGTAGCTATCCTGAAGATAAGGATAATTTTTCCGCATTATACCTCCTAACTACGCATAAGTAGATTGAACGACATTGCCTAGATAATTAATCATTCCCTCTATTGGAACATGGGCTACACCAGTACCATCGCTATTTTGTGTAAAATCATACCAATCATCTTTATAGTAAATTTTTAATGTACTATTTACATTATATACGGTATTTCTCTGTGGCTTTGAAATATCATCAATCGCCGCATACTCTTTAGAATCTAGCACAAATTCCCAATCATCTAGATATTCTTGTCTAGAGAAAGCCTTTTGTGTCATACGGCGACCCATGAAGCACATATCTTGAACTGGAACATTCTTAATCATATGTAATACGCCAGTTCCACCTACAAGATAATCATTATACGCATCATCTCTATAGTATTGAATATGCGCAATAGCATAAGGTTCAACGTCAAGACAAATTCCGCGCCAATATTGCATCTGTTGATAATACTGACCTGTTTGCGCAAATGAATATTTAGCCCTAATCTTTTCGCCTAAATATTCTCCATATTCAAACACATCTTCATATTGTCCAATAACAACTCTATCGACTGTTTGCCCAGAAACAATAGTAGAAGTGTTGTTTAGCTCTTTATAAACCATTACATACTCAACAGTTACATTATCCGCAGGATACTGGACACCACTATCATCGCTCTGACCAATATTGCTAAAGTATAATCCAGTAACGTTTAATTTATCAGGGATTTGATAATAACCTCTAGAATTAACGAAGATTGTTTGCGGTTCGTTATTGGTATCAGTAGAGAAACTAAAAGTATATCCAAGTGTTAAGGTTTGGTCACCTTGTACAGTAGCTGGGTCATATACAATTCTAAGATTTCCCGCACTATCTGTCCTATATAGATTTGGTTTATTATTAAAGAATATCTTTACATTCTTTAGGTATAATCCATCAGGAAGTTTATCTGCCAAGACTGAAGCAGAATCATAAACAACTTCGCCATCTTCTCCACCAGGAATTGCACCATACTCTGTGCGGAGACTGTCAAGAATCTCTGAAACAATACTGTTAGTATGTGTGACAGTATAGTTGTATAGTTGACCGACTTTAACAACTTCAACATACTCAGGTTCTGGATCGACTTCACCACTGCCAGTAGTGAGATTGTCAGGCTTAACTACATCAAAAATTCCAAGAGAGTCAAGAGTGGACAAAGAATCAGCTTCTGCAATTTCATAAACAGTTGCAGTAAATGTCCATAGTCTGCGGCCAAGCGTTGCATTTGGGGTTAGACTAATATCAGTTAACATTACAGCCATATTGCCCTCAGTCATTGAACGATAAAGTTTTGGTTTTCCATCGTTCAACCACTTCATAGCTTCTTCTCTGAATTCACGTTCCCACAGCCAATCATTTTGTGTTGTAGTAAGATATGAAGTTAATACCTCTGATTCAGTTAGATAATCATCATAATCATTTCTAACCAAATCTTGAATTCCCATATCGCTCTTATATACTTGATAACGCTGATAATTATCATCAAAGTAATCACGTTTATTAAGGAACTTTTGATGCGCGTCAGCTTCTGAAGAAATCAATCCACTAATAGAGAATTGTTTATAGTTTAAAATAGCATTTTCCGCAAACTTAGGGAATCTACCACCCAAAGTATCAATTTTTGTTCTATTGACTACTGGTTTAAAACTTGAAATACTGTAGTTATATTGAATCTTGAATTGCTGTTCTCCTCTAGAGATAATAGCATCATAAAACTCTGGCATGAATACGTCTGAGCGGTATACTCTAGTTAACCCGCCCACAGAATTTTCCATCTGAATGGAATATCTATACCATACCAAACTACCGACAGTATTATCTTCAAGTGTTAAATCAATATCTCCTGCTACTTTTTCAATATAAAAATCTTCCCAGCTTTCAAAATTGTCAATGCTAGAACCACGCTTAATATAGATTGTACCAAATACTGTTTGAACATTTACAATATGTAAAGTTGCAATACCTTCCTCATTATCCATTTCTACAGTAAGTTCTGGGTCAAATGAAAAATCATCAAGAAAGTCTGCAATTTGAAAATCCCACTGTTTAGAAGTTACATATTGATTTTTTGTACTAATGATAATCTTAAAGACAAACTCTTGATTATTATCTGTGTTTAATCCTTGCAAATCTATCTTGTAATTAATATCATTAGGGTCAACATTGTCTCCAGTATAAATAGTTGGAGATTCTAAAACAACTTCTTCACTATCTGGTTCTAGAATTTGAATTTTGTATGATTGAAGAGTTTCAGTTTCAGTAACGCTTCCATCTCCAAAGAATAACTTACCAGAGATAGAAATAATACCTTTGTTGAATGATTGCGGGGTATCGCCCGCATACAAATCAAATGGCTTAATCTGAATATTTGGTTGTAAAATTGGTTTAATCAAACATACACTTGACCACTCTGAGAATAGGTCTTGATGTGCTAAAAGGTATTCTTGGATAAATGCTTCTGTGCTAGTAGCGGAAGGAGCATCACTTCCGCTGTAGCCATCAAATCTAATTTGTACTTTGTAGAATTGGTTGATGTTAAAAGTATTATTCTTTACCTCTGTTGGGGATATAGATACATAATATAACCCACTAGAATCATCATATTTTAAGTCTTTAAAAACAATTCCACTTAGATTATTAAAAGCATTTTCATTATTTAATTGATTTGTTAAAGAAACATGAACTCTTTTAATCTCGGAAGATGAATTATAAGGAGAAAGAGAGAAATAGATGAAAACCTCCGTCGTGTTTACGAACGCAGGGAGGAATGTCGAAATCGTTGGGGGGTAAAGTGTATTTAACACATTAGCCATGCTCTCTTTCTCCTTCCGTTAACTTAAATCTAGTCCAGCTTGATTATTTGTGGAAGTGTCAATCCACAAAGCAATCCTTGTATTATCTGGTTCAGTATTGCCGCGATATACAAAGAATGAATTCTTCATAAAAGCATCATAGTTATCAAAGAACTGAGCAAGAGTATAATTACCTTTACTTCCTCGGTCATCAATAACATTTTTAAAGGTTACACCGAATTGTTTTATCTCGGGGTCTAGAGTTCCATCTTCTCTTTTAACGGTGAGTTTACTTACAAGATTACTCGTCGCCATCCTGCTCTGTTTCCTCCTTCTCTTCTGGAACAGAAGGAGTCATCGCCGCTTCTAGAAATTCTTGCATAGATTTTTCTCTGATATATCCAAGAGCCTTAGAAAAAGCATCTTCGACAATATGTGCGGGAACTCCATTCTGATAAAGGAGCTGCTCTACATACTGCTGAACAGCTCCCTGTACTTGAATTCGTAGTTGTAATTCGTTCATATTAAATTGTCTCCTTTTATCTCTTTATACTATAAAATTAAGCAGTGAACACTGGGCCACCATCTGCACGAACTTGATCTGTTCTTGTAGAACGAATATGAGAAATGTCCATACCCTCGTATTGATATGTGTCGTAGTTGACTTGAGTAATAACACGACCATAGGGGATAGTGTGATAATGATTTCTAATCATTCTATTGTTTTCTTGAACTTTAGCAGATAGATCAGAAACAGTGGAAGCATCTGCCTTGGTGCTAGCAAGATTATAAGCACTATCAGCTCTTGCTTGTGCTATATCAATATCTCTTTCCGCAGTTGACATTCTACTTCTTAAATTATTTAATAAACTATAAATATTGCTTAAGAAAGAAGATAATTGTGTCCCGCTTGCAGTTCCATTCCAATAATCAAAAGAATGTGTAGTATTAAAAGCAAAATCTCCACCGTAGAGCCACCCATTTACACTTCTAATGTCTTTATTAGCGACTATAGTATCATTAGTACCATTAACAGTACCAACAAAGTAACCCCACTTAGTAGAAATACCTGGAGTTAATGTAACACCAATCAAGTTTCTAGCTGTGCCAGTTGTCTCAACTTTGTTTGTAGAAGCAATGCTCCCATTTGGGGACAGGATTGAAAACATTGAAGCACTACCACCATCTTGACCAATCATGGTGAAGGTAACACCATCATCAGCTTTATTATTCGGCGAATTAGCACTAATCTTAACACCCCTAGCAGAATTAGTATTAATTGTAATTCCACCAGTTTTATCTGTAAAGTCTAAACCATACTGGCAATAGAAATTACTCTTGGTTGCTCTATTTAATTTTAAATATACAGTTTTATCTTTGCTTATAACTGTAAAGTTTGTTGGAGAACCAGTGTTTGTAGTTTCCATTGTAAAATACTGACTTTCAAAAGAAAAATCTCCCTTTGAGGCAGTTACATTAAAATCTCGTCCAACAATATTTGTAATATCTTGCTTTGACTTAAAATTAATATCTGGGTTAGTAGGCATTGTACTAGTCTGAGTAGACAAGGTAAATTGTCCAGTAGTAATATTAGATGCTCTATTTAGAGCAGTTTTTAAATCAAACTTGTCATTGAATGTAAAATCTGCCCCAACATTATTTCCAGAACGAGTAATCTTTATGTATGAGTCATTATGTCCAAAAAATCCTTCTGTATCAGAAATAGAAATTCTATGACTTGAACTATCTACATTCCGCTTACTCTGGTCTGGCGCATACAATGTAATTGAATCACCATATATCCTAATTGGTCTTGCATACTCTAAAGCATTACTGGCTGCGGTTTTATTTGAAATATTTGTTCCAGTAGAGATATGCAACGGTTTAGTTTCTGTAGACCCCTCTGCTTCTGTATCAACAAAGAACTTAAATAGATTCGTACTATCATAAGCAAATTGCGCACCAACATACCTCTGAGCAGCCGCAGAATCCTTAAAAGCCCCTACGAAACCAATTCCCATTGAAGATTCTCCATCCTCAATAGCATTAGTATAGAATTGACCATTTTCATTGATGCCTACTAGAGGATAACGTCTATAATTTCCAGTTCTTTCCCATTTACCAGTTTCTTCATTTTTTTCATAATCTGTATGTCGAAAAATTGAAAATACTGAGTCTTTAGTGGGATCAACCTCCACCTCTAAACTGTCATTCTCAAATAGTGTAGTATTTGCTGCATCAAATTGGATTCCAGAATTCTGTCTATTTAAAGGCTTACCTTTGATAGACATATAAGCGGGATTCGCATTTAAAATAATGCCCTGTGCTTTGGGTGGAACACTAATTTGAGCACCTTGTACAGGATAATCTCTATAGGGTTTACCTACACCATTTACAATTCCTTCCGCAGTATTATCAGGAACTTTGCCACCAGTAGTAGGATCACTAACATTATATAGTGCTCGTGAACCAATAGTCCACATACCAATTTTACTATCTCCGCCAGGGATTAGTTCAATTCTACCTTCAGTATATGCATTATTCTGTGTAGCTTGCTGTTCTGGCAGACCAAACACTGCGCTGCCATCTTCCGCATTCAAGAAGATTGATTGTTTACCGTGGCTATATCCCAAGAGTCCAATATCTTCTTCATCTTGGTCATAGGTCTGAGCAGTACCCATTACAACGCCAGTAAAAGCATTATTTTCATCTTTAGCACCAGCTCCGATTTGCGGAGCAAGGATATAATTTTCATCTTCATTAATCTCTAGATGATTACCGTCCCAAGCATTTAACGACTGTAATCCAAATCTATTGAGTGACATATAGATTGGAATGTATATCTCCACTTCTGGAGTAGAGTTATTATTATATGCAGCTTCACTGGAATAGATTAAACCATGAACTAGATTATTAGCATATGCACCATCATAAGTATCATCTGGTAAAACATATATTCCTGTTAATAACTCAGTATAACTATATGCTTCAACACCATTTTCTATATCTGCTTCAACGTCAATAGTCCTAGGAAGCAATTCCCGCAAACCGTCTTTGCTATTTTTATCATATGTTAATTTAAACGCAGCGTTTGGAGGATTATCTAGATATTTACCTTGTGGCTGTCCACCTTCCGCACGCCAGACAATATATTTTGGATTGTCCTGTGAAATCTCTATATCTCCAAGAGAGATAGAAATACCTTGGTTTTTATTATATAGAGGGTTGCGGCCATCCGCATTATAAGTAATACTTCTAAGTGTTTTTGTAGAATCAATACTTACATGATAACGCTTAGATTGCCCTTGTAAATTAGAATAGTAATAAATTACAGGGACAGGATAGAAAGCGTAATACTCAGAATTGTTTCTGTTTAAACTTTCGTCTGAAACACTAATTTTAGTTGAAGCTTTAACAATTTGATTTCTAAACTTGCGGGACAAGGCATTAGTTGAATTCCAACTGACAATACCATTGGAAACAGTCATGTATTTATTGTTGTTTCCTGTGCCGCCAGAAATTGTCCAATCAACAGTCCCAACTGTTACTTCTTCATTTCTTTGAAATAGTGAAAAGTCTAATACTTTCTCTGTAATAGCTTGTCCAGTATTCCAAGCATAGGATTCTTTTCCATCATTAGCAACATTAATTTCTAATGCTAAAAGTTCCATATCAAGGATTGGAGAATCTGATGTTGGCGAAATCTTAGCAACCATATCAGTACCATTAGTACCATTTTCTCCAACCTTAGTAAATAGGAAGTTTGTATATTCTGTATACTCTTGACCGTAGTAAGTAACGATACATTTGATTTGGTTGTTTAATGCTTGATAGTTATAATCTGCTTCGATGGCAAGTGGATACATTTCAGAAGTGCACCATTCCGCTTTAGAAGTTACAGGATTAATTGTCATACTCTCTGTCCCAGGAGTGACAATCATTGTGTTTTCTAGTGGAACCTGCCATTTAACTTGATATGTTTTACTGTTGACTTCAATTCCAACAGGGTCATAGAAGTGGCAAGTAAGCGGTCTTACTTCCAAAGGGTTTTCATATCTGCTGTCTGCGGGAGATACACCAGATTCGCTATACTGGAATACCTGTTCACCATTTTCAATGATGATATAATAGCTGTTAGGCTCAGCCGCACCTTCGTTTTGTAGAGTAATTTCAGCTGTGCCGATATTATAAAAATCACTTACACTAGAGTCTCTAGTATAAACCGTACATCTAAAGACTGCGCTGGTTTCGATTTGCCGCACATCGTAAGTAAATACGTTGCTTCCAGGTTCAAATGTTGCACCAACTAGCTGATTATCAATTCTGTTTTGTAATAGGTTGATATTGGATTGAATAGATTGTAATTCAGTATATCCAATACCAGAAGCAATTCCCGCATCATACTGTTCTTTTAGTTGGGCGATTTGTTCTTCGAGCTGTTCCGCAGTATATTCAAATGAAATGACTGTACCTTTATCAACTCTAGACCAAATAAACTTGAACCATGAATCAGGTCTTCCTCCTTCTTTCTCAGATTCAAACCCTGATTCTTTGCCATCAACTAAACAGGTCAGTGTTGGAGTGCCACGGTCAAAACTAAACTTTACACCCATATTAGAAGTGATACTTAAATCACGCTTAACAGAATCGTTATAGATTATAAACTCTTCTTTAAGTATCATTGTTTCTTTGTATACTGCTACACAAAGATATTTATTTTCATAGCCTTTATTTTCATCACCATAGGTGTAAAAGTTACATGTATTATTTTTATCTTCTAGATACCTCCAACCAGAGCCACCATACATCTGGTATCCATCTTCCCCTGGAATAATACGTGTATCTTCCACGAACCAATACCACATAGCCTGGTCAGTTAGGTCATCTAATTGCTTCTTCATTGTACCAACAATAGCCAATGAATCCGCATGACTTGTACTCTTAAAAGTAATCCCTTGCGGAGAAGATAGTGTCATTATATAATCTCCATTTTGTGCGGAGATTGTTTTTAGACCATAGATTTCTATGTTCTTAACAAATACATCTTCTCCCCAAAGTTCTGCTTGCGGAACATTGTCCGCATCCACGAAATCATTACAGAAAACCATTATACTTTTAACATATAGGAAGTTTTCTATATCAATGTCGAAGATTGAATATTGTTCAGACCATGCAGTAAACAAAAATGGATTACCGTTCATGTTATTAGTATCAATAACATACGCATATTCTTTAACTGCGGGATTTCCATCTGCATCTACTTGGTCTTTATCAGAGAAAGCTAGTACAAACTGTAGACCATAATATCCTCTTTTGCCTGCGCGGTGTGCGTTGTCTAATCTTGTTTTAAAACTAGCTTCAATTAAAACAGCTTCCGCTTGTTTTAGACTATTGGAAAATTCATCATCATCAAAATCAACTAACGATTCTTCTCTATTATCTCTGTCATATACTAGCACGTAGTTGTCTTTTATATAGGAAGACATTCCAATAGGTAGATTGTTATCTTTATCTTCTACTGGATTCTTACCTAATAGGTTATAGTTACTAAGTGCGGAAGATACGAAAGAAATATTTGAATCATCCTCTAAAGCTTGCGCTTTGCTAACGATGGTTTTCTTCTTTGAAAAATCACCAAGTGGGACAAGCACGTATACAGTAGAACCAGTAGTATAACTAGCATTTTCTAGTGCATACGCATAAAGATTACCACCATTATAAGAGCAAAGATACTCTCCAGTAATACTGTTAGTACATTTTACAATAGTGGCAGTGACAGTTTTGTCTACTTGCATCTTGTCTATGCGGTTCGAAAGGAGGGTGTCTACGGCTGATAATATTGCATCTTGTAAATTAGAAGACATTTTACTCCTTTCTTTGAATCCTATTTAAAAGAAAATCTTTGTTTAAATTTTCATAGTCTGTATATTTTATTCTAATCAAACCAATATTTTTTTCTTTACAATATTGATTTTTTATTTCATCTCTATCTTTTAAAGCTTTAAATTCTTTTTCTCCACCCATTCTTTCAATTGGCTGAAAATGTTGTATCCCATCATATTCGATGCAGCAATTGTAGCATGGAAGATAAAAATCAAATCTTAATTTTTTCTCGCTTTTACAATCTTGAAAAGTTTTTTCTTTTACATATTTAATTGATAATTCATTTAGAATTTTGGAAATTTTTTCTTCTCCTTTTGATTTTAAACAGCCACAAGACTGGGTATGCCCATCTATTAAATCAGCAGTAATAACTTCTATAATAGAACCACATTCACATTGGCAAACCCAAAAACGTTTATTGTTTTTATTTATAGGATATAAACAAGTTAATTTTCCAAAGATTTGATTTGTAAGGTCAAAAGCATTTTGTTTTCCAAGTTGCCTTGCTTTTTCTCTCATATAACACCCACAAGAAATAATCAAACCATCTTTTAAAGGTTGTGCAGGTGTATAATATATATTCCCACAATCACACCTACATTTCCAAACGATACTTTTCCCTTTTCTTTGGTTTGTTCTTTCTAAAACTTGTAATCTTCCAAAACGCTTTCCTGTTATATCTATAATTTTATCTGAATTATCTTTTTGACAACCACAGCTTTTTGTATGACCATTAGCAATAGAGCCTATTTGTGTATCAAACTCCTTGCCGCAAAAACTGCATTGGAATGTACCATAACAAATTTTATTTTTAAGAAAACGTTTAATCAATAAAGTATTGTAAGGACCTATTTTTTGCCCCTCTTCATATTTTCTTTTTGGCATTTTATTTTCTCCACATATCTCCACATATCGTTTTCATAAATGAGTCTGGGAGATAACTATGTGGACAATTATCTCCCAGATATTGTCAAGGAGCGACCTTGACAATAAAAAATAGGGGTAGCATAAATATATACTACCCCTAGTAAAATCTTTTTATCTCATTTATGCTCTGATTATTTTCAAAACTGTGAGATAAATCTAATTATAAAATGCCCAAATTATTTCTTTCTAAAGCTATATTGGATAGCTCTTTCATTAAGTGAAAGTAGAGCAGATTCAATTTCTGCGGCACTATTGGCAGCAGGGAATTCTGCTGTAATATGAACATTCTGTTCAACTGTTTCTCCAGAAGGTTGTGCGGAAATACTATTAGCAATATTGTTAAATGTATCTGCAACAGCTGAACTCTTTAGAGTTTGTACCATTTGCCGCACAATATCAACAGCCTTTAAAATGTTTTCTGTATCTGCGGCATTTAGAACCAGTTCTTTTTGATGTAGATAAGCTAACTTACCGTTCTTAGCATCACTATTTCCATCACTCCAAGAACCTGTATAACCGCCAGTGTCATAACCAATCAAACTATAGGAACTAAATTTATCACTGCCATAGTTGACTAAGTTCCCTGAACTCCAGTTTTGGTTAATAATATCTTGAACTTGTCTAGCGAAACTAGAACCATATGCGCCGGTTAATTTACCGCTACGAGTTGGGTCATTACCCCAACCACCGGCCCATCCATAAGTCCAAATGTTTTGAGCAATACCCCAAGCAAGGTCATTCTGAGAATATCCAGAACCGCCAAAGTTACTACCTCCACCACCAGAGCCACCAGAACCGCCAGGATTTTTCAGTGCGGCATTCTCTGCTTTTAGGGTTTCAATTTCAGCACTGAGATTAGCGTTTTCTTGCTCTTTAGCGGTTAAGTCAGATTGTAACTGATTGACTTGTTGTTGATACGCACGCATTTCATTGGTTGTGTCAGCAATCTTTTCCCGCATAGACTCAAGTTGGTCTTCATACTTTAAGATAATACCAGAATCGCTTTCTAGCTGATTGATAAAATCAGAAGTCGCTGAAGCAAGGTCTTTAGTTTGATCTGTAACTCCTGCAATCGTATCTCCCATATCGCTAAAGTCTTGATTAACTTCACTAGCAATAGAATCAACATTCTCCTGGAACTCTACACTATTTTCAATCAACTGGCTGAAACTATCATCTGTTGACATGTTAAAATCATCAAGATTAAATAACCAATTGCTTAACGCAGTGGACCATCTATCATCAATTATATCGAATGCTTCAAGATTTCCGTCCTTGACTTGTTCAAGAACATCTTCAATTCTGCTCGCATTTTCATCAGTCATCATCTCTGCCATGCCGATAAAGTCGTTGATGATATTTTTCTCAGATTCACTTAACTGTTCAGCAGTACCCGCTAAGTACTCCTTTAAACTGTCAATAACAGTTTGTGTACGCTCAGTCTTTTCATCTAATGTTAAATTAGCATTAGTCCAAATATCATTTAACAATTGTTGAGCATCCTGAAGTGCGGAAAGTGAGTCAGCTTGCGTCTGTTGCATTTGTTCTTTGGAAAGATTATATGCATTATTTTGAGCATCAAGCAAATCACCTTCTGCAGCAGATACATCGCCTTCGTCCGCAGTATATACATAACTGTAATTACCTTGGCTATCACGACGAAGCTGCATTTGTGACTTATTGCGTTGCGCTTCTTCTAGAGCAATTCGTTTCTGTAGAATTTCTAGCTGAGCATTAGCATAAGCAACATCATACTCTGATAATTTATCCTTTTCCTGCAAATAATTAAGCTGTTGTTTCATTTGTTCAGTAATCATTTGCTGAATATGTAAATCATCAGTATTATCTAACATTTCAAGATATTTACCTTGTAGCTTTTGGGTTTCATAGGCTGCGTTAACATCATCTAAATAATAATCAGCATTTCTGTTAATTAGCTCCCATTCTTCAGCAACCCAATCAAGGTCTGTTCCTCCAAAAGCGTTGGAAGTCCAAGTATCTAGAATGTTATTTACTGTATTTTCATACTTCTCTTGGAGATTATCCAAAGATTCTTCGACCAAATCATTTAGTTCAGATTGGGTATCCATTATTTGTTCATTAATGGCTTCCCACTCTTCTGAACCTTCTTCCATCTGGTCACGCAACTCTTTCCAATAGTCTAGAGTTTGTTGCATCTCATTGATGGAAGCTAAGTAGTTTTGATTCTGAGCATCATAAATCATATTAAGTTCATTATAGGCTTCATCGCCATGAATCAACTCAATAATTTCGCGCTGATGGTCTAATTCATCAGTAATATTTTCATATTGCTCACGACGCTTTTCAATCTTTTCCGTAGTTTCATCAATCATTGTTAAGATTGCATCATGAAGGTCTTCATAGTGTCCTTCATAATCACTTAACAATCCAGTAGCTTGGTCATAAGCTTCCTTTGCAGCGTCATAAAGGTCTGCGGAATTTTCTCCAAAGATAGTAGAAGTACCAGTTTCTTCGTACTGACGAATCTGTTCTTGAATGATACGCATATTATTAAATGCCATATCAAACAGACCAGTACCGCCAGCTTCCATAGAACCAGCACCAATTTGCTTGCGGGCATTCTCCCACATAGCAATATCTTGCTGAATTCTTTGACGTTCTTCATTAGAAAGCAACCCAGAATTTAATCTATCGTTTGCACGCTGGATTAACGTATCATATAGGTTGCTTGCAGATTCATTAGCAATGTCAAAGTAAGTAGCGAGGTTTGAAGCCGCAAGTTCAGCATCCCGCAACCCAGTATCTTCACCAAAGTGTTCAAATGTATTATTAAATTCATTTAAACTCTCTTGGAGGTCTTGGAGATTATCCACAGCTTCAATTGAGGTATTCATCATTTCAATGCGAATATCTTCAATCTGGTCTTCTAAGTCTTCTAATGTATTTAGAGTTTCTTGAAGGTCGCCTGCCCAAAGTTCATCATAGCGCTGATATGTTTCATTGAAGTTATCAAGAGCATCTTGGGCATCTTCAATTTGTTCTTCTAGGGCCTCCTGACCTTCCTCTGTGGTAGTATTGTTGTATTGATTGATTAGACTATTTACTTGGTTAACTAGTCTATCGTGGGTTGTCGCATAGTTAGTAATAAATCCTTCAGTGTCGAAGGTAATACCATATTGGCTTGAAAGTTCATCCCTAAGCTCTTGGGCTTCTTCTTTCTGAATTTTTAGTTTTTCTTGATGTAAAGCAATTTGACGATTTAGAAGTTCAACTTCTTTCTCCATATCGTCAGCCATGTCAAAGCCAGTTAGACGTTCGCGGTCAGCATTTAATCTATCATAGCGATTTTCCGCGTCCTCTAACATAGTGTTGACACGTTCATAGCGGTCTAGTTCGTCTTCAATAGGGTCTTTGGTTTTAGGTTCATAAGAAGAACCTCCGCCTCCCCCTCCGCCAGAACCACCAGAACCTCCGCCGGAACCTCCGCCAACATTTCCCGTATATCCAGAACTTCCTCCTCGATAGGTCAAATCTCCCATCTGGAAAGTCGGCAAATTCACTGTTTGAGTTTCATAATCAAGAGACGTTAGAACTCTACCAATTGCACTTGCGAAAGGCCCCAAATCACTTGAAAAATTGCTATCAACAGTCGAAGAAAACTTTGGAATCTTGACACTAACTGGCTTATATTCAACATGCGCGTCAATGCCAAGTTCTGATAAGGCCGCAAAAATTGCTTCAATGTCCTGACCACTTTTAGCAGTTTCTGCTACCATCTGATTCAAACCATCAAGAAATTGTTGATTGTTAATAGAAGCGCCAGCTTCTAATTCAGGGAGATAAGCATTACAATACTCAATAATACTTGACATTTGATCCCAAAGTTGAGGTTGAGTATTTTCATCAATGCCTGCTCTAATCAGAATTTGTTGAGCAGCTTCGCCTCTTAGTCGCTGCAATGCATAAACGTCTCCGTTGATTGCTTTTTGAAGGTCATCGAGATTTTTTGTAACAAACTCCATTTTCATATCTTCTGACCATTCAGACATATCTAGATTGAGCAAGTGCTCTATGCCTGGGATCAAAGACTCAACTGCTTGTTGCTGCTCGTAGATAGAAGATGAAGAGTCTCTTAGAACTGCAGCAGCATCATCAAATACACCTTCGAGTTCTTCTGCACCTTTCGCACTTTCATATAACATAGCAGTCATGCTATCAAGAGCTTGTTCGTTATCTGCGATTCTTTCATCCACTTCTTCAGTGGACTCTCCGTTTTCAACTAAAGTTTCTCTCTGTGCTTCTAATGCTTTCTTGTTTTCTTCTAATCGTTTAGAATAGCCTTTGAATTCATCGCTAGAACCTAATAAAGCTTCTTTATAATCGTCAAAATCTTGAGTGGTAACTTCCAATTCTTCTGCTAAAGAAGTAATTTCAGAGTCATCTAAAAAGTTTGAAAGAGGAACTTCTTCATCATCTTCAACCTTGTAGCGAAGAACAATATCGTCTAATTCTTCTCCAGCATTCAAAGAAGCGATAATATCATCTATATTTTTAATTAATAAATCAGTGTTAATACTAGCTTTTAGTTTAATTAGAGTGTCATCTGAAATATTAGCATCTTCGATTTTTTTATAGATTTCGTCAGCATATTCGTCGGGATTGACACCTTCAGCTTCCGCCAACTGATAAGCTCTTTGAGAAATACCTAATTGAGCCTGTTCTGCCGCTGACGCTTCTGCTAATTTTGCTGAGCCTTCTACATCCGCAGAAGCCATGCCCGCTATAAAAGATTCAAGCATATCATTAGCAGCGGATTCTCCAAAATCCTCAAGCCAAGATTCATACATACCAGTTTCTTTTAACTGATTTCTGTATTCGTCTAAGGTTCCACCTTGGAATTGATACTGTCCCTTGTTTTGATTTTGAAGAAGTTCTGCATTGACTCTACTATCTAAGCTACTCTCATAAGTAGCTCTCTCTTCAGAAAAACTGTCACTTAAATTTTTTGCCCAATCATATTCTGTCTCTAAAGAGGCTAATTTTTCATTAAGAGAAGCATAAATTTCAGTGCCTTTTTCAGCTTCATTTAATCTCTCTTTAGTAGCATCAATTTCTTCTTCATAGATACCCATCATAGTATCTAAATCTTGTAGACGTGTAGTTGTGTCTGAGTTGGCTGTAAAATTAAAAGCATTTAAGCCACCAGTGATACTTGATGTTTCTCTCTCTAATCTTGTTTTAGCATGAGAATTTTTATTGAGAATTAGACCCTCTCCAATAAAAGAAGTTAATTCTACATTCTCACCCATTGCCTTAGAAAGTTCATCTCTAGCAGAAACACTTTGCTCAGTTATATCTTTTACATTTTCATCAATCATTGATTGAGAGACTTGCTCAAGTCTTTGAGCGTATAAATCCCAAGCATCTGCTGCCGAGTATACCTTCAGTTGCTGGTCGTCAAGTATTCCATTTAATTCTTCAGCATTAGTTTTTAAAGAATCTAAAGCAGTGCTATCTCCCTTTTCATATAAATCATAAGCTGTTTTAAAATTATTAACGGCCCCAGTTAAGGAAGAAAGATTGTTTTCTGCTTCTGCTGCTTGATCTGCAATCTCTTGAACTTTCTGAGTATGTTGCTGCTCTAATGCAGAAAGAGCTGTTGATAAACCTGTAATCGCTAATAAAGCTATCATACCAGGACCGCTTGCTAGCCAGCCAATAGCGGCCCCTAACAATCTTACACCACCTGCGGCTGCAGAGCTTGCAGCTCCTAAAGCTGCATTTCTAACAGTTAAAACAGCAGAAGATGATGCTGCAGCTTTTCCAGCCGTAGCATTCGCTGTTTCTGCTGCAGTTAAAGCCGCAGTACTTATAGTAGCAGTTTTAGTTTCTTTATCAGAAGTCTTTAAACTTTCTGCAAAATCGCTAAATGTCTTACCTATGTTTAAAGATTTCAACTCAGCATATCCTGAAATTAGCATAGGTAAATTGATAGCCAAATTCATTATTGTTTGAGAGAGTTTTTCTCCAAAGGTTGTGTCCGCATTAGACCATAAGCTACCAAGAGATTGGAAAGATTGCCAAGTAAAAATTAATTGACCAACAGCGCCTGTCGCATTTACGACATCATTGATATTGAATTGTCTCTCTGTTGATAAAGAATCTGCAGTATTAACTCTATCTTGAGCATTCTGTCTTTCTTGGTTTGCGATCTGGCTTTGCTGAGTTCGTTGAAGAGTTCTCGGATCAGTGAAAACTGCCATATCTAACATTTCTGTTGTCTTTGCAGATTCACTTAATAAAGAATGAAAAGCTTGTCTTAGTTCTTCAATTTCTTTTTCAGACATATCTGTCTTAATATTATTGGATGCCTCTCCGACAGCCTCCAATGCCTGTATAAACGGCTTAAATTCTGAACCTTTAAGCGAAGTCTTAAGATTGCTAGTCTGTCTTAGAAAAGCTATAATATCGCCATTAATTTTTTCTAAAGATGCCCCACCCTCTTTTCCGAGAGAATCAAATCTTCTAGTAATATCAGATACTGTAGTATTTAGTTCTGCAAATTTATTATACTGGTTAGAAATTGTGGCAACATATCCTTTAGATTGACTGGCGTTTTGTAGATCTTCTATCTGGTCATCTCCTAAAGACATATAAGCAGTTGAGTCTACTGTTAAACGACCATTCTCGTCTCGGCCAATTTTAACTAGATCCTCTGACGGAGGAAGTTCTCCTTGTGCGATATATCTTTGTCTGTTAGCTTCGTTTACAGCTTTTGCTGCAGAAAGAATCTGTTTTTCAATATCTAATTCTTCATTTTTTAAGGCTATTGTTTGGTCAATATTTTGATTTCTCTGGGTAATCTGTTGTTCAGAAAGTTTATCACTGTTAGTTAAACCATCAGAAATATATTTAACTAAATCAGCATTTCTTCCTTCGTTAGCATTTAACCCACTTTGTTGTAGAAAATCCTTGGCTCTCTGTTGATTAATTTGAATCTGTCTATCAGACTGTCTGTTATTAATAAAATTATTTAATCCAGATGCGATATTATTGCTAAAAACTCTAGTAGCAATAGCTCCAATACCTTGTAATACTACTCCGCCTCCGCCAAGAGCATTAATCCATTGATTTGTCAAATCAAGTATTTGAGTCAGAGCGTCAATCATGCCATAAAAATCATCAGTATTAAAAATATCATTAAAAATACTTTCAGCAGTTGCTTGAAGTTGATTTAAACGGCCTTCCATTGAATTAGCATAAATTTCTTGCATCTGGTCTGCTGTACCTTCAGCATTTTGAGAAGCCCCTAAATAATCTTGGTACAAGTCAGAACGATTCATCAAAGCTTGAAATCTTGAAAGCTGATAACGACCTGCAATAACAGTAGAAATAGCATTTTGCTGTGTTTGATCTAGCTGACCCCACACTTCCATCAACTGTTCCATAATATCGCCGACATTATTCATTCGACCTTCGTCATTTAGAACTTCTACGCCCACTTTTCCAAGAGTCTCAGCAATATTACCAAGATTTACACCATCTTCAAGAGTATTGCCCATACTAATGTCCGCAAAACGAGAATAAATAGTCTTCAGTGCGTTACCAATATTCTCTGGCGCTTCACGAGTAACAGATTCAATTGTGGCAATCTGTGCATTTAATTGGTCTAAAGTTACACCAGTAGTATTTGCGGTTGACGCTGCTTTCTGCGCAGCAGTTGCTAGTTCCTCAACGTCGGCCGCAGATACGTTAGCTACATTTGCCCAAGAGTCCATTGCAGCATCAATCTGTGCTAAGTCGCCTGTAAAATCATAGGCATTCATAATAGTAGTAATCTGGTCAGATGTAGTGGGAGTATCCTGTTGTGAAATATTAGCTAATTGAGTAGAACGCTTAGCCAACTCAGAAGACATATCTGTATTAAAGCCTTGCTGTGCGAATACTAAAGCAGCGTCTGTCATATTAACAGTCGTACTACTTAAAGCTTTTGCCGCATCATTAGCAGATTGTGCGAATTCGTTCATCTGCTCTTTAGACTGTTGGGTAACCATCATAATATTAGTTAATGATGTATCCAAATCCCGCACATACTGAACAGTTTGATGTGCACTGTTTAAAACGCTTTGAAAACCACTAGCAACAATGCCCCAGCGAACAGTATTGCCAATAGTGTTAAAGAGTTTATCTGTGGTTTTACTGACAGACCTAATGCCAGTATCTATCTTCCCTAAACGACCAAGAGTGTCATTAAAAGCTTTTTCCCCAGCAGTCCCGGCTGCAAGGAAAGAAGCTCTAAGTTCTCCTAATGATAAATTTGCATTCTTTAATCCCTGTGTTACCTTAGACATATCAAGCATACCAAGGTTTGCATTAAAGGATTGATTTAGTATCTGTCTTAAGCTTGAAATTTTTTGAGTAGCATCTCTATAACTTCTGTCTGAAATTAAGCTAGATGCTGACATTCTAGTTAATTCAGCTTCAACATTTCTAATTTCCGCCTGTAATTTGGCAATACCACTAGCATCTAGTGTTGTCTGAATGTTATAAGAAACAGTATTGCTATATTTTGCCAAACTAATTCACCATCCTTATATTTTCCAAGAGCCAGTGATAATCACAGGCATCATTTTATCTCTTAATTAAGGCAAAAAAAAATAAAGCCTACTTTTATTCAAAGTAGGCTTCTTTAGTTTATTTTAAAATGACCACTATTCAAATAGCGATTCGGGACTTGCGGGCAATGCTTCCTTTTCATCTACAATCTGGTTATTCATTCCCCACTTTTCCGCAATCTCTTGGACTTCCTTTACTCCAGACTGCACTGTTGCAGACTGCAGCTGTTCAGCCGCAGCCTTTACAATATCGCCACTGAACATCTGAATGGTGTCAAGTAACCCGCGTGCGGAATGTGCATACTCGGTATATTCATCGAACCAGACCTTGCCATTTTCCGCAAGCATCTCTAGGTCAGTCTTAAAATCTTTAGTCATATTATCAATTACACCCTCTTGGACTAATTTATCCCAAGCAGTATTAATATTCTCTGAAACGATATGACTAAACTCTTCCTTTTGTTCTGGATAGAGAATAATTGCTGCGAATAGATAAAGTGCACGATTAAAGATAAAGCTGTTCATAAAACCATTATCATTCGCAGCTTCTGTAGAGAACGCAATAATATCATACATGTCCTGTGTGGATAGACTACGTTCCTTTTCTAATGTTAAATCAATGGCCATTGATTTATACCTCCTTGTATCTCCAATATTTTAAATTTACTATAACATAAATTTTTATTTATGTCAATTAAATTAAAGACAATGCAACCACATTTAATTTTATAGTTACTAAAGTAGAATTAAATTTAGATGTTAAATCAGATTCCCATGCGACTGAACGTTTTTGCGCCATTTGCTTTCTATACATATCTGCAATAGAAGAAGTATCACCATCCCAGGTATACCAAGGTAAATCACGATAAAATCTATACCGTTGTTTTCCCCCGTCATATACAATAGCACTAGGGTTGTCTATAACTCGATTCAATATTTCTTCAATTCCCCAAAGCTTATTTTCTAAAAGGAATAATGCATTGTTATTATATCTAGAGCCATTTCCTGCTAGGAAATCAATAAAATTTAAAGTTACAACATAGTCAACTAAAGAGCGCCAAGCAGATGCTAGCGTATTAGGCCCTGAATAATCATCACCCAATTCATTCTCTTTTTTCTCTCTACCAGAAGCAAGACTATAAATATAATGCTTACTTAAATCATGGTTTTTATTTCTTGCATTGTTGAACAATGTTTGTAAATTCTTAGAGGTTTGTAACTTAGCTAATCTATTCTTTATTTGTCTAGAAGCGGGTTGTGGCAACTTTTTTATGCTTCCACCAAAGTTTAGAACTAGACCATCATCCGTCAGAACAAAAGAAGCGTCATTTTTATTAAAGCTAATCGTAGGAAAATTCTTTTTTGCAAGTTTCTCTAACTCTTGATCTACCTTTTGAGAAACATCAACAGACAAAAACTTGCCAGATGCGTTTGTGTAAACAGGTGTTACTTTACTCCCACCAGTTAAAGCTGAAAATACCTCTGTGGTCGCGGCAGCTCCCTTTTTAATTGCAACCTCTAAAGCTCTAGTTGCTGCTACTTCATAAGCAAAACCGCCTAGATGCGAAAGGTTCCCCCCAATTTTTCCAACTAAAACAGCAATTAAATGATTAGTGCTTTTAATATTGGCACCTTTTGCTGCACTTCCCTTGCTAGTTGAGTAAGTTAAACCTTTTGTGGAAGTTATTCCAAGAGAAGGAATTAAGTCTATGGCGGCTTGAATTCTTGCGTAGGTTTTTATTATATTCCGCTCTGCTTCTGAAAAATTCTCTGTAGGAGATATTTCTACCAAATCAGATTTAGAAGTAAGAACTCTTTTTAATAGCTCTGAACTAGAGATATTTTGCTTAGTTGAAGCATATAAGTTTACAGCATAATTTATTGCATTAGGATAAGCTCTAGAGAGGAAATCAATCATATCATCTAGGGCTTTTTGAGATGTTGTTTGACAATTACTTAATTGAGAAACTAACTGTTGCCCCAATGAAGCAGAAGAAACTGCCCCAGAAGTAATTTTACTACCCAGAGTCCCCAATTGTTGAAAAGAATAGTCTCCAATACCACTTTGCGCAGACGAAGTAAAAATTGTATTACCTTGTAATTGTGTGGCAATTTCTTGAGACAAATCTTGACCACTCAAATTATTTTCTAGTAAAGACATAATTTCTTGAGCTTGAGGATTTGTGCTTCCCGCAGTCATATTACTTCTACGAATGTTTTTATATTCTTTTAGCTGTCGTCTAAGAGTTGTTTTGTTTGCTTGCTCGCTATATAATCTAGCATCGTATCCTGAATGTGCAAACCAATAATGGAGATAAAGCATATATCACCTCCTTATATGCCAAAAAAGGGGTACTCCCGCAGGAATACCCCTTTCAATTATTTTTTAGACTCCAGGAGCAAAAGTTGCTTCTTCGCAGTTTACAGTGTAAACCTTGCCCTTAGCATTTTCGACGTCACCTTCAGCAGCTGTCTTGGATTCGTAAACTCTCATTTGACGAGTCTTTACTTCGTTGCTGAACGCTAGAATTAATCCCATTGTAGTGTCGGTGTCGCCAGTCTCGCCAAAAACATTGATTTTATCAGGACCGGCTAGAGTCTTCATCTTAATAGCTTGACCTTTTGTACCAGTTAGAGATACGGGAACATAATAATCTGTTTGGTCGGCTCCCACAAAGGCTTCATTCCAATCAGGAACGTGGTTGATTGTACCGGTTACTTTGATGGTATCCCCTTCTAGAGTAACGTTCCCGTCCGCCATAAGCTCGGAAAGCTGCTTACCAGCAAATGTACCAGTTGATAGGGCGCTGGCAGCTTCTACGGAGCCAGCCTGATTAAAACCCTGGTCGTCACCCTCTTCTTCAGCATTGAAGATAGATGCCTTATACCACTGGTCTACATCATCGTCAGAAGTACGATTCTCGTGACCCATTACGCTCTTGGTACGATAGTTGTGTGTAGCAGCATCATTATCAAGAACCTGAAGGATAGCCATTACCTTCTTCTTACGATTGAACTTAGTATAAGCAGGGAAGCAGTCAATCGTGAAAGTAAAGGTTGAAGGATCGCCACTGTTAGCCATTGTGAATGTGAAGTTGGACTGAATCTTACCACGAGGAATTACGAACTCAGCAGGTAGGTCAGAACCAGTTTCTTCATCACGGAATAGTGTAGAAGCTTCAATGTAGTAGTAGCCAGCGAATGTCTCAGCATCAATCTGCATTTCATAAGCGCCCTCAGTATGGACTTCATAGCAGTCAATGCGGACAGTATCGCCAACCTTTACAGGCTCGTCCTGACGTGGGTCGCCTGGATTATCAGAGCCAATAACAAAGCAAATTGTCTTGCCATCAGCCTGAACTTCGCCAACACCATTAATAGTAGCAGCCTCAAGAGAAGCACCATCTTCACCAAGAATCATAACTTGCTGGTCAGTAACGGCAGATAGATATTCAGCCTGAGCACCAGCAGAGTCAAGAGTGATAGGATAAACAGGAGCTTCCTTAGAAACTACTAGAGTAGCACCATTGCGGTCTTCATCGCTTAGCTTGGCAACAATCTGCTCGCCAACCTTTTCCGCAACCATATCATAGTTAGTATGGACATATACCTTCTGAGCGTCGATACCCTTACCCGCGTCAGCATCGCGGCCCTTTACAACACCAGCACCAGAAAGGATGCTGAAGCTGATAGGAGACATTAGAGCATCTTCTAGAGTGAAGGTAAGAGTCTTCTCACCATCCCAACCAATTAGACGAGGATTACCTTGACCCATATACATTCCATTTAGTTCGCTAGGCTAAATGCGTTTTCTAAGAAACTGCTATGCGTCACCGCATAGATTAGACTATATCTTATTCCTTTTCAGGAATCCGCCCATTTCGACCGCCAATCGCTTGCGGCCTACGTCTTTCGACTAGTCGTTGAACATTCAATTAAAAATCAATATCTTGAGTCAAATAAACCCAGTTCCTTTTATTCTTAATTGCAGAAATCGTGCTTTTAGAACACCCATATTTCTTCATTATTTTAGAATAAGGAACGTGATTAAGTAAATCATTAATAATGTCTAATACCTGACACTCCTGTAGTTTACTTGCAGGATTGTCTTCTCCTTTTAATCTTGCGGCCAATCCAATCTTCACTGCATGAATTCTATTCTCCTGGTTAGTACACCACTCAAGATTAGAAAGAGAGTTATTTAACTTATTTCCATCAATATGATTTACTTGAAAATTAGCAGCGTCTTCGCGAGGGCTAAAACATAACATCACTAGTCTGTGACGGAAAAATGCTTTAGAACTTCCATCTTTTAAGACCAGTCCATTCTTTACATACCCAGCCTTAACACCGTCTTTTAATTTTCTTTGACCATAGTCAGTAAAAAGCTCGCCAGAATCACTAATGTAATAACGATCTTTTACTTCAGGGATAAATTTACTAATTTGTAATAACATATCAGTGCCTTTTCCTAGAATTATTTTTAATTGCTTTGCTGCTGATTTTCTTACAATCGTAATCCAAAATTGTAAGAGGTCCCAGCAATTAGAGCGGTTTTCACTTTATCCTTACGAATAAAGGGAGCCGTCATTGACCCTGTGCATATACAGTAGTAGCCGCACCCTCAAGACTAGAAGTCTTGGCAGTGTCGATATAGAGCACTGGCTGATATGCATCAAAGTGTTGGTTTCCAATGTCTACAGAGGTTAGAGGCTTGAAAACAACATCACAGATTTCGCGAATACCGAATCTATTCATGTATTTTCTCTCCTTACAATAATAGAAAAAATCTGTATACATCTTTTTCCTTGTTAGAAATACCTCACGCACTAAGTATTTCAACATTTATATATAAAGCGGTTGCCCGCGTTATATCAATACAAATTATCCATCCAGTTATCAGGCTCTTTCATTTTACTAACATCCATCATTGGAGTAGTAGCAATCTTTTGATATAAATCAAAAGCAATTTTCTTACCATATCGAATAAACGTATCATATAACTGGAAAGGCGTATAATTAAACAAAGATTCTAGAGATATATTCATTCCAACAGACAGAATTGAAACATAGTTTGTAAACAAACTTCCTGTACCTTTATCTTCTTCTAAGGCAAGTTGCTGTCTAATTTGATTACCACGTTTTAATTTTTCCGCGATCCGTGCCGCCGCGTCATTTGCAGGATTATAATCTTGTGCAGATTCACTACCTTTTGGAAGAAAAAGCATCTGTAAAGTGTTTTTGAATTCTTCAAAATTCATTGGATTAATCTGCCCAACTATTCGTTTATTATCTCCAATTAAGAATGATATACATCCTGGGTCAAAACGAACATTATATTCTGGAAAGATTAACTTAAAGAATTCCAACATATCTCTTTTTAAGTTATCATCTTCATTTAATATTACCATCAATACTTGAAAATCTTCAAGCATTGCTAATCGAGAATTGCCCTCTTTAATGGGTGAAACTGTTCGTTCAATGCCTGTAAATATCTGCACACCCATTAAGAAGTTATCTTCTCCAAAAGCACAAATATCTTTGACAGATGGCTGTGACACTGCAATATTGCAGTTATTTACTTTAACAGGCCATCCCGCGTATATCTGTGCCAAATCTCCTTTTATCGCCATATATAATCACCTACAGATTAGTTAAATCATTAGGTGCTGGATAATCATTATCTCTATTCTCTGAATCATCAGCTTCACTGTGAGTTGCTACATATCTAAGTAATACTCCGCCCAGATATTCATTTAGCACTAATTGACTAGCTCCAAGGAACTGCAAAGTACCAATCCCAGACAAATGTGATTCATTCAAAATACCATCAATATATCCCGCAATCATCCAAGGACGTAATTGATAATCTTCCATATCCCAATAGTCAAGGTGTGAGATAATTGAAAAACTAATAACACAGTCTCTATATCTTGGATTGCTAGTTGGTACAAAGTCATCAAATTCAAGCATGATATATGATTTTACTTCTTCATGCTCTCCAAAAGATAGCTTAGGAATAGTTTTAATAAACTGTTCGTCCCGCATATCTTTAATAGTGTATTTATCAATTGTAGTTTGATATTGTACTTGATTTCTATCTAAACAATCTGGAGCGTTAATAATCAAAAGTCTTTTTAATTGGTCACTATAAGGTTTAGATTCTACTAAAAGCTTTCGCCAAATAGTTTCTTGGTCTTTATTAATAGAAAGGAAGGTAGACTTATAATTAGTCTTTAAAAGATTAGATGCTGTCTTTTTCATTCTACCTCCCTTATAATGATTTAATTTCTACTTCTAGGCTAGTCTCTTCTCCATTTTCCAAGAGACAGAACAAAGTAAACTCACCCTTGCGGCCAGTGGTGATTTCTACGCTACACCAATCATCGCCACAATCAATAATTTTAGCAACATCAGACATAGCTTCAATAGAGAACGAACCTGTACCATGCTTTAGCCAGTATTTGTGCGTATCATAAGGATATACAATTTGCGGGCCTTGGATAATTGGTTTTTCCCAATCAACATTTACAATTAGTGCTTGATCGCCATATTCCAAAGTAAATGGTTTAACTGTCCCCGCATGAATCTTGACCTCGCAAATGCGGCCATCCTGTTTAACACTTTCTATTTCTACTCTCGGATTATCTTTAACTTCCCATTCGTACTTTGGATTATAATATAATGGGTCAATCATATATCCAACAATAGAATCTGGCTTTACTAAACTCTTTCCAATAATAGTTGGAGCAGGGTCAATTGAAACATCTGGATTCTTTTGAATCTTTGGAAGCTCTTCAATTGTATTATCATAATATTCTTGAACTTCAAGTTCGATAATACCTGGGACTGAAATAGAGTCCGTTACTTGAACCTCCCACTCATGTCCGTCAAGTTTCATTTTAGTAAAACGCTTAAAGTGTTCTTTAGTGTTTTCGTCATTTTTAATATAGATAGTACCAGAAAGATTCAATTCATTAACATTGATTTGATTCTTTTGGAACCAACGTAAATCTGTTTCTGTTGGACCTTGGAAGTAAATCCAATATTCTTTGCCATTTACTTCATAAGTATATCGACAACGAATAATTTCTGCCCTTAGATAAGCTGTCTCTGTAAACACTTGGAGATATACCATCCAATGAGTGCCGTCATCTAATACTTCAAAGGTATCTCCAGGTTCTAATCCACTGTCAAATTCAACAGAGATATACTCTTTATCGTAATCTGCCTTGAGGTTATTACTATTGATTAAACAAGGCCATGCCGCGTGTAAAGGAGTCTTAATCATTCTTGAATTATAATCATTCTTCAAAGCCCATTGTAAAGACTTTAGTTTTTGTTGATTAATCCTCCCCATTTGAGTTCCACCTAGAGCTTCAATTCGAGCCGCAAGTGTTTGCATTGACATAGCAGCCCTCCTTTAAATCTTTTGCTCTAAAGAACTAATCATAGAACAACATTCAAATATTGTTCTTCTATAATCATAAAATTCAAGGTCATTGCCGAGTTCAAGCATACCTTGAAGTTTACTAATAATCTTTAATCCTTCACTTAAATCTGGGAATAAGTGTAATAATCCCACTAATTCAATTAAAAGAGTTGCCAAAGGTTTTTGCCAATCTTCACCCTCTTCCCGCAAAGGAAGTAATCTATATATTTGATTTAGAATTCGTTTTAAATTATATTTAACAACACTGGAGTCAATATTTAAACTATCATCATATATTACATACATATTACATTGGCTCCATGATTTGTCTAAAAGTAGTTCTCATGCGGCCATTCGCATCTTTCTTTCGCCTACAATAAAGTCGTTGTAGATGAAAACCTTCGCGCTCATGGTCTTTCTTTAACTCCAAAAGCTGCTTCATATGTGAAGCCTGAGAAGTGAAACTAAAATCACTTCCACTATACTTTTGCCGCACAAGGTCTACGTTGGCTAGTTGGAATCCTAGCCACTCCATTATCATATATTCTCTGATAATGCGCATTTCTTCAATATTTAAATGTGTTGTAAAACATTTGTTTTCTAAATCTAAATCAAAAGGGTCTGCCCATCTAGGAAATTCAAAATGCGGGAGTGCCGCAATCAAAATTTCTTCTAGCATAGCTTCAGTGTCTTCTTTTGTCATCTCCATGAACATATCATCAGTGATACCTGCTAGGAAGAAATCATACATTTCCTGAAAAGTTGTATTAATTGGCTCAATTCTTGTTAGAGGCGTTATTGGCATTCGCCGCACCTCCTATCTTTAACTTTGAACTCTACGAGAATTGGTCTTTGGAGCTTCCTCTGCACTTCTACGCTTGCGAGGAGTCTCTTCTTTTTCTTCAATACCCATAGCAGCATTATACTGCTCGGATAGGTTAATCATACTGTCAACATTTTTGCCAGTCTTTTCTAGAATGGCTTTACGCTTAGAAACATCGTTGACTTTTAGCTCGACAGCCCTCTGAACAATTGTATCAACAATTCCTTCAGGGGCGAAATCTAACGCATCTAGTAATTCATCTAAAGAACCAGAAGTAAGACACTTATCAATGTCAGCACGTGTCCATTTATATTCATGCTCAAAAGTATCAGAAGAAACACCGAATTCCTTCGCAAGACCTTCGTCCCGCACAGATAGGCAGTTTCTAAATAGATAAGTTACGCCAGGAAGATAGTTTAGTCTGCGGAGAGTGTCCGCATCAAAATTCTTAACTTCTTCTGGTTGAAAACTATATCTACGATGCATTTCTTTGTCAGGAATTACCACAATGTGGTCAGTCAGATTTCGCACCTGAATCATTTCAGTATTACTCATTTTATCTCCTTTTATCTCTTTATTAAAAAAGGGAGGGCATAAAAATTTATACCCTCCCGAATCATTTAATGGTCGGTTCTAACTACTGACCTTCTTCTCCAGACTCTTCTGGTTTTACAGCATTCTCTGCGTCAATGTAATATTGTACTTGACCTTCTTTTACTTCACTATTCTGTGTCATACCAGTTGAATCTTCTACAGTAGCTCCTTCACCATCAATCCAGACAGTAGGTTGACCATATGCTTCTGTGGTATTAGTGATTGGTGATGTGATAATTAACTTTGCATCAGACAAACCTGCGGCCTTGCCCTTAGAAACTTCAATGCCACCAAAATGATTTCCTGATACATCAATATTTTCACCCAATGTTACTGTTGCACCATTTACTAGAATACCAGCGTTTCCGCCAGAAGCTTTAATATTAGAAAGCGTATAAGTGCCGTTATAACACTGCACACCATACGTACTATTCCAACTTTCTGTCATTGCGGTATTATTGATATTAATATTCTTAAGTTCAGAACCGTCTCCCAAGAGTACTAGATTCTGTCCGACGTTTGAAAACGTTAAAGTCTTACCGCCACCATCAATTGTCTTTGCTGTTGGAATAGTCATCGTTGAGGGTGCCGCTACATCCTCTGTTAATGTAATAGTCTGAACCTCTGGATTGTTAATAGCAGAGGTTAGAGAATCAATGTCTCCAACCTCTACTTCAGTTTCAGGAGGTTCTGGTTCAGGGTCAGGAACCGGAACTTCTCAACGAGTAGCTTTCTTAAGCTCGGTGTTACGATAGCTGCACATCCAGTGATTTAGGAATGTAGCAATGCCGAACTTCTTGTAAGTCTGTAGATCGGTTGACCAATCGTCGTTCTCGCTAGTCTCACGAACGCAAGTAGGGCCTTCGAAAGCAAGCTTAACAGGCTTATCAGTACCAACAGGAATGATGTAAGCCTGGGCAGGGTCGATTACCTTCTCTGTGTTGGTTTCATCAACCATAGACTGAGGAAGAATGATTACCTGGTGACCCTTATAGTTAGCAAGGTAGCCACGGTCCCAGAGAGCATTCTTCATGTCGGCAGAAACCCAGCCCTCAGCAGGAACCATCTTAGCCGCAAATTCCTGAGTGCAGTAGATGGAAGCATGACCATAGGAGTCAGCAATAGCTAGAAGTTCATCCATGGTAGCTTCATCAAAGCCCGCGACCTCAGCCTTGTTGGGGGTGGGTAGAGAAGCAACAGCAGACTCTAGAGCCTTAGCAATCTCCTTGTAAATGTATTCATCCATACCCTCAAGGATAACATCAGTTAGTTCAGAGAACTGAATGCGGCCATCAAGGAATTCCTCAAAGCCGATACGGCAAGCAGCGCCGATAGCACTCATTTGGACTTCGATTTCAGTACCATCTAGCATAAAGGTTTCATAACGACCAGCTAGACCGACTTTAGTAACAAAGCCCTTAGCACGCTTGCGGGAAGCTTCAGTAATACGCTTACGGAAGATAGCCTTGTCGCCCTGGGCGAGAACGCGAACATCCGCAAAGTCCATATACTGCTGCTCAACCTTAGCAGGAAGAACTTCGTCAATAGTCTCTTCAATTAGACGGAAGATAACATTCTTGTTATCACGATAGTTAGCATAACGGTTGTTGCCGTTACCAAGCATCTTCTCAAGTTCGTTGCGAAGAGCTTCATTTACTTCGGCAGAGCTGAAGTTCTCAGTCTTACCATCCTGAGTAAAGGAGTAGGCAACAGGAGCATTCTTGCCAGCCTTAGCAGCTGCGAATGCTAGATTACGTAGATCTTTAAATTCCATTATCTGTCTCCCCTCCTTACGCAATTACCTGAATCTTAACACCAGGCTGTAGGTCTGGCATTGTAGTTTCTTTTACAACCTTGAAAGAGTGCTCGCCAGCAGGAGCAGCACCAGCTTCTAGACGACCATCAGCGCCAACCTTTAGCTTGTCACCAACAGTGTACTCAGCTTCCTTGACAGCGTTTGTGGTGAAAATATCGCCAGGAACCATCGCAAAAACGCGAGGAGTCATAACACCATCATAGAAGTCACTCTTCTGCATAGCATAATCACGATGCATCTGATGACGCTCGTCATATAGCTTCTCTTCATTGAAGACCATCATCCAAGGGCCTTCGCCATCAAAATTGCACTCGCCAGCAGCATAGTCATACTTGACAAACATGCCATTCTCTAGGACATCAATGTCCTCTGCTGCGGGAAGCTGTGCATAAACCTGTCCGTTACGAGGAGCGGAAAGGTGATTAGGCTCGACATAGCCGAAACCTTCGCGTGCAATAGTTACAGCCATTTAGCACTTTCCTCCTTATTTACATGTTTTGTTTTGCTTGACGGAGTGCATCCACCATTGGAGGAACGAACCCCGCAGTCTCATTATCTAGAGAGAATGAAAGAAGTGGAGAAACTTCCTCTTCTTCGACTTCTGGCTTGCCATCAAGGGTAGAGAAGTCAACATTCTTCTTAACATAAATTAATGCAAGCTTTTCTTCAATTTCCTCACAAGTATATTCAGACTTATGAGCAATTACCTCAGCCTTATCTTCATCGCTGAGCATATGGTATTTATTAATAAGAGCATCTTTCTTTAGATTCTCTTGCTGTAGTTTAAACTCGCGGAGAGAGTTTAGCTCTTCCCGCATATCAGCAATGGTCTGCTGTAGTTCAGCAACTTCATCAAGTGAATTCTTAGCAGGAGGATTCTTCTTTTTCTTGTCATCTTCAGAATCATCAGCAGGAGCGTCTTCCTTACCATCTTCGGCAGGAGCATCCTCTTCCTCTTCTTCCTTATCCTCATACTTCTTTTTCTTGTTGCCACCACAAGCAAACTCTTCGTCAGAATCCTCGCCCTCATCTTCCGCAGAATCTTCAGCAGAATCCTCTACTTCTTCAGCAGCTTCTTCAGCCTCTTCGACTTCTTCAACTACATCTTCCGCAGTTTCTTCTACTTCGACCTGCTCAATATCTTCAGGCATATCCGACCCTCCTTTGTTTTGTAGTGCGAATTTTAGTTCATTCATCATGCTGAAAAGTGTGCGTGAAAAATTTTCATCCTTAGTAAAGTTCTTACTTACTTCTGGACTAGTAACAGACGCACCTTCAAAACAAGGTTCAACGTCGTCACCTAAGATGCAAAGCTTTGTAAAGATTGCATCATTAATAATGAAAAATTCAATCCCAGTATTATTGTTTGTTGCCCAGTGACCTTCCATTGTTTTGCCATCAAGCTCCATAGACTGACCTTTTCCTTCAGTAATACAACTCATTACTTCTGGGTATTGGTCTGTCCATAGATAACCAGTGGTCATTAGATACTCACGCTCAATGTCATTTCCAAATTCATCTGTATCGACAAACTTTTGGAACCATACTTCTGCGTCTGGAGCAACAAAACCATAGGGAACAGTCTTACAAGCAAATGTAACTTCCCCATCCTCAATATGAATTACTTCGCCGTGGTCGCCAAAGTCTTCAATATCTTTACGATAAGCCCCTACAATTGGCGTACCTGGCAAAGAATTAGCCATTTGAATGGCAACGTTTTTATCAATGTAAGAATGATTTCTATTCTCACCAAGATAAAATACTTTAATTTCACATCGAGAAATACCAGGGTTTATAGCATCAGGTTCTAGATTGATAAACTCAGGAGCATCAATCGTAGCAACTGAACGATTATGATTCAAAATAAACCCCCTATGACTGACTTTCTCTATTCTGAATTGTTTTTTCTGATTTTTCTTCATCAGGTAGTTCAGGACGTCCGCCCTCACTGCCCGCAGAAGGTTCATTTCCAGATTCTGTATTGCCACTACTAGAAGAACCAGACTGTGTAGAAGACATTGAAGGAGCTACAAATAGTTCATCTAGATTCATTAACTCATTTTCAAAATAAGCAATGGCAATAACAGAAGTTTGAGATTGCCCAAGAGCAACTTGCGGCAAAAGCTTAGAGAAACCAATCATCGTTTGCTCTTTATAAAGCTTAGCTAAATCCTTATAGTTATAAACTGTTGTAGGAAGAATCTGCACTTTATACTGTAAACGTTTAACATTTTTGTTAAATGGTTTCAAAAGACTTTCCGCATACTCCTCAAACTGCAATAGCAAATTGGTCATTGTTGCTTCATCATTTGCAATTGATTTCTCAAGCGCCAAGTTACCACTTGTATTAAATTGCATCTGGCTAACGCCCGCATTGTTATAAACAGTTCGCTCTACACGTTCCAAGAGGTCAACAGATGATACGTTACTTTTGTCTGACATATCCGCAACATTTACGTCCGCAAACGTTGTTAACACATCAACACCAATAGCATCTGCTAACATTGCAACTGCATTACTGTGTAGAGCTTGGGCTTCTTCAACATCGAAGATTAAGTCGCCATTTTTATCAATGGGCATTTTTTGAATGATAATCCTCAATAGTTGCTGTGCCATCTTCTTCTTATCTAAATCTTGCGCATCCTCCAAGTCCATCAAAGAAGGAATAACCGCCGCAAACAGTGGTGCGTCACTATTGCTAAGATTAAACTTTACTGATTTTTCTGGGTCAAGTAAAAACCATCCAGAATCATCACCTTGATAATCTTTTGGAAGCGTTCCATTTACATAATCCAAATAGGCTTTCTGGAATTCTTTTGGAAACATTTTAAGCACTTTTAGTCGATAGTTAATATCACTAAAAGCGTCGTTAAAATATTTTATATTAAACTCAACTGCTGGTCTGCCATTCCATTCATATCTAGAACGACAATAATCAACAGGGAGTTCCTGAAGGAAAGTCGCTGCTTTCTGGTCTAGTCTATATCCATAGTAGCAGCCATTTCTAATTACCTTTAGTGCAATTTCCCCAAACACTCTTTTTAATTTAGAGTTTTCCAAGAGTGCAGAAGATTTATACCAACCCTCAATAATTTTATCGGGTTTTAATGAATCATCTTTGACTACAGGCGTAATAAACCAATCATATTTATACAAGAATGCCATATAGCGGCATAGGCGGGAATAAATACCACTGGTATTGAAAAAGTAATTAGAAATTCGTCTTAATTCTTTTACAGAATTGGTAGAAATAGCTCTGTCCACGTCTTCTCTGCGGATAGGTCTATTGTTCTTATACCAAAAATCAGGGTCAAGAGTTACATCATCTCTCAAAGAACTCTTACCCACTTTAATTTTATTAAATTCTAAAGAGGTTTTTTGATTCGGAGTAGACTTATAAAGTCTAAAGTCTCGTTCATCTTTGTCCTTGAATCTCGCCAAGTTTCACCTCCTTTTAATAGCCCGCAGCCCGCATGATATAATTGTAGTTTAACCTAGCTTCATCATAGTAAGGAATAGTAACTAACTTTATATTATGCTCTAAACAGTATTTCTTTTTCAAACTGTCATTATACTTTTGTCGATTATTTCCTTTTCTGCCGCCCCACTTAGCAACTGGAACATAATGTTGTCTACCTTGTGCTTCAATTAGGAAATCAAGTTCACCAGTATCATCAAATACCGCAAAATCAAATCTAAGAGCGCGTCCGCTAGAGACAACTAAATCAGGAAATTCATACTCTTCTTCAAAAGGTAAGTCTGCGTCCATTAAAATATCGTATATCTTATTTTCTAAACTTGAACTACGCATAATAATCCTTACCTACAATATTACTATTACATATGAAAATACAGAAAATCAAATAATTACTTTTTGCCCTAGAATTTTTAATTATTTTTAGTGAAAAACATGAAATCTTTAATATTGCGGCCTTTGCGCTTATGATTTTTATCCTCTTGGAGTTTACACCAATAGAGTCCATAGATAAGTGCGGAAAATTTGTCCTTTTTAATCTTGCGGGAAGACTGTTTAAGGATAATTTTAGCGCCCTCATTTTCCTGAACCAAATTAGCCATCTGTGATTTTAGAATACTAGTTTCAACATATGGCCGCAAATAATCAGCACGCTGTGCCGCTGACATTTTCTTACCTTGCGCTTGCGCCATCAATTTATTCTTAGCAACATTTTCATCAATTAAAAATCTTAATTTTCCAGAAAGAAGTTGTGTCTGACAATATGCATACATTTCAGAGTTTAATGCTTGGTCAGCTTTCATAATATACATGGCATTATGAATTGTGTCTGGAGTTTCATACTTCTTATAAATTCTATCGTCATCGTTATAAACTCCCCAATTCCACAAAGTCTCTCCAGTATCATAATCCTCTTGGTCTATAACTAAGAAGTCTACAAGTCCTGCGCCCAAGCCATTACCGTCGATGACCGCAATATTACATTTGTATTGATTAAACAACCTTTTGATTTTAATTGCTTGCATACCAAAATGGTCTTCTTCAAAAGTATAAATATTAACGATCTGTTTTGCAAAAACACCTGTTGGTTGCGGGGTAGCTTTAATAACTACAACCTCAGTCGTACAGCCAAACCTGCCCACGTCAACGCCAAGAAGATAATACCCTTTTGCCGCAATCCCCTTGTTATAATTTTCTTCAGCAATTTTTAACACTCTACATTGGTCGAACTTGTTAGTATTAAAGAACGCGCCTTCAATATTACCAGCCCAAATAGAATTATATTCTCTGTCAAAGCCTGCTTCATCCATAGAATTATCCATCTCTTGGGATTGAATGAAGTTTGCAGGTTGTAATCCTTCTACAACAGGAATCTTCCAATCTCCACCGAGAATAAATGCATTCTTTGGGTCACCAACCATTTCACAAAGAGTTTGAATTAACTTATCATATGAATAAGTGTCTTTATATCCCGCAGAAGTAACAAAAACCGCACTTTGGTTCAATACTTCATTGGGGTCAACTTCACCATTGACTTGACGGCTGATAACAAGCGTTGGCATAATAATTTCAGTTAATTTGTCTTGGTCAATTTTCGCGCACTCTTCTACCAAAAGTCCTTGGAAACGGCTACCACGAGTAGTTTCTGTCATAGCGACATTTTGGATAATAGAGTTGTTCTTAAAAGAGAAGATAACACTGTCTTTTGTTTGGGAAGTCTGTGAAATCTTACCTCTAGTATCCCACATAATTTCATTTGCTAGTGCGGGAATCAATTGACAAATTTCTTGCATTTTAGATGATAGAATCTGCGCGGACTGTCCCTTTCCATCAGCCACAGTCGCTAATTTTGCTCTTGGATAAAGAACGGCTTTAATCATCAACGACATAACTGCAAGGAATGATTTAGAAAAACCACGACTAAATACCGCATATACTGTTTTATAACGCATGACTATCCGCAAATACATTCTTTGAAAGAAATAGAATTTAAAACTATTATCTGGATTCAGACTGCATAGATAATCAATAAACTTATCAGGATATTTTCTCCAATAGGCAATAATCTTTTGATATTGTTCTAGATTATTTTTAACTTTGTTCTTATCAATTTCTACTTTTCTAGTCTTAGGCATTTGCGCTGTGGTTTTCATTAAGTTTTTTAAACTCATAGAAAATCACCCTCCGCAAGTCTAAAGCTCTCATTCTCAATTTCTTCCATTAAGAAATCTTGGAATGATTTAGCTTCTTCTTCTGTTACTGCTTCTTGCGCACTATCGAATGAAGAATTCATAATTTCTTCTACAGAGTTATCTTTCTTCTTCTTTAGATTTTCAATGTAGGATTCAATCAAATCACCAAGACCAAGTTCTTCTTTAACTAGTCGATTTACATAGTTTTTCATATCTCTAATAGTAAAATCGACTTTATCTTGCGGGTATTCGATTGGGTCATCAAATTCTGGAATTGCTCCGCCCTCACGTTCAACAAAAGCCACTAATTCTCCAATAGAGTCAATGTCTCTAGTTTGCTCTTCTTTATTTTGAGCTTCTGTGAATTTAGCTGATTTGCGGAGTTGCTCATATACTGTAGCAAGTTTTTGATAGCCTTGATAATCTTCAACGTCTAACGCTTTGTCCATTTTTAAATGGACTTTACAGATTTGAATCAAGGATTCTTCGCGGTCAACATTTAATTCATATTCTGCCGCATACTTTTGATATGTATTCTCTAGTTTAACCCATTCTGTTGGAGTATATGTAATTCCCCACTTCACAAGCAGATATTGCATATCTGCATCTGTTAATTCATCTACAATTTTATTTTCATAGTCTGTTTGAATGTCTTTGCGGAATTCTGGAACATCTACTTTTAGAGTTTCTTCTCCATTTTCATCTTCATAAGTATATGGATGGTCTGGAATATCTTCATTTAAGTGCGGGCCAGCATTTCCAAAAGACAAGGTTTCGTATGCGGCCTTAGTGATTTCCCCAGCTTCATACTTTTTCCGCAAATTTTCTTCATAGTCTGGGTCAATATCTTTAGCTTGTTGGATACCTTGCGCTGCCAATCGTTCTCTATTGTTAATTTGGTCGCTATCGCTATAGTGATAGTCCGCATATTGTGCCATGTTCATAGTGCGGATATATTGACCAATGACTGATGCTGGGCCAAACTTACCTGGATTCTTCTGATATTGTTTATTTGTTTGTTCTACCCATACAGATTCAATGTATGGCACATCAAACATTTCAAGAATCCACTTAAAAGTATCTGGTTTGCGATTATCAATATGCATTGTTAAACAATCTTTACACCAATCGCAACGCTGTCCATCTTTCATTTTAAAGAAGGAAGTTTCTTTTTTCGTTTTCCCGCACTTAATACATGTTTTATCTTGCCATTGAGGCATTCGCCACCTCCCTACTTCTTTTTGCGGCAATCTTTACAAATACTATAAAAACCATCGTCAGAAGTATTCTTAGAGAAGAATAGTGGATGTGCTAACTTTGTTTCCCCGCATCTCCCGCATTTTTTCCATACACCATATTCAACATTTGTGAAATACCAGACTAACCAATCCTTGGATGCTTGTTCTGCCAACATCTTAGGAATTCGTTTGCGCCACAGTGTTGAAAAGTATTGTTCATTATGTTGAATGCCATAGTGGGATTCCATTAGCTTTTGAATTTCTTCATTTGTGCGGCCATCAATCTTCCAAATTACTAAATCAAATAGAATTGGTTCGTCCCGCAAAGTCTTATATACTAAATCTTCTAAATCCAAGAGTAGATAATGCATATCTGACATTAAGTCTTCCGCGCATTCCTGTTTTAGTTGGGAATAGTAGCATAGGAGAAATGATATATGTGCGGGATTGAATAATGTAATCAATCCTGTTGAGTGCGGCATATCATTTTCATCTAGATAAACTTCTTCATCTAAAGATACATGCGCCATGTTTTTGATTTGATTGGAAACTCTTCCTGATGCAGGGCTTGACTTGGCTGAAGCTTTTAGAATGTAAATTTGTTGCCAAGTTTCAATGATTTGCTTCTTCAGCGAATATCGTTTCTGACCTGTTGCCACATCAAATTGCTTCTTTAACTTTTCAATCAACTCTAAATTTTCCCGCAATCCAGGAATTTCTTCTGCATCTTCTGAAGTGATTTTTTCTTTTCTGTCCATGATTTGATTTTTATCATTCGTTATTCGCGCATATAAACCATCTTCCCCATTCTCTAGAGTGGAGATAATTTCTTCAAAGGATACTTGACGCTTATTAATAGTAACCTCTCTGTTCTTTGTCACTATTGGATGTTCTTGCTTATATTCTTTCTTGGTTTGGTTTTTGTCTGCTACGAATAGAATATAATCACTCATGTAAGTGAGGTATTGTGGTCTAAGTTGTTCCGCAGGAGTGTTCTCTAGAAGATTATTTACATATGCAATACGTTCTTCTGGAGTTTTTAAGCTATAATCAAGTTTCAATATTTTACCTTTCTATAAAGTAAATTGTATTATTCTTAAATTATAGCATTGCGCGCATACCCATGTCAATACCTTTTCTTAAAATATTTTAAAATTCTTTTAAGTAAATTACACTTTCTTGCCCAAAATCTATCCATGAAATGTTTTCTTGATAAATAAAATGATATATGGTATAATATATTTATCGAAAGGAGGAAGAAATGAATTATATTATTGCAGCAATCTGCGGAATAGTGGCAAGTTTAGTCTTTGGATTGACTGTCCCTGTTGAGCATTTTTATTTAATTTGGTTTATTTATCTAATCACTTTCTTTGGAATGCTTATTTTTTCAATCTTGGAGGACATTAAAGATGGGATTTGTAAGTAGTTTTTGTACGCATATGCGCAATAGAAGTTTTCAATATATGGTTAGAAGTACATATAGCATGTTTGAAAATACTACCCCTAGTAGGGACTCCTATTCTTATAGAATCCCAGAAGTGCAATCCAAGAGAGTGGATAAAGGTAGGAAGAGTGCGGGCAAAGGTAAAGTAGCGACTCCGCGAGATAGAAATGGCAAGGTTGTGCGGCCAGACACTTGCGTAGAGTATAAAGGTGAAAAGAAGTATGTAGTTAGCACTACTCCCAAGATGGTTTATTTTAGAGATGGTAGTCGGGTGTTGGCTAGTAATGTAGTGGCTTTATCATAATATTTTCTGAAAATTGACTTTGGCGGGGAAGTTGCTCTGGGAAACACCGAATTATGTTTTTTCCGTGAAGATTCCCACAACATCCGCCCCATCACCCTCGTCTATGCTACACTTCAGGAACCCCGTCCGACAGGAAACCTAGCCTGTGGAGGATCGGCCCTCGGCCCCTAGTATGTCGCTTGAATCGTCCAACTCGATCACCTCCTTGCATCTATTATTATACTCGTTTCCAGGTTTCGCGCAAGGGGTAATTTTATTGTATTTTACTACTTGCAATGCAGGGGTAAGACGACTAGAATAGTACCTATCGTAAGGACGAAAGAACGGAGCAGTACAATGAAGCGTAACGACCTCACCCCCGACGAGCGTTTGACTTACATGCCCACGTGGGAACGCGTAGCGCTGGGCGCATTCTGCGCACTGTTGCCTATCGTGGGTAGCATCGTTGCCATTAGCCTCTAGGAGTTAGAATGCAAGCGATCTATTTCGACCTCGACGGCACTATTGCGAACCTCTACAATGTGGAGGGATGGGAAAGCAAACTCCGCGCAGAGGATGCCTCACCCTATGCAGACGCTAGCCCGCTGGTTGATATGGTGCGGCTAGCGGCTATCATTGCGAAGCTGCGCAGTGCGGGCGTTACCGTAGGCGTTATTTCGTGGGGCGCAATGGACGGCACGACGAAATACACGCGCGAGGTGAAGCGCGTTAAAATGGAATGGTGCAAGCGCTATGGTTTGGTATTCGATGAATTCCACGTGGTAAAGTACAATACACCTAAACACTGGGTGGCGAAGTGCAAGCGCAGTATTCTAGTAGACGACAATAGCGAAGTCCGGCAAACGTGGACGCTGGGCGCTACTGTTGACGCAAGCGACAGTTCGCGCATGATGGAGCAACTAGAGACGATCTTGCAAAAAGTTGCGGCGTAACGCTTGCGCTATCGTGGGGTATCCCCTATAATGTTCCTATCAGGACGGAACACGAAAGAAAGCGAGATACCATGAACTACGAAACCGCCGATCTGATGATGGAGAAACTCTGCCAACTCACGTGTAACGCGCTCGGGCAAGCGGGGTTTATGCCCACTGACGAGCAACTCCCCGCGTTTGCGGAATGGGTCGAAACCCTCACGCGTAATCAGTTCTGCGCAGTGTGCGACGTGCTGGGGATTGAGGAAATAGCGGAAAATTAACCGCTCACGTTTCGCTAGGGTAGGGGATGGGATGGCACACCGTCCCCACCCGCTCCAAGAGTAAGGGTAGAAAAATGCGGCAAGTGCAGGAAATAACGAACGTGCGGAAAACGACAAGCGAGAAAAGCACTGCTCGCAAGGTCTGGGAAAACTTGCAGTATTTGAATCTTGCGTTGACTGTTGCGGGGCAAGTGCTAGTTGTTTACTACCTTATCGGCCAAACGATTTGGTTAGTAGCAAACTGTATCGCCGTTGCCCGCGATATTGCATTGCATCGCCCGCACGCCGATTTGGTTAAAGACGTTACCATGACTGCTATTACTGTTGGGCTTGTCGCTGTTTATCTGCTAGGAGGTTTCTAAAATGTTCGCCGTTTCCGCTATCTGCTTGAACGGGTTTGCACACACCAAACTGTTTCAACTGCGCATTGCTGCGCAACTCTACGCGCTCGCTCTGATCGTGAGCGGTTACAGAGTCGCTATTATTGAGGTGGGGTAAAGTAACTATTCGGGGCGCGTCAGTTTTTGCCCGCTGACGCGTCCATTTTTTGTTTTGCAAAACCGCAGGCCAGGGCCGAGGTTGGGCAGAAAATTATAACATGTGTGCCTGGCGCTGTCAAGGGAAAAATTGAAAAAAGTTTTTCTTTTTTTTTGCTTTACTGAAACCTAAAACCATGGTACAATTTACCTATCAGGTAAGGAACCCAACGGAAGGACGAAAGATGATCAACGCGACGTTTACCCCGAATTATGAGCAGTGCGCTAACGTGATGGCGGATGTATGCTATGGGCTAGACGTGGACGCTCGGACGCTGCGCGACCTCACTATTTACTTTTGGAATGACTGCGCAGCGGCGAGGATTCAAGCCGAATCAGACGCGGGTTTTATCATCGCCCGTTCAATTAGAAACGGGTACTTGCGAGGGCTGGAGGCCTAACAAAAAAGCGGGGATAATTCCCCGCTCACTTTTTGCGCAAGTGTTACCCTGGGCTAACATTCTAAGCCGATTTAACGCCCGATTTAAAATAAGGGCAAAACGCAAACCCCACCGCAGAGCGGCTCTCAGAGCGTCTCAGGGGTATTTCTCCAAAAGTCAACAAAAAGTTTTGCCCTGAAAATGCGGCCAAAGTTACCCTGGGTTAACTCGCCCACGTTGGCTCTGGTGACCTCTCAGATTGTATCCTGATCAGATAATATCGAACAAACGTTCGCCTGCACAAAAAATACACATGTTACAAATTGCGCTACCAGTAACACTGAAAGTTGGGCGGAAAATTTTAACACGTCGCACCGCAGTTGTCAAGCATTTTTTTGTAAAATTTTTTCCCGCCACAAAAAATTCACAATTCCCAAAACTCGAACATCTGTTCGCTAGACACGATCTACTATTAGACCTATGCCACTATTGGACAGCATCCACTATTAAAAAATAATACTCTCCCATTATAACTACAGTTTACACTAGCGAAAACTTGCTGTCAAGTAAATCCACACAATCTCCACAATGTTATTTTTCTGCGGAAAATGTGTTGTTTTTGTGTACTAAACCTTAAAAAATGTATCAATATTCGTTAAAATGTATCAAAAAAGTGCTTGACAAACGCAAAAAGTTGTGTTTTGCCTGATCAAACGCCTGTTTTACCTACTCCTGGGCCAGGTTTTGCATAAAATGCCTTAAAATATGCAAAAAACGCCGATTTGACAACAATTTCCGCACGTGATACAATTATCTATTAAACAAAAAAAGTGTTACGAAAATAAAAAATCGTAACACTGAAAAAGCGTTTTTTTAAATAATGAAGTTTCTATGATTTTAATTATTCCAAAATGCCCACGCGCCTATTTAGTGATAGTCTTTATTGCATCGGGAAAACACGACAAGGAAGGAAACCGATCATGAAAAAGTTTATTGTTCTCGATACGGAAGCCACGAACACGGGCAGGGAAAGCGCCGCGCGGTTTGGCGTGGGCGCTAGCGTCTATGACCTGGGCTACGTGGTAGCAGATGCATCGGGCGCGGTTTACTATCAGAATCGAATCATCATCGCGGATACGTTTAACGATGCGGCGCTGATGCGTTCCGCCTACTATGCCGACAAACTGCCGCAGTATTACAATGAACTTGCGAACGGCTGCAAACTTATGACGATGCGGGACGCGCTGAAAGCCTTGCGTGGCGATATTCGTACCTACGGCGTGCGCGACGTTTGGGCATATAATGCACGATTCGACGCGGACGCACTCAATTCTAGCGTTGCGCAAGCGTCCAACGGGTTTTGCGAGTGGGCGCTTCCCTATGGTACGAAATGGCGCGATATTATGCGCTACGCTCAATCCACGATTTGCGCAACTAAAAAGTACCGCGCATGGTGCGAGGGGCGTGGGCTAATCACGAAAACTGGTAGGCCGCGCGTTACCGCCGAAGCCGTCTACCAGTATCTAACGGGCGACGATGGATACATCGAGGAACACACCGCGCTATCTGATGCGCAAGACGAGTTGGCTATTCTGCTTGCGTGCCTTAAGCGTAAAAAGAAGATGCCGAAGCGCTTTAACTAACTACTAGCCCCTCATGCGAGGGGCTTTTTTTTGTGCCTGCTATGATATCGCTACGCTCTATCCGTTCGCTAACGCTCACGTCCAAAAGACAGAAAATAATGGGGTATGAGTGCGCGGGGAATGGCATTCTAGGACGTTCTCGCGCCGTATGAAGTGCCATTTTACTTTTTTAAGTATCCTAGCCCATCCCGCATTAAAAAGAGGTCTGAAAACGTCTTAAAATCGTTCAAAAAAAAGTTTGAAAAAACGCTTGACGGAACGCCCGCATGAGAGTAATATACTTGTTGTCAGGAGGGGCAAGCGAGAGAGAAAGCGAGGAAACCCAAACCGCTAACCGCCCCGCAAGAATCTTGAGAAACCTATAACGAAAGGGGCCTACTATGGCAAAGACGAAGTACACGAACCGCGAAGCGCTGCACATGATCGTTACGTTCCTCAATGAGCATGGATGCGAGGACACCGACCTCATCGCAAAGGTTGACGCAATGGCAACCGCAGCCGACAAGCGAGCGGAGAACGCAAAGAACGCTCCGCGTGCGAAGAGCAAGGAGACGGTCGAGAACGAAAACCGCGCTAAAACCGCCGTGGAGCTGATGCGTCAGCATGGCGAGCCCGTCACGGGTGAGTGGATCGCGGAGCACGTTCCTGGTCTGTTCTCGCTCTCGGGGGCGAACGGCTGTATGCGTACCGCATCCCGTCTGGGTTTGGTGGAGACTTGCGGAACGGTCAAAAACGCCGACGGCAAGCAGCGCACACTGTACCGCGTGATTTAACCCGTAGGGGGTGGGGAAACTCACCCCCTTTTTTTTATTCTCAAGTTACCCACATCTAACTTACGCGGGAAGATCTCCCCCGCTATCCCGCCCACTAAAATAGCCGTAGGACGCTATGAGATGCCACTAGAGGGGCGATATTCCATTTTAGGTACTAGGATACTAGAGAAAAGAAAACGCCCCTTAGAACGCCTTAGAGCGCCCCACAAAAAGTTTTGTGGAGATTCCTCCACAACTATTGACCGTGTGCGGGTTATCGTGTATTCTATACTTGCAAGGCGGGAACGCGGGGCAAATAGCACCGTCCGCATCTTGAGCAGGTTCACGAGGAGTCTGCGCGCAAAAAGTTAACCAAAGTGAACAAACATGGCCGTGACGTTGACGTGGCGCCTATACGCCGATTTTTCATCGAACGGGCTTCTATACGCCCAACTTCCATCGTCCTGAATCCCGCAACTTAATTTGTCCCGCATACGCTTTAATTATACTGAACTGAGAATAATCCGCACCAAAAAAAGGGAGTCAGTATACGCTGACTCCCGGAGAAAGGAAAACATCCACTCCAACATTACAAACACGTCAGGAAGGAAACAACACGAAAGGAAACCAATCTGTTGGAGGGATTTCCGTTATTTTCTTTTCTTGCTTAGTGTGATCTCATACGTATCGTTTCCAAGAGTGAAAGAAATGATACGCTCAGGATTGCGGACAGTCGCACCCTCAACTCTCGCATACTCTTGGATATAATCAAACAGAGAAGCAATCAACGCACGCTTAATTGGGTCTTCCTTGCGGCGAACTGTCCTCTTCTTACTCCCACCCTTTACACCATTGGCCTTAGCCTTGGCGTTAAGCTCTTCTACAGTGGGGTCAGTAAGATACCCTTCGTCTACCAGCCACATATCAATTGCTTCTTTGTTTGACAGTCCATATGCGGACTTTGCCCGCTTAATGTCATCATCGGGAATGTTAACAGTACGCTGCTTACCATCTTTGTCCGCAAATGTATACTTCATTACTTTCCTTCTTTTGGATTTTAACACCTGTGCGGGAGGTTGACCAGGCTCTCCCGCCTACCCTGCTCCTGGTAGCACGTCTGTTCTACTTAAGCGATAGTGAAAGTAGCCTTGGCGTTCTTACCCTCGCCCTCGATGCGGATAACCGTATCATTCGCCACCAGATAACGCAGAGCCGAAGACATCTTCTGAGCAGAAACGCCCATCGCCTCAGTCAGCTCAGCGTTGGTGAAAGCACCCTCGTGCTCAGACAGCCAAGTAGCCACAGAAGCACGGAACTCCGCAGCCTCCTTGTTCTCAGTCTTCTTGCGGGGCTTGGACAGCTGGGCGATGTACTTGTCAAACATCTCCACCAGGGCCTCAGCCTGCTCGTCAGTCAGGGTAATATCACCCTCAACCGCAGTCTTAGCCAGCTCGAACAGTTCCTTGCGGGTTGCCTTAGTCTCAGCCATTATCTTTTCCTTTCTCTTGGCCTGGGCTACGCCCTACTGCGTTTCCCTTGGGAGTTCTTCTCCCTTTCTGTACTTATATTATATCAGAAGGGGTTCTGGTTGTCAAGGAGGATTTTTCTTTTACCCTTATGGGGTATCTCCTTCTTTCTTTCCCCTTTCGATGTATATATTATAACACAGAAAAACTCTATTGGTCAACGATTATTTTCCTGTGTTATTTTCCAAGAGAAGGAATATAGGTTGACAATATGTGCGGGATATGGTATAATAAAAATTAAAATTGAAAATGAAATTCCGCACAGTTTGAAAATGAAAATCGTGCGGGATTTTGAAAATGAAAATATCTATTGTTCCTTGCGGGAAAATTGAAAATGAAAATTGAAAATGATTTTTGAAAATGAAATTTTCCACAATATGTGGATAAAATGTGGAAAACTCAAAATAAAATTGTGGAAAACTTGTGGAAAATGATTCGTAAAGATTTTCCTTGACAAGCATTGTGGGGATAATGTATAATCGCACAGTTCCACTGTACCATCCACACATTTGTCAGTGTATATGCACTAACTATGCCCTATTTCTGCACTTTATCCATTCTTTCCTTAGCACTAAAATAAACCATTATACAATGACGAACAAATGCAGGAATAGTCATGTTAGCCTTTTCCGCATAATATTTACACTTCTCATATTCTTTTTCTGTCATGTAGATATTAACACGCTTAGTTTTAGCATCCGGCACGATTTCCTTCCTGACTATTTCTAATAGCTTCTCTCCACATACTATCTAACTGGATATTTTCTGTCTGAAGATTCTTAATAGTATAATTGGCTTCTCTAAGTTTTCCTTTTAAATTCTTTACATCAATAGTTAAGTAATCTCTATCATCCTTAATAGTTAAAATATCCCAAACAGTATAAACCAGCAATACAACTAAACCAATACTGCAAACTATAAACAAAGGTAGATTAATTCCAAATCCACACAACCAAGCAAACAATTCCAACACAAACAACATGCTAAGGAAACAACACCCCAGCAGTCTTAAAACATTAGCCAAGTTGTTTCTCCTTTCGTAACATTTACCAAACTTCCATAACTATATTATACACAAAAAATTTCTAAAAGTCAAATAAAAACCTACTGTAGGTTTATTTCATTTTCCAGAGGTGTCATATCAATATCGTTTAAAAATAAAATATTCCCTCTTCCATCAGTTCTATCCTTTAACTCTCCATCAACAACTTGATGGGAAATCAAAAGTTCTATTGCTTCTTTAACTTTTGCGGCAGAATGAATATCAACTCCCGCACTTTCGCAAATCTTAGATGGATAAATCATAACTTGATTACCTTTAGATATATTTAACCAATTGCGGCAATAGAGAATTATATATGGCACCCAATCTTTGTAACTATTTAACCAACTAATTCTACCAATGCATCCAAGAGTGCGTAAATCTTTGCGGGACATGGTAACAAAGTAATTATCCCTATCTAAGTCAAGATATAGCCTACTAGAAATTTCTGGTAATCCATTTTTTCTACCACCTAGCACATCATAATCATACCTAATATCGTCTTTAATCTTCTTTACCAATTCTGTATTATTCATAAGTTCCATACTTTGAATAAAAGAATTATCTTCTCCAAGATATTTAATTTCCCGCATATGATTATCATACTTGCGGATTGTAGGTAATGATATACCACTTTCTTTGCTAATCTGATTTCTACTAGGAAGATTAACTAAATACTCTTTGTCACCATCATAAGTACAGTAACTCTTCAAATAACATAAGTATCTATATCCTTTGAAGTTACCACAATAAATAGGGTCAAGAGGAATACTACCGTTAGGTTCTTTTTTGATAATAACACCTCCTTTCCTTTTTGTCAAGTAGTTTTTTTCAAATTTTTTCGCTTGCGGAAAAATTTGTATTAATAACTATTTTCTTTACTATTATATATACTATTATATACTATTATAACTATTATAGGTGTAGGTTTATTTCATACCTACTGTAGGAACGTTTCATACCTACTGTAGTTTTGTTTCACCCCTAATGTAGGAACGTTTCATACCTATATGAACTTTGTTTCATACCTACTGTAGTTTTGTTTCATAGTTTATAATATAAATAGTTTTTCAAAAATTGGATACTTTTTAATAATTTCTTGCTTTTCTTCATCACTTAATTGCCTTACTAAAGTTTTAGAGAGTCTATATCCATCCTTAATAGCTTGGCTTATCTCAGAAACTTTATAAAAAGAATTAACAGTAGATTTGTTCGTTAAGAGTTTGCAGTATCCTAATTCAAGATAGCGATAAAATAAATCTTTATCATCTAACATATTGCAATATTTCAGTTTTTTATGTATATTAGTAGGGCCAAACGAAACTAATTTATTTAATCTTCTTAAAAGCAAACTACCAGTTCCAAGTCCTTTAGGAAAATTGTCAAGACAATATGTATAAAAATCTGGATGTTCTTTCTCTATTACATAGCACAAAGCATTTCGTTCAATATTATTCTTTTCATAATAGTAGAATGTATAATCTTCCTCAATAATAAGATGGTATAATTCTTTATAACTACTTTTCTCAAAATTTAAACGCCATTGCTCTACTTTTTCTGCAAACTTATCCTCAATATCTTTCTTTCGTTTTTCTTGCTCTTGTTTTTTCTTTTCTTGCTCTTTAGGGTATAGAACTAAATCATAAAAATTTTTTATACATTGTCTAGAAAAATCATAATCAGCTTTGTTAACAATAATTCTGTCTACTATTTGAACTAAAGGAAAAGCTTTTTCTTCTTTTATGGTATCGTGCTTTATAAGATATTGTTTAATAGTATCATGATAAAACCAGACACCACTATAAACTCTCCACAATAATTTATTATTAAAATATTTTTCGCTTAATCTATCGTTAGATCGGAATAAGTGCATATTTTGATATTCATAAAAAATTACAGCAAGATAATTACTAATAGAAACAATATCTTGCGGAAAATCATCTTTGTATTTTTCCTTAAAATTATCTAACCATGTCTTAAAAGATTCGTAAGTTTCATCGGTTTCTTCAATATCTTCCGAAGATTTAAGATTCTTCTTTTGACAATTATTTATTTCTTCATTGCATTTGGTGTGAACAATAACTAAATCTTCAGTACATTCAGAAAGCCTATCACAGTTCAAACAATTTGGAATGGATATAATTTCTCCATTATAAAAGCTATTAGTAACATTCCCAGTACATAAATTACTATAAGAAATATGATGGATAACTGGATAATTCTTTCCATCAGTATATAGATTATTTCCGCACCAAGGACAAATATTATTTTGTCTATACGCTAAATAAGCTTTCAAATCTCTATTCTTGCACAATAAAACAGCGTAATTATTCCATTTATCAACAAGCCCAGGTTTTAATGATTTTAGAATATCACTTTTCCAATGAGTCGGTATTAGATCCTCTCTGTTCATTAAATCTCCTAATCTTTTCCTCAATAGCATCCCGCACAAACTGACTAAAGTTCATATAACGCATATCAATAGCGGCATTCTTCCAGTTATCAAGTTGTTCTCTTGTAACTCTAATTCTAAGCCAAGCCTTTTTCTCTTCCATACTCACCATCCTAATGTATCCACATATACTTAAAAACTAATACATTATAATTATAACAAATTGTCCAGAAAATGTCAAATTTTTTAGAAAATACAGGCCGTTGCTCGGTACACTTCACTCTGTTCGTGTCCCTCCCAACGGGACTATTGTTTGTTTTCTACATTATCCAAGAGAAAGAATAAAGAATATAAAAAATAAGTGCGGCAAATCGGAGATGTGGATTCGCAGGCTCATCCTACGAAGTTTAAATCCGCATCTTCCAATTCCCGCACCTACAAACAATTAATAATATTATACCCCACCACTAGCCAAATAACAACAATGGCCGCATACACAAACTTATCAACAAACTCTAACCAACTATTTTCTGTCTCTTGGATAGCATTTTCCCGCAAATATCTAACCACAAATACCAACAAACAAGTTGCAATAACCGCACAACCAAAACAATATACCGTTAATACAATGCTAACTGCGGCCACTGGTCACAAACCACCAAATCATTATCATGATAAAGAAACAACCTGCGGCAAATTCAATAGACCAATTGAATCCAAAGAACATACAAGCTAGATAAGTACACAGTGTGCAAATACCAAAACCAATCGCAAGATTAAGCAACAGCACACCAATGAAAATCAATACTACAGCTACAATATTAGGTTCATCCTTAAATTTAAAATCTAGACCAATCACTTGCGGTCATCCCCTTCTGCATTTGCAAGATAACTGAAGATATTAGTGAACTTAGCAAGAATCTCTGCCATTTTATTAATGGAGGTCTGCTGTTCGCTAACAATAGTCTTTACCCTAGTTAGTTCATCCTCTAACTCTTGGATTTTAGCATCACCATATTCATTCCAAGGCGATTTATTCTCCATATACCATATCCTTTACTCTATTTACGCTTCCAAGCACCTTACCATAGTTATCATCTTCGCTATGCCTATTCCAACAGGCACAAGTATCTAAGATATTCTCCAGTTCAACTTCAATTTGCGGGGTAAGGTCAACAGTGTTACTATAAAGTTCATCCAGATAAATATCCATCTGGTCTACAACTTCATAGTCGTGCACATGTTTATAAATTAGTTGCCGCAAACTATCAATAATAACTTTGCTGTTAGTCATTACACCACTTCCGCATAACTTCGTTGAAAATATTAGTATTCTCAAACAGCTTCTTCATACATGCCATAGCTAGACCCTTTTCCTTATCAAAGGTATCACCTTCTTGGCATTTAACAATGGTCTTAGTACCATCCCTAAAGAAAACAATTGTGCGGTTACCGCTAAACTTTACGTCTACAATCCTTCCCCGCAAATCTTTGTTACGTTCCTGGATAGACTTTAGCGTTTCATCCTTCTCCAACTTTTCATACTGTTTGCGGCTATCGTCCAAGACCTTCCACAGTTCATACCTCTCTGTTACAGATAAATCATTAAAATGGGGTTTGTGGCCGTCTAGACGCACATAATCTGCACTAGATATAAGGTTTGTGCAAAAATCAACATCATCTGAACTATAACAAATCACTAAATATCCTTTCCTTCCACATAACCATCATCACCAGGTTCAAAACCCATCACTTCATTATATTCATTTGCCATATACCGCGGCAAATCAATATCATCTTCTATGTACAGACGAAGAAGTTCGTCATATGCAAAACCCTTGAGCCAACCAATAGCATCCGCCCAAGCAATATTAAAAGCAAGATTGAACTCTTCCTCACTCTTAATCATTGGATTGCGGCCCTTGCCCAGTTCACCAGACATGTAAATCCAGTCTTCCTGAGAATCAAACATTTTCCAAGCAAGTCTGTGCATGACCCTCTCAAACCAATCATTGGCAAGAGTGTCATCTTCAAAATACTTCCTGATCTCAGCCATCGTGTCTCCTTTCTCTATACTAATATTATACTATATGCGGCCAGGTTTGTCAAGTCTACGCCTAAAACATAAAACAATAAAGTGTATACCAAACAAACAAAACTACGCATGTCCCGCACATAATTCCAATCAATTCTTTCATAACTTCCCTTTCTTGACTTCTCTTGGATAATATTGTATAATAAAAACAACTTCTTGTCCATAGAAGATTTACCTTGATGGATAAGAAAACCTATGCTATAATATAGGTATAGACCAAGAGAAAGGAAATAAAATGATTAAGACTTCTGTTGTGCGGAAAGTCAGTGTTGATGATGTGCGGGGCATCCCGCACCTGACTGCTATTGGCATGATGACTACTGATGTTTTTGACGAGAATGCAAACTCTAATTATCTTGAGCGCTATGATTTTGTTAATCTGATTAATAACTACATTATGCATTGCGATCCGCAAACCAAATCTATCGAGTATTGCACTAAGGGTGAACCGCACAAGCGGGTTATCTTCGAGCCTGCGGGGCTTGATGGTATTAAGATTGAATATCATCTTGGTGCTGAGAAGCGAGTCACCACTTGGAGCTTTTATGACTATGCGGAACTTGCGGGTGATTGGGGTAGCGGCTTCGAAGATGATGAATGGGATAAGTGATAATTGATTGCGGAGCTAAGGAGGTGGTGCCATATGATGAAGGGTAGACTGCTCTTCACAGGCGATATACATGGCGATCCAATAGAGCGATTTTCTTTTAAGCGTCATCCTGAACTTCGCACACTTAAACATGAAGATGCAATGGTAGTTCTTGGTGATGGAGGACTACCATTCGGTGTTGAATCTAAATGGTATGACGAAGCCAGAGATAGATATAATATTAGATGGCTTGCGGAAAAACCGTGGCGCACGATCCTCATCGCTGGTAACCACGAGGACAGATGTGCCATTTCTAAAATGCCAATTGTTGATGCTTTTGGAGGGCAAATGCGGCAAATGATGTTTGATGGTATTGTATACCCAAACATCTTCTATGTTGATTGTCCAGGAGTATACAATATCAATGGTCGCAATTGTCTAATCATTCCAGGTGCGGAATCTAGGGACATTTGGAATTTGCTTGACCCAGATGACCCAGATTTTGAAACGCAACGGAAAATGCTTAACAAGAACAGCCAGTGGTATCGCATCAAGAATTGGACTTGGTGGGAAGATGAAGCTATCAATGTTGATCTGTGCAAGATTGTGCGGAAAGACCAGGAGTGGGATAATCAACACTTCGATTATATTTTAACTCACGATTCTCCCGCACTCTTCTGTGAATTGTTTGCTTCTGGACATGGGTATAGGGAAGCTCCTACTGAAGGAGAATTGTACCTAGATGAATTGCGAAAAGAGTTAGACTTTGATTGTTTCTTGCATGGTCATCAACATATAAATAGAGCATACCCCGCACCAGAGACAGAGACTATCTTTGATAAGGAAATTCATTATCCAGGAGATGATAGGATAATGTGTCTGTATGAGTGGATAATTGAGGACTGATATAAGAGGATTGTCATTGACAGTCCTCTTTTTCTATGATATACTATATGTATCGTAGAAAGGAAGCATTATGTTCACTGCAATTTCTATTTCGTGTGCGGGAATATTGATTGGTATGTCTCTGGCTAGGATGTATTTTGAGGAAGATAATAAATCAAACTATATCTTCTTAATTTGGGGAATTGTACTTCTACTTATTAACATCCCTTCTGTGCTAGGGTAAAAGACTTGGAGGATTTTAATGGTTGATGAATATCTAATCACTTGCGGGATTTGCGGGTATAAAGGTTATTTGGAAGAGGATTTCCACGTAGAGCCTGAAGAGCATGACTGGGCCGCGATTGTTTGTGAACATTGCGGAGCAACGATGGGTTTTGACCCATGCTGTTATCTTGATGTTCCTGCAATTATCAAGCATGAAAACCATTGGGGAAGGGGATAGTATGTTGCACACCCTAATCGTTATGTGCGGGCCGTCTGGTGTTGGCAAATCCTACCTTGCTAAGCATATCGCGGATACCCACGATGACTGTATTATTGTCTCGCGTGATTCGATTCGTTTTGCTATGCTAAAGAAGGGCGAGGACTATTTCGCGCACGAAGATGAAGTGATTAAGCACTTCTATCAGAATATCTCTGACGCTCTGCGCGTCCACGAGTATGTGATTGCGGACGCAACGCACCTGTCTGTTAAGGCTCGTCGCCGTCTATTCTCTAACATTTCCATTCCTTCTGGAACTCGCATTGTTGGAGTGTGGATTGAGACTTCTTTAGATACTGCTTTGCGGCAAAACGCTGCACGCACTGGTTTGGCACGCGTTCCTGAAGATGTGATTCGCCGCATGTTCAAGACTAAGGTGTCTCCCCGCAAGGAAGAACCCTTTGATGAAGTCATCTTCATCTCCCGTGATTCCAATGTTGCTATTGGGTCTGCATCACCTACTATTGAAGAAGTATACGAAAAGTTGGCGGCGATTTAAATGTGGAATTTTCTAACTGCGGCAGAAGCAAAGGAAAAAGCAGATAACAGTGAACACGCCTATAAAATTCTAAGGACGGCAATCTATAGCAATATAGGATATGCAGCAGATCAGGGGCATTATACAGTTGAAGTTAATGAACCTGCAACATATCTTCTAGCTTGTAGATTGCATAAAGAGTTGGAAAACAATGGGTACTCTGTCAGCTATAAGGGTCTCGCAGATGACACGTACACATTCTCTATCTCTTGGAAATATGTGTAGGACAATTTAAGATACCATTTGAAAGGGTCTAGTATAACTAGACCTTTTCTATATAAACCATACCTTAGATTGTACGAGAGGTATCGTAGAATTGATATTTAGTAAACTTTTCCTAGACAAAATTACTATACTCTGTTATAATATAGGTATAGAGAAAGGAAAAGCATATGTTTGATGTTTACAAATACTATGATAACAAGGCTTTCGACTTGCCGCAGGATGTTCAGGATACTATTCTTGGTTATTTTAACCGCATTCAGACTGCGGCCAATATTGCATGGAAAGACCACTACGAAGCCAAGAAGAATGGTAATGGTCTGAAAGCTGAATCTAAGCTTAATCGTTTTAAGCAGTGGATTAACGATTTGCAAGGTGCAAAGTATCTTCTTGAAGAGCTTGGTATTTACATTGAGTTTGATTGGGCGGGCCATCGGAGAGAGTGGTTCTTCCCCGATTATGCGGATGCTGAAGCCCAAGAGGACTGGCTTTTTTCTGTGGCGGACTAAGGAGAACAATGAATAATATTTTTGATGATTACTTTACAATGACACCTGAATATTTGCGGCAACAGGTAGAGCAGGCTCACCGCGAAGCTGTAAACGAGGCTATGCGAATAATCCAAGAGGAATGTCTAAAGGCTGCAAAAAAGCAGCATTGGGGAGTTTATATCAACATGTATAGATTTGACATTGACCCTGACGATATTGAGCATATTCTTGAACTCTTGGAAACTCTTGGGTTTAAAGTTGACAAACAAGATGAAATGTTGTTATCTGCCATTAATCCTAGTTATGACGTATATATCACTTGGGATGATGAATATGTTAGAGATTAATTATACGGCTGATGATGCCCGACATGATGCAATTGAATATAATAACTCCCTAGATAAAGCAGTATTGTGTGCGGAAAATGCTATTGTGCAAGCTGCGCAAAAGGGATGCTCTGGCTGTTCGCTTACACAGTATATCATTAAAGAGCATTGGCCACATGTACAACGATTACTTGAAAAGGCTGGATATAAAGTTCAGATTGATAAAAACTTCTCTGTCTTTTGGTAGTGAAAATATTCTTTGACGACTTTTATTTTCTTTGCTATAATATAAGCATAGAAAGAGAGAAAGGAAAACCATGAACTACAGTGATTACAGAAGTGAAGTTTACGAAGATACCATCCAGTATATCAAGGACTGTGAGTATTTGAAGAACTTTGCAGACCCCGATCCTGACTATCGTTGGGAAGAGCGTGAGTTCTATGATATGATGGATGAAGCGGAGATGTCTGTCACTGGTAATGACAACGGTTCTTACTATTGTAATTCTTTCAAGGCTCGGGAAGCTCTGCGGGATGTGCCGTTTGACCAGGACATTCTTTCTGTGCTGTCTGCTCATTGCTTCGAGGATTCCTTCTGGCGTTATATGCGGGAAGGTGACTATGAGGCCGCGGACGTAGTTGTCCGTTACGTTATGTTCTGGGAAGTCCAGGATGATGTGCGGGAATGGATTGAAGAGCAGATTGGACGAGAGCTGGACTAATAAATTGGAATGCTTATATTTGTAGGGTTAAGGATTTTCCTTGACCCTTTTTCTTTTTTCCTATATAATATAGGTATAGAAAGGAAAGAGAAAGGAAACGTCATGGAGTGGGTTGATTACATCGAGACTGTCCGCAAAGACACCGAGGAATACTTCATCAAGAATGGTTATATTGATAAGTTCAAGAACGACGATTTGGATTTTAATGATTTCTCTGAACTGATGGATGAAATCGAACTGCGCGTCAGTGGTAATGATAATGGCTCCTATTACTTCAACCCTCAGAAGGCGCAGGAAGCTGTCAAGAATATTATCTTTGATGATGATTTCTATGATGCTGCTCAGTGTCACGAAACTTGGTACTACTTCCAGGAGTATCTGGGAAAGCAGGATGCGGAGGCTGCGGACGTTATTGCTCGTCTGACTGCATTTTGCGAGAATTGGTGCGGTATCCAGATGTGGCTGGAAGAGCAGATTGGGAGGGAGCTTGACTAATGAACTGGAATGATTATATTGATAAGTCCTACGAATGGATGCTAGTTTGCGCCAATGATGAAGGTTGTGTACAGGCATATGGAATGCCGCTAGATGAACTGCGCGCAAGGATTGAAGATATTGCGGAGAGTGCAATTATCCAGAAGGATGGATATACAGCTGATAAGGATGTGCGGGAAATCATCTTTGACGATCTGGCGCGAGAGGATATGGGTGATTTTTATTGGACAGGTCATTTCCTACATGCTGTGCTAGACTGTAATCCAGTATCCGCAGATAGAATTGCACAGAGATGCGCAAATGAAATCAATATTGATTGTGTTTATCAATATTGTCTAGAGTCTCTAGAAAAGTAAGTAACAGGTGGTTGAGGATATTCCTTGACCACCTTTTCCTTTTCTGTTATAATAGTATATACAGAAAGGGAAAGGAAGTACATGACTGCGGAAAAGGCTTATCGACCCACTACGCTTGATGAACTGTCTGGTCAGGAGCGCGCTAAGAAGATGCTGAAGATTTATATCAAGGCTGCTCAGATTAAGAATGAGTGTCTTGACCATGTGCTAATCAGTGGGCCTAGTGGTTGCGGCAAAACCACTATTGCGAATATTGTTGCGCATGAAATGGGTAAGGAAGCTAAGGTTTATTCTTGTCCTGCAATCAAGACTGTCCAAGACCTTACGGATATTCTCTGCAATATTCAGGAAGGTGAAATCATTTTCTTTGATGAAATTCATTCTCTGAAGACTAAGGTGCAGGAGGCTCTGTATTTCACTCTTGAGCAGTTTGTTGTAGACGTTAATCTTGATGGAGAGAGTATCCGTCAGCCTGTCCCGCATTTTACTTTGATTGGCGCAACCACCTCTCTGGGGGGACTGGAGCTGCCTTGCCGCAATCGTTTTCCTATCCAGGTTGAGCTGAATAACTATGATTCTGATAGTATGATGAATATAGTTAAGTGTGCATACAAGGCTATGAAAGTTGCTATCAGTGATCGTTGTGCGCGAATGATTGGTGATGCATCTAGGTCTACGCCTCGCATTGCTAATAGTTATGTGCGGCGAGTGTATGACTTTGCCCTTGTTATGAACGATGGCGAGATTACTGAGGATGTTGTTCTTGATTCGTTCGAGATTCTTGGTATCAATAAGTATGGAATGAATCAAATGGACATGGCTTATCTTCGTTATCTTGCGGATGCCCGCAAAGCAGTTGGCGTGGATACCCTTGCAACCGCACTTGGCACTGACCGGAAGTCTCTGGAAGAGGTAACAGAACCTTATCTTATCTCTCTTGGAGTTGTTTCTAAGGGTGCGCGAGGTCGCTCTATTACTCAAAAGGGTCTTGATATTGTTAAGGAGTTTTAATAATGGTTTACGATACTGATATTTCTCTGGCTGGCTTTCTTTCTTCTCTTGGATGGACTAAGCCAGAAGATCACGTGGAGTTAATCCTTGTCCGCAAGGATGAAGATGGCGAGAATGATTATATTAATATTCCTTGCGATGTTTATCATGCGTCTAAGTATGCATATCATAAGGTTGATAATATTATGATTGAAGATCACGATAGTTTCTCTGTGATGATTTATGAAGATTGTTAATCCAGAAGAAGTGCGGAAAATGGATATTACTGCCCGCAGGTTCATTGCTGAAGCTGTGGGCATGTTCAATTTTAATAACTTAACCGAATACAATATGTCCATTGTTCCCAAAACTAAGAAGTCATTTACTATGCATATCCTTGACTCTTCTGGAACAATTGTGTCAATGGAAGAATTTAGTGCGGCTAGCCTTAAAAGTGCTACAGGTACATTTAAGGTAGCGCGTCTAATAAATTGGATTCATCTTATAAACATGTAATTGACTACTATCTTTCTATGTGTTATAATATACATATAGAGAGAAAGGAAAGAGTATGAGCAACTATAAAGCTTACACCCATATTGAGAGACTAAGCAGCGATTCCTGCGAGGGTATTCTGAATGGACATTGTATTGTCCAGGCCAAAGTTGATTCTACCAATGCTTGTGTGTGGCATGATGATTCTTGTCCTGAGCAGTATCGTCTTCGTTGCGGTTCCCGCAAGCGTGAGGTTACTCCCAATGATGACAATGCGGGATTTGCTATGTGGGTTGACGAGTCTGATGATGACGAGGTAAATTGCCTGCGAGAGTTCTGCCATGATTATCCGCACCTGATTGTCTATGGTGAGTGGATGGGTGCTACTAAGTTCCTTGGTCAGATCAAGGATTATACTCCCAACGCTAAGGGCAAGATGTTTATCTTTGATGTGTTTGATACTAATACTAATCGTTATCTTGCGGACGATGTGTGGCGTCCTCTGCTGGCAGAGTATGGCCTGGAGAATTACTTTGTGCCTATTCTTGCGGAGTTAGACAATCCTACCGAGGAGCAGCTGATGGAGGTTGCTCAGAATAACAAGTTCCTGCTTGATAATGCTAATCATGCGGGAGAGGGTATTGTTATCAAGAACTATGACTTTATCAATAAGTATGGTCATTTTGTGATGGCAAAGATTGTTCTGGACGAGTATAAACAGGCTAAAAAGATTAGCAAGAAAACTGTTCTGTCTCCTGGAGAGATAGAGAAAACCATTGTAGATACTTATATTACCGATGCGGAACTTGGTAAATCTGTAGCTAAGACTGTTGTTGTTTGCAATATTGACGAGTTTGATACTAAGAATCCAAAATGTGTAGGTATGTTTGTGAATGATGTATGGAATACCCTTACTGACGAATGCGGAAATTGGTGTAAACGCTACAAAAACCCTATTGTAGATTTTGCGAAGCTAAAGGGTATTTGCCAGCAGAAAGCGAGGACCTACATTGGCCTCTGATAAAATCTGTCCGCTAAGGATGAATGCAAGATCGCATGACTATCCAACGACGGAAGAAGTTTTGGCTAGTCTATGTAAGTGTTTAAAAGACAAATGTGCTTGGTATGATAAAGAAACATATGACAAGCCAATGTGCGTAATATTGGCTATGAAATAACAAATGGGCTGTCAGGATATTCCTTGACAGCCTTTCTTTTTTCTTGTATAATAATAGTATCGAGAGAAAGGAAAACATATGGAACTGTATACTTGCGTTCATCAGCCGCTCGCCGACGTTATCATGGAGAATGCTCCTGAGTACAAGCAGTTTGACGTTTATGGATATTCTAAGCTCCTGCCTGGATACGTTTGGATGGGTAAGGTGTTCCAGATTTTTGATAATTATCCGCTAGCAATTGTTGATATGGTTGACGAAGAGGGTGGGGCTATCTACCTTCTTGACTTTATTGACGAACCTGAAGAGGCGGGAATGTGATATGTTTGCGGCCAATGATAAGTTTGCTGTTGGCGATGATCGTAGTATGCGATACATTAGCATCGTGGAACAGACAGCTCCAGAGATTAAAAATAGCAACGATATTTGGTACAAGTGTATTGATTGCGACACTAACCAAGAGTTAGTTTTGCCGCAATGTTATATCCAACAGTACGGAGTAAAGTATGATTAATGTAACTGATTTACTTAATAAAAATGCTTTACTTGAAAAGAGCACTCAAGATTTTATTGAGTGTTATAAAGCACAGCTTAGAATGGCAGGCATTCCCGCAGACAGTGACGCGGAGAAACTAATTATTGCTTGTTTGGGGAATGCGGCCAAAGCTTGGCTAAAGAAAGTAAAGTACAATAAAGCATTATACGGAAGGAAAAACTAATGTCTTGCTTCGCTGTATACGGAAAACGATGCCTACCTATTTTTGATACTGAAACTAAAAAGACTGTGGGGCCAGATAAGTCCTTTGCTCCGCTAAATGAATTTGGTGTGCGGACTACTAAAGCAAAGCTAACCAATGTGTTTGCGGAAAAGAGCGATGCCCAAGAGTGGATTAATAAACATAACTTTAAAGATGGCGTGAAGCTGGAGATTAGGAAAGTCTAATGGCTAAGTATATTGGCGAGGATATGTTCTATGGCGACCCTGTTACAGGGCAATCTATTACACTACAGAATGGTACAGATTATAATGTGCAGTTCCAGTATGATGGCCCGCAAACGATTATCAATGGGCAAGTAATTTATTATCCAGAAGCAACAATGTGGGCTGTTGTTGATGATGGTAGAGTGAATATTCCATTTGCACCTGACTTGATTTCTAACTTCTGGGAGGAATAATATGCCAATCCAAGGAAGATACATTGGCCGCACTGAACGAGGGTATCAGGGAATGAATATTATTCACAATAGAATCTATCCTATTGAAATTTGTCCTAACGAATATGGATACAATTACGTTGTAAAGATTTATTATTCCAATCCATTAGAAAAGATTGTGAACAATATTCTATACTCTCCCGCAGAATCCCCTAAAAAAGTAAAAGCTTGGATACCTTATGATAAGTATCCAAGCGAGTATTGGGTTACAAATGTAGATACAAACTATGAATTGATTGGTCTATGTAATAACTACACGCCCGCTCTTACCTAGCTTCTGTCCAAGAGGTTGAGAGTAAATATAATAGAGGAATTCCAATACCTCGTTATATGTGCGGGCAATGGATTCTTTGTTTTTATCTAAGTGAAGAAACGGGAGGACTTCATTTATATAATGGTCGTACCTTGCATAGTCGTCTTCTGATACTTTGCGGGTACAGCCACGTAGATTGTCTTCTGCAACGTATGTCCCGCACGGGCATATACTACATTGTGCATTGTCGCAATCATAACAGTGTAGAGTTATAAAATAATAATCATCCATTTAATCCTCCTCTCTTGGATAATTATAGCACTATATCAATTTAGTAGTCAAGATTTTTCTTGACTATTTTCTTTTTATGTAATATAATAGTTATATAAAAGGAAAGGGAGTATATGGAACGTACCTATCTAAATGATTTATTTGACTTTCTAAAAGACCGACTAGATGTGTTGACTTCTGATGAAGTTGACCAGCTTCATTGGCGTTATGAAGATGATTATGACGAGTGTGAAATTGAATGTTGGCACGAAGGTATAGTTGATAAACTTGGATGTACTAAGTATGCCCTCGGTTGTTCTAAGATTGTATTATTCTTCGATGAATATCCTGATGTTGTAGTCAAGATTCCTTTCAATGGAGTTAGAAGTGTAGACTCTGAAAAGGATTTTGAAGTAACCAATGAATGGAACTTCATTCACAATTATTGTGCAGATGAACTTGACATTTGGTACGAAGCTGTAAAAGCAAACATAGAAAAGGTGTTTGCAGAAGAAGCTTACGTTGGTATGTACCATGATCTAGGTCTATACGCGGCAGAACGTTGCAACATGGATTATGGATATGCTGCGATTAGTAACCCTTCTGAAGATTCTAAGGAAAAAGCTAAGAAGATAACAGAAGGTGTTTATTCAGAAGTCAGTCAGTATCTTCCTACCATCATTGAGCAGTACGGCGAAGAGTTTGCGGAAAAGGTTTTTAGGTTTATCGAAGACTTTGATATTAACGATTTACATGATGGTAATGTAGGGTTTAAGTGTGGACTGTTTAAGTTCGTTGATTATTCATCTTACGATGATTAGTAGAAAGGAAACAACAATGGGTGCTACGTTCAAAGAATTTACTTTTGATATGATTCCTTGGGTTGCGGACGAGTATGCTATCATCGAAGGGGAGAAGAAGGCTATGCTTGACCACTACTATTTTGTCTTTGCCCGTACTATCAATGGAGCGGTTTTTATCTCTGAGAATTTTGGGTGGGAAAAGGCTATCAAAACCTTTAAAGAGTACAAGTCTATGGTAGGTTATTTTAATGGTGGTTGTGTAACTTTGTACGAAGCAAACTATGAAGATTGTGAAATTATTCTAAGAGATATTGTTTATTAGAAAATTTTTCCTTGACAATTAAAAATTTTTAGTATATAATAATATTGTTCATGGGGATCACCTCCCTCTTCACAAAGACACTTGCGTGATTGGTAAACAGTTCCTTCGGTCTGAAAAACCCGTGATTTGTTGGTTCGAATCCAACCCATTGCCCAAGGGGCAACGGTAGCTCAACGGTAGAGCACGTAATTTTATTACACTGTTTATAGTATTTCCGCAAGTGTCTAATACTAATGTATTCCGTGTGATGGCAAGTTCTCTTACTTCATTTACAATTTTGTATTTTGGCACAAACTAAAGTAAACTTTTAGAGAGAACTTAAATATTTCCACGTTAGGAGATTAAATGGCTAAGTTTAATAAGACAGTTAAAACTGAAAAGGTTGCTTCTTACGAAGGTGGAGAAGTCTTTGAAAAGAATCCAGTAGAGGACTGGATTAACTTTTTAATGTCATCTTACCTAGAAAATCAATTCTATGAGTCTGCATCCGATCAAATGAATCGTTATATGGATTTGACTCGTGAAGTTGCTGAAAAGTATGGATGGGAGTTTGTAGCTAAGTCTGCATTCTTCTCTCGCCAAGTTCTTGGGATGCGTTCAATTTCTGAGTTCACTGCGGCGATTTTGAACAATCAAACATTTGATAATAAGCGAGCTTATTTTCGCAACTTCTTAAAGCGACCCGATGACGTAAGCGAAGTGTTTGCGGCCATTGATATGCTTGGTGATAAGCGTTCGCACGCTCTAGTTCGTGGGGCTGGGGATTATTTATCCTCACTAAAGGATTACCAGCTTGGTAAGTACAAGCTAAAGGGTAAGGAATACAATATGTATGACCTTATCAATATTACCCATGCTCATTCTGCAACCATTGATAAGTATAAGGCTGGAACACTTGAAACTCCTGATACTTGGGAGACTGCTATCTCTGGTTCCAAGAGTGATGAAGAAAAGTCCCAAAACTGGCAGCGTCTAGTTGAAGAGAACAAGCTTGGTTATCTTGCTCTAATTCGCAATCTCCGAAATATTGTAAATAGTTCGCCAGACGCAGATTGGATTGAGGAATACCTTGTCCCGCAGATTAAGAATAAAGTGGCTATTAAGAAGTCTCTAGTCTTCCCTTACCAGATTTACTGCTCTTGGAAGAACTATGGTATTCGCAACATTTCTATTGACGCGGCTCTTGACCGCGCATTTAGAATTGCGTGCGGGAATATGCCAAAGATGGATGGCCGCACTGTAATCGTTCTTGATGTGTCTGGTTCTATGGAAAATAAACTTTCTTCCAATAGTCAGCTAACACTTAAGGAAGTTGGAGCTGTATACGCGGCTGCTATGTTCGTAAATTGCAATGCTGATTTTATTAAGTTTGGCAATGATGCGAAGAGAATTAAATTAAATAAATTAGACAGCATCTTTAATCTAGTTGAAAAGATGTATGCCAATGATAATTGTGGTTATGGAACAGATATTGTTCCTGCATTCCGTCTAATGAATGAAAAGTATGACCGCATCTTCCTGGTTAGCGATATGCAGATTATGAACAAGAATGGTTCTAGACAGTACTGGGGATGCTACAGTGAATGGCAGAATGGAATTGAAACTTATAATGGATATTGCAAGGCTTATAAGTGTCATCCACATATGTACTCCTTTGACCTATCGAATTATTCTACTCAGGCTGAAAATCCAAACAATCCTCGCATTCACCTACTAACAGCTCTTAATGATACTCTATTTAAGATGCTTCCTTATATTGAAAACGGCAATTCGCTAGTTGACTATATCAATAACAACTTCAGTTATTGTTAGTAATACCCCTTTCTCTAAGCCCTCGTTCAGAGGGCTTTTTCTTTACAGATATATTTTTATGTGTTATAATATATCCAAGAGAGAAAGGAAAGTTATGAATCAGTATCTTGATGAACTGAAGAATAATGAATATGTGCGGGAGAAGGCTTTATGTGGTAACGTTCATTCTTTCAACTATTCCAACAAAGCCTTCTTCGAAGGTCGCTGGAACAGTGTAACGACTCGTGCGCGCGGACTGTTTTGCGACATGGACACTGAGACTGTTGTTGCTCGTTCGTTTGACAAGTTCTTTGCAATTGATGAACGTCCTGAAACCTCAATGGATGCTTTGAAGGATACTTTGAAGTTTCCTATGGTGGCTTATCGCAAGGAGAATGGTTTCTTGGGTATCTGCTCCTATCGTAAGGGCGAGTGCAATAATCTGTTTCTGGCTTCTAAGTCTACTAATCAGGGCGAGTATGCGGATTACTTCCGTTCTATCTTCAATGATACTATGTCCTGCTATATGCAGCCGCAGTTCGCAGACATGCTTCGTGCTATGAACTGCTCTGCTGTGTTTGAGGTCATTGACCCTATCCATGATCCGCACATTGTGGAGTATAAGAAGCCTAAGCTAGTTCTACTTGCGCTAATTGCCAATGACTTTAACTATACTTCTATTTCCTATTGGATGGTAAAGGAAGTCGCTCGCATCTATAAGCTTGAATGCAAGGAGTTGGTAGCTACTATCAACTCTTGGGATGATTTTGTAGAGTTCTATGAAAAGGCTAAGGGCGAGTCTAAAGTTGAGGGATATGTTTTTGAAGATGACAATGGTTATATGCTGAAGCTAAAGACTGATTGGTATAAGTATTGGAAGCGGATTCGTTCTGTTATCCAAGCTATCAACAGGGGTAAGGCTCCTTCTGAAATTCGCCAGAAGTATCGTATCACCTCTGAGGATAATGCTCTGATGGATTTTCTTTATGATTATGTTTTTGATGCCCAAGAGTGTGGATTTGAAAATGCTCTAAAGGATATTCCTAATGTGCGGCGATTGTTTATTGAGACTACTCTTCCTAAAGTAGAACAGAAGATTCTTCTGGACTATTAAAATTTTCTATGATATAATATTTATATCGAAAGGAAATGATAGAGAAAGGAAACATCATGATTGAAGAGGTCATGAATAAGCAGGATGCTAACTTTGTTGTTATCCTGTCTGAAGCTTATGGTCTGAAGCGCGTTATCATGAAGATTTATTTCAAGATTGACCTCGGTCATGATGCCATCCATGATGTTCTGCGTTATGTTGCGGATAACTATTATATGTATATTGATACTGGTGTGCGGATGGACTTTGCTCGCGTGATTTGCGATGCGGCTATCGGTGGTAAGGAGCTGTAATGTTTGATTTTTCTTTTGAGCCTTGGGTAGTGGGAGATACTTCCACTCTTGGATTCATGGAGGAACTTCAGCAGGAACAAGTGCGAGACGCAATGGACTACATCTATGACCACTATGGTAATACCCTTACCAAAGCACAGATGGATGCCGTTCTAGCACAGTTCGATATTGATTATATGGAGCTTCCCGAGTGGTTGCAACATAAGCTTGACAGATTTGATATTGTTGGGTAAAAATGGATAATCTATCATTTCTAACTTTTATATATTAGTAATAGATAAGGCCAGGTGCGGTCGAAGCAATATCCCGCACTTAGCCTTTTACTGCTTTAAGGAGTAAGTGTGGAGCTTTTTGATTATCTAGATGATGAAGATAAAATTACAATCAAAGAGTTTATTCAAGCATACGCAAATATTGAAGAAGTAGATATATATAAGGCATTAAAATATTGGAATAAGAATAAACGCAAGATGTTCAAAGCCTTGGGCCGCAATCTCCGCGTTAAAATTCCAGTAGATATTCCTTGCGATGATAAACTTTTTATTAACGCTCTACAAGATATTTATATTCCACCTTTTGGATACCAGATAGAAGGAAAAGTTAATCATCCTTTTATCCCAGACTTCGAAAATTTTGTTAGTAATAAAGTCTTACAAAAAGTCCCAGATATGTGGAAACAGGGCGATATTAAAGATAAGTTCATGCAGATGTTTAGGTATGATAATTTTAAGTCTGGTGTTTTAAATAGAGATTATTCTTTTGTCCGCGAAGGAAAGCGTCTAAAGATTCCAGAAGGTACAAAGATTATGAAAGCCATCAGGAAGATGCTTGTGTTTGCGGGCTATCCTAATATGGATTTGTTTGAATCTTTCCGCAATGAAATTAGTAATCTAACTACTTCTAAGCATATTAAAACAAATCTAGTATTTAGTATTCATCCAATTGATTTTCTTACTATGAGTGACAATTCTTTGGGCTGGCATTCCTGTATGTCATGGATGCAACATGGAGGATATTCTACCGGCCCAATAGAAATGATGAACAGTAATATGGTTATTATTGCATATCTCGAAAGTTCTAAGTCTTTCCAGTTTAATATGCATGATATTCCTAATAAAAGTTGGCGTGTGCTTTTATATGTACATAAAAATATTTTGCTTGCGGGAAAAGCATATCCATATGTTAATGATAAAATTACTATAGAAGTTCTTGACAAAATGCGGGAACTGTTGTATAATAATTTGAAATGGAAATATCAGTATATCAATCAAGAGTATAGAGATTTACTTGGCTATCATTCTAATGACCACTTGAGAAGTTCTTGTATACCGAGGAACAATAAAAAGAATCAGCATAAGATTATTATCTATACAAATGGGATGTATAATGATTTGGTTGAATCGCATATAACAACATATTGGTGCTGCCGCAACTGGGTTCCAAAACCGCTAATGTTAAACGCTTCAGGCATTGCTAATTGTTTGTTATGCGGTGAGCCTATTGTTTCACAGGAGGAAATTAACTGCAACTATGATAGCGACCTAGAAATACACGGTAATGTTAAAGTATGTCCTAAATGCCATCAAAATTGTTATTGTAGTTGTTGTAAAAACTTTTCGTTTGGGAAAAAATATAAGATTAAAGAATGGATGAACATTTGTTCTCGTTCTTATTGTTCTTATAGATGGATATGTCCAAAATGCGCAAAAGAATACTTTTTCTTCTATGATGATACAAATGTATTAGCTTTTGTCCATGAAAATAATTTACCAGACTGGAAAAAGAAGAATCCAAATGTTCATTATGAAAGAGTTGGAGGGAATATTGAACAACTCATCAACACAAACTCCATTATCTATGCCGTTCAAGAGGCATAACCCTAGACAGGATATGGTAGCTGAATTTGATGTAAACTTTGATAAAGAGAAAAATAGCTTTGATAAGTTCCTAGAGTTTATTGCACTCTATAAAGATAGACGTATCAATATTAACTTTAAGGGAGATTTTCCTATGAATATTGCTACGTCTGTCCAAAAGGTGTCAGATAATACTTACATTAAACTTTCTCCAGAGCAGATTCCGCAACTTAGGGAATTGCGGGAAAATGGTCTTAGATTTTTCTTTGGGCCAACCATGCCAACACATAGTTTAACTTCCTTGGAAAGTTTAATTAATTTAGGTGTAACTGATGTATACTTGGCAGATGATTTACTATATAATCTCCAAGAGACAAAAGATATTTGTAATTATGCAGGTATTGGTATGCGGTTAGTGTGTAATCGTATTCCCGCAACCACCCTAGACAGAGGATTAGATTATAAATCTCCATTATTTGCCCCGCAGAATCGACCACTCTTGGATAAATACTTCGATTGTTATGAATTTGATTGCGGGCAACCTTATGACTGGGCTAAATTTGATGTTCTATATCGCGCATGGTTTGAGCGTGAAGGTTGGAATGGAGATTTAGCAGAAATTAACGATGATTTAAGAATGTCGTATCCATTACTTGCCATTCCGCAATCTCATATGGAATATAAACTATTTTGTAAGCGTCGCTGCGCTCGTCCAAATAATCCATGTGATAGATGCAGACAGTATGTAGACACTGGAATGACGCTGGTTGATATGGGTGCATATATTAAAAGCAATAAGAAGCACCTTAAAATGGGCAAAGAATAGTAAAATAAATATTTTAGTTTTTATATATTATAAGTTACCGCTTTCTAAGTTATGCTAAAAGAGCATTTCTTATACTACCGAAAAGAACTTACTAATATCAAATGATGAAAGTAAGTTGTGCTAAGGAAAGGAAGAAATATCTTGAATACAGAAAAGAAAGCAAATAAATTTTTGATTGCGGGAGGCTTTATTTTTATTGCCGCCGCACTTGTGTTTGTGTTAGGTGCGTGGGGTGTTGCCTCTGCTCAGCCAACAGTCGAAGAGGCTGGAGTTTCAGATTATGTTTATCCTAAAACTGAAACAGGAACTTATGAATTCCCTACTTTCACCTGGCAAACAGAAGGATATGAAGATTTGGCAACTTGGTGGGATGATCTAAAAGCTAAGCGTGCAGAGTATGCGGGCAAAGCTGAAGAAACAATTTCTGCATATGGAAGTTATCTATCTGAAGAGCAACAGAATCAACTTAGAGATTTAGAAACAGAATTAGTAAGTGCAACTTCTTTTGCGGAAATTGGTGAACTAGAAGCTCAGTTTAATGAAGTTGTAAGTGCGGGAGAAACAGCCAAGGCAGAGGCAGAAGCTTTGGCCGCACAGCAGACAGCTACAGTTTCTACCTCTTCTGGAGAACAGTATTATTCTAATGGTTCTGGTCTAACCCAGCAGAGTGGTGTAAACTACTACGATGGTAGGCGGGAGACATACTACAGCAGTAATGTGCTTTATCATTACCGAACTCCTGAATGGACAGTAGATAGTGAAGGTTTCTATCGCACGAGTAGTGGTCAGTATGTGGTCGCTGCTTCTGATATGCCCCAAGGAACAGTGTTTCAAGGGAGCAAGGGGGAGTGCATCGTTCTAGATTCGGGTTGCGCCGCAGGCACAACAGATTACTACGTTGCGTGGTAGAGATAACAACTAAATATTGATTTAGTGGTAACTATAAATTATAATATATTTTGGTAGTATATAATACAAAGGGACGTAGAAGATACGTCCTTTTTTAATATATACAACTTGACACAAGGAAAGATAATATGATATAATATAAATTAAAGAGAAGGGGTTTTCTTGTGAGTGTAAAAGATAAACTAGGAAAGATTAAGGAGAAGCTTACTTTTAGGCATCACAAGAAAGCTTATTCTTTTGTCGTTGCAGGTGTTATTGTCGTTGCTTTGTTCTTAACTTGGTTCTTAGGAACACCAACTGGACAATTGGCACAGCAAAGTTTTTCTAAATCTTTTAACGATATTCCAGAAGAGCATGTTATTGAAGTCTACAGTGGAAATACTAAAATTAAAGAATATGTAGGCTTTTATAGGGTTGAGAGGTATCAATCGTACCTTGTAATTTTGAATGATGTTACAGGAGAGCGAATTGATGTTTATGGTGCTTCTGTTATTGTTAATGAAAAGAAACATGTTGAAGGAGAATAAAATGAGTGACAATTATTGTATTAGTGTTGGTCTAGATTATCGTTATGATGGAGAAGACCATGAAGTAGAAATTAATTATTGGGATTCTGATGATAATGAAGCTTGCGGGAAGGCTACATCTGATAGCTTCGACAAGAGTGCTACTAATGCCTTTGAAAATTTGGTTGTTGACCTAGCTTCTAAGAAGAAGGAAGATGAAGTAGATTACAAGGGTGACCTACAGGAATATATTGCTGACCTAGAAGAGTATGTGACAGACCTTGAAGATGAAAGTGACGCTCTACTAGAGGAGAATGACCGACTAGAGCATCGTATCCAAGACCTACAGAAGCAGATTGCTATTCTCCAGAAGAATCAGAATGACTTGCGGGGTCAGATGATTGTAACCAATGCGCCAAAGTCCAAGTATGAGAATACTGTATCTTATGATACTAAGACGAAATCTAAGACTGAGGATTCTGTGGATGAAATGATTAAGCTACTTCGCCACTGGGGATTTCCTTGCTAGAAAATAATTGTTGACCAATTCTATATTCTCTTATATAATATAACTATAAGTTATCCAAGAGAAGGAAGGTAAGATATGGTTGTCGCTCTTAATGATGGAACTTATATCTATAATAGCACTTCGGCTAGAGAATATCTGAATTCTCTTGGATTTGATTCTACCGACATTGATCGTTTTGGCGATATGCTCTTTGAGGATGTGCGGGAAGATGCTTATAGAGAAGGTTATGATGACTGCTGGCGTGAAGATGAACGAAAGATTGATGGATATTTTTGTGCTTGCCGCGATTTAGCTATAGGTATTGAAGATATATGTGATGATTTTCGTAAACAGTATAAGTCTGCGGCAATTATGAAGGTATTGGACGCTATTCAGAAGTTTGTTGACGAGAATAGGATTGACTAATGAGCCTGGAAACTTATTCATTTGCGGGATATGGCTATAAAATTAAAGGCTATGAAGATACCAAATATTATTGGGATTTTCTTACTGAGGAAGAGCAGGAAACTGTATTCGAAGATCAGCACGTATTCTTCCATTATCTGAATGAAGATACCTTCTTCCTTGGTTTTGAGTTTCCGCATTTGCCGCAAGGTAAGGATAGTTTTATCGAAAAGCTTGAGCAGTTTGATAGAGATTTCTGGGCATACTACATCTCTACTCTTGGAGAAGCACGGAAACCTCTTGGAGAGCCGAAGGTAATGTTTTTCACTTACGAAGCTTAAGGTGGATAAAATATGGCTATTTCTCTAAACGACCTAAAGAAGTATTTTGATATTTATGTTAAATATTGTGAGGAAACAAAGCTTTTTAATGATCGTAAACCAAATATTCCATCTGGTTTAACTGAAGGTTTAGCCCTATTCGCTTTAAATTCTTGTGAACAAAAATATAAAAGTGCGGAAGTTGGAGATATTATTTCTATTCATGGAAATTATAGGGTAGAAGTAAAAGCCTCAAGTGTTGGATTTGATAGGAAAGATTGTTCATCTTTTGGTCCTAATGAAAAATTCGATAATTTAATTTTTGTAGATTGCGATACGAATAAAAAAGAAATTATTGTATATGATTGCCATATCAGTTATGATAAAATGCAAGAGTTGCAAATTACTAAAAAACAAACATTTGGAGATCAATGTAAAGAAAAACGTAGGCCAAGATTTTCTATAAAAGAAAAACTTAGCGCACAAATGACAGTTGTTCAGAGATATAATTTTACATAAGGAGACTTTATATGAGTCAAATTTCTCAATTATCTATAGGCAGTTTTTTTGCTGGAGTTGGAGGAATTGAATTAGGTTTTTCTCAAGCAGGTTTTACCAATCTTGTATATGCTAATGAGTTTGATAAATATGCTTGTAAAACATATTCTAATAATTTCGATGATTCTATTTTAGATAATAGAGATATATGCGAAGTGAAACCGAATGAAATTCCACATTTAGATATTATTTGTGGAGGTTTTCCTTGTCAAGCATTCTCTATTGCAGGTTTGCAAAAAGGGTTCGAAGACACTAGAGGGACAATGTTTTTTGAGTTATTGCGATTTGTTCAGTATTTTAAACCTAAAATTGTTTTTGCTGAGAATGTAAAAAATTTACAAACTCATGATAAAGGTAAGACTTTTAATATCATTAAATCAAGTTTAGAAGATTTGGGCTATACTGTTATCTATAAGGTCTTGAATGCATGTGAAATTGGTAATATTCCTCAGAACAGAGAAAGAATTTATATTATAGGTTTTTTAAATAGTGAGCAGGCGAATCAATTTGAGTGGCCCCAACCAACGCCTCTTACAACATCTATTAAAGATGTGATAGATTTTAATACTCCACAACAAGAAAAATATTATTACACTCCTGGAAAATTTGCAGGGGATATTTATGAAAAATTAAATGAAGCTATGGTAGATAGTAATTCTATTTATCAGTGGCGGAGAAAATATGTAAGACAAAATAAGAGTGGTGTCGTGCCTACTTTAACAGCGAATCAAGGTGGTGGGGGGCATAACGTTTGTTTAATTAGAACAAATTCTGGAGAAATTAGAAAAATGACTCCAAGAGAATGCTTCAACACACAAGGGTTCCCTAAAGAGTATATCCTTCAAGGAGTATCGGATACTCAACTATATAAACAAGCAGGAAATTCTGTTTGTGTTCCTGTAATTAAAAGAATAGCAGAACAAATAGCAAAAACTTTTGATTAAAAAGATTCTTCTTGACCACTTAAATTTTCTTTGATATAATAGATATATCGAAAGAGATAAGGAATTTGAAAACTAAATAGAAGGAAGTAAACCTACTTCCTTTCAATGATTAAATTAATCAGAAAGATTCTTCTTGACTAATGAAAAAATTCCTGATATAATATAATCACTGAAGGGAAATAGAGAGCTGGTAAGTTAATTGGTAAACCTGGGCGATACAAGCCCAGAACGGAGGTTCGAGTCCTCTCCAGTGTTGACACATTATCCTTCGCCGCAAGTGCCAAGTCGCAGGACACCGAACGTCTGATAGGTATACCAACTTGCGGATGGTAGCTTGAAGTCTGACCGCCGACCCCACCATAGGAGAGCTTTAAGACATAGGGCGACCACAGGTTATGCTTAATCCTTATAAAAAGCAAGGCACGGTCGGCTCCGTACTGTCAGCCTTACCAGAACTGACGGGCATGAAATTATTAGGAGAGATACGAACTTCTCCCGTGTTGGAAGCCAATATCACGTTAAAACAAGGCCGTGGAGAAGCATACGTAATCACTTCCAATTATAGGTAGCTTGACAAACCTGATTGTGTTGGTTCAAGTCCAACCCCTGCCGTAAAGGCGGGGTGCTGCAACGGGGAGACAGTATGGAGAGTTGCTACCAAGTCTGTTAGTATCGACGGGTACGAAAGGCGAGTGGGTCGCGCATACTAACCACGCGACGTATATTTTGAATGAAGAATATGTCTACGAATGAATGATCCTATACTTGCCATATTCTTCTTCCAGGATATATGTCTTGGATAGGTAAAGATTCGCCGCAGTTCCTACCTAGGTAAGCAAGTGGAACTGGGATTTATTTTGCTGGTGTGACTCAATTGGAAGAGTAGCTGATTTGTAATCAGCCTGTTGCAGGTTCAAGTCCTGTCACCAGCTCCATATCTGCGTGTAGCTCAGTTTGTCCAGAGCGCTGCGCTTGGGACGCAGGGGTCGGGAGTTAGAATCTCACCAGGCTGACCACATGGCGTTGTAGAGTAATTGGTTAACTCGCCACCCTTTCAAGGTGGAGACATGTTGGGTTCAAATCCCACCAGCGCTGCCATAGCAATAAAACAAGTAAGCTACTTGATGGAGTAGCTACCTCAAGGAAAAGTGAATAAACCTGACCACCTGCTTACTTGTTTATTATCAAGTCAGGTAGAAAGTCAGGAACTATGAAATGCTTATATTGTGAAAACGAATTTGAAATTAGGCCAAATGGCAAGCAGGGTGGAAATAATCGACAACTATGTTATGATTGCTTACCAGAAGGGATAGACGACAAGTCTCTTCTAAGTTCTGCTTGTGATTATTACCTCAGAAAGAAAATTTCTGAAGAAAAAATTGCTAGAGGTTGTGATATTTGTGGATATAACAAATGTGCAGCTGCATTAGACTGGCATCATCCAAATGATGATAAAGAATATAATCCAAGTTCTTTAGTGGGAAAAGGCAATTGGGAAGGATATTTCTTATACAAGAAAGAAACCGAGAAATGTCAATTGTTGTGTGCTAATTGTCATAGAGAGGCGCACGATGCCAACAAAGAAGAAAAAATCTTTATCGGTTCAGATAAATATGAAAAATTTAGAAAAGAAGTATGTGACTATTATAGGCAAGTTTCTAGTTTAGTTAAAACAGGCAAATACTTTCATAAAAATCCTGAAACTATAAAAAGAATTTTACAATATTGTAAAGTTCCTATCAAAAAAGAGAACAATCGGATTCCTGTTTATATGTTAGATAAAGAAACAGAAGAGATAATTGATTCCTTTGAATCAGTAAGAGCTGCTATAGAATTTTTATTGGGAGAATATAATAAAGGAGCTGCGGCTCACATATCTCAATGTTTATCAGGAAAAAGAAAAACTGCTTATGGTTATATGTGGAAAAGACAACAAGATTATTAGCCTGTAGTGTAATGGCAGCACAAGAGTTTTTGGTGCTCTTGGTCGATAGGGTTCGAATCCCCGCAGGCTAGCCACTGGTTCGTAGTGTAACGGCAGCACAAAGATTTCTGGTGTCTTTAGAGTTAGTTCAAATCTAGCCGAACCAGCCAACGCTTCTTAGTTCAGTCGGTTAGAACACGCGATTGATAATCGCGCAACCCAGATTCAAATTCTGGAGAAGCGACCAGTCATCAAAGATTCTCCTTTGCAGCTCAACTTCGTTGAGCACATGAAAAACTAAAGTTTTTCTTGACTAATAGGAAAATCTTAGATATAATATAAATATAGAAAGTTAGAAATAACTTTTTATAGATTCCAAGCTAGGTTGCGACCTAGTAGCTGCGATAAGGGATTGCAGTCGGAGTAATACTTATCAGTATTACTTGTGTACCCTTCGGACGCCTGACCCGTCAAAGCCAGGATCATTGCTCTTGGGCTAGGAACCCCGCCGAATCTCATAAGTTTGGTGTGTGACTGGAGCGTAACCAGTAAGAGCAACCAAATTGCGGAGGGGAGGGATAGTGACCTCACCAGTCTCATAAGCTGGAAAAATGCTGGAGCGTTACCAGCCTCTCGCGACCATTAGAAAAGAGTTAGCATGTACAATTATATTGTTATGATGAATAAAATCGGTTATCCTAATGGTAAGATTTTAAGTTCTGAGGAATTTAGTTTTAATTCTTATGAAGAAGCAAAATCTTTCCAAAAGGAGCACAATGTAGAAACTCCTTATTTTACTATTAGTTGTAAAATCTATACTTATGTAGAAGGACATAAAGTTCTTCTTTTGTAAAAATCTTTCTTGACCAAATAGAAAATCTTTTATATAATATAAATAACAAATCACCCCTTGGTATACGGTTCGCCAGACCATTAAAGTTCTGAATCTTCGGAGGAAAGAATAAAAGGGAAGATTTTTATTGACAAAATAAATAATTTCTTATATAATATAAATATAAGATGACCAATGATACTGAGAGTCAATAAAAGCTGGAATCCCTTCTCCAAGGTTTTGCTATCCTGAACGGTTTACCACGCACAGGGAAGGCATAGAGTGTGCGGAACAAAGGGGAGTCAGGGGAATAAGTGGAAGCGAACCACTCTAGTCCTAATATAGAATAAAAACACTAGTTCTAGAGC